GAGAACATCGTCTTGCCGACACCGTTGTCGCCGACGAACAGAAGCGAATAGCCGCGTCGCAGGGCGCGACGAAGTCGCTTGCGGTAGCGCACCACGACAGCACTGAACACCGCGGTGTTGTACGTGACGTCATCGCCGCGCACGTTCCAAAACGTGCGAGGTATGCACGCCTCGAAGCAAGCCACGCGATAGCCAACGCGGGGATCGTCTTCGCCAAGCTGGTCGATCGTCGCCAGTTCAAACGCCGCACACTCTGCCTCACTTCGCATACAGGTTGCTCGCTGCCCACCGTGACATATCTCGCAAGGCGCCCTTGCCGATGAAAATATCTCGACCCGCTGCCAATCCAAGCGCGTTCTTCTGCACGGTCAGCAGATACCGATCGTCGAGCTGACGCGTGGAAAAACCCGCGCCGTCGAGCCCGGGGCGCAGTCGCGGATCGAGCCGGCCCGTGTCGCTGAAGCTGTTGCCGGCGCTCGGTCGCGGGCTATTCGCCTCTGCGTCCGACGTGCCGATGCGCATGCCACCGGGCGCAGTCTCGTCGAGCACGAGCCCGCACGCGACAGTGTCGATGTTCGCGATGCCCGACAGGAACGCAAGCGATGGAACCTGCATGCCAGCGGCCCGGCGAAAATGTTTGATGTTGGCGTGCCAAAACTGCATGAGCTGCCGCGGCGTGACACCGCGCTGCACGCACTGGATCGCAGCTGCCGCGGCATATTTTCGTTCCGGGGTGCTCACGTCGTACGTGACCGTTGCTCGCCCGTTCGCTCGCTCTGCCGCGCGACGGTAGCGCGAGTAAAGCCGGCACATCTCGGTTTCGAGTCGCTTCACGAGCGCGACCCGTTCCGGGTCTTTGGACTTGCGCCCGAGCACTTTGCGCATGAGCCGGTGCTTGTCGCTGCGAGGGTCGAACGTCACGAGGTCGAGATCATTCCAATCGAGCACGTCGATGCCCCGGGCGCGGTTGCGTGCGTTCCGAACATCGCGACGCTGGCGCGTACTACTGCGTAGTACTGATCTTCTCTTCTTCTCTTCTAATTTAATTGATCCAATTAGATCCCTGTAAGCAGCCGTTTTGTCGAAATACGCGTCTTCGGATATGAACTTATGGCGAATAACACGCGACGTTGAAGCGCCCATTTTCCCCGGCTTCCTGTTGTTAGAAAACGCGCCGACGCCTATGGCCTGATAGGGGTCGTCCGAAATCGATTGGTAACTACATGGCGAAACGGGTAACTGATCGACCGAAGTGGGTAACTGCATGGCGTTTTTGGGTAACGACCTGACGCACCCTATATCTCCATAGGCATAGGCGGGATCCAGCGACACAGATTTGCCCGCGACCTGTTCTCGAAAATGCATCTCTGAAATCGGCGAGAACAGGAACCGGGCGAATCTAGTGAAGCTGTGGCCACGCTCAAGAAGTGGCCGGCGCACGATCACGATCACCGTTCGACGCCACGGCCCGTGCGGAATGAACTGCACGAAGCCCTTGCGTTCGAGCTCGCGCAAGAGCTCGTCGCCCTGTCGCCGCGAGTAGCCGAGCATGAGCGACAGCTTCGCGCGCCCGACGCGCAGCTCGCGCCGCTCGGCCACGGCCATGCGGATCCAGACTGCGAACGCGCCCCGGGTCAGCTGTCCGTACGCTTCTGCGAGGGCGCACGGGCCCTCGTTTGGGAACAGGGCAGGTGAGGCCTTCGTGCGCTCGCGCTTGCTCTCAAGAGGCCGGCGCTTGCCTAGACGGCGTCGCATTCGAGCACCTCTGCGCTGAACTCGCCCTCGCTCTTGTAGACCTTCAGGCGCGCCCGTGAGTGCTTCTCGAACACGCGCGACATGCAGTCGTAGAAGTCGACCATCAGCGGCGCCTTCTTCGAGCCCTCGACCACCGTCAGATTACGCTGACGCTGCCAAGTCTGCTTTTCATCCTTGCCGCCTTCGGCGTTCACGACGACCTCGACGTCAGGGATGTCGACGCCCTCACCGAGCACGTTGCCGACGAGCACGTGCGGCCCGCGCTTGCTCGTGAAGTCGTCGACGTAATCCATGCGCTGATCGTGCGACGTCTTGCCCGTGAGCACCCGGAACGGTACATCGTTGCTGTCGAGCATTTCGCAGATCGCGCGGATGTGCGCGTGCTCGCGCGCGATGATGATCGTCTTGCGCGGTGCAAGGTCGCGCACGATGGCTGCGATCATCGCGTTGCGTCGCTCGTTCTCGGTGATGCAGCGCTTCTTGAGCGTCGCGCTGTAGCTCGCTTCGCGCACGTCGTCGGGCTCGTGTACGCGGTACATCTTGACCGACTGTGCGAGCAGGTAACCGGCCTGAATCAGTCGCGACGCTGACACCTCGTAGCGAATCGGCCCGCACGTGCCGCGAAGCCAGATGATGCCGCTCTCTTGCTCTTTCGTGTTGTCGAAGAACACCGTCGCCGACACGCCGATCTTGAACCGCGCGTCGAGATCGACGAAGACGCGATACCAATCGCCGTCGCCGCGGATGTGGTGCGCCTCGTCGAACACGCCCACGTCGAAGCTCTTCATCAGCGATGCGTAGTCAGGGTGCGCAGCGCGGCCCGTCTTCTTCGCCGTCTTGCGCACAGGCGACATGCTCGACAGCGACTGAATCGTCGCGACTGTGAAGAACTTCACGTCGTAAACGCCGTCGCCAATCTGCCCGATCTCTGCATCGGGCATGCACTCGCGCAGGCTCGCGATCGTCTGATGCAAGAGCCACTTGGACGGCACGACGAAGAGTGATCGACGCCCGATCACGTGCAGCACCTTCGCGACCGTCTTCGTCTTGCCCGAGCGGATCGGCATCTTCAGCACACCGCGCCCGGGCACTTGGCCACCGAGCAGCGCGCGCACGGCTTCGATCTGGTAGTCGCGCAAGACTACGTCTGTGTTCCACGTGATGCGCCGCTCTTCCGAGTTGAAGGCCCGCGCGTGCACGACTTCGTAGTCGACCTTGCGTTTCTTCAGCGCGCGCGCGATGTCTTCGGCCATGCCAGCGGGCGCGTGATAGCCCCTCGCCTGCGTGAACTTGAAGAGATGCTCTTTGCCATCCCAGCGGCGCGACTTGTAGGCGGGCGAAAACCAGTAGCCCGCCACGCGATACGAGCAGATTTTGTCGAGCGCGCGCAGCGTCTTCAGGTCGGCCTTGTCGACGCGTACGAACCGGTTCGAGATTGTCAGAGTGACGGCCACGCGCACTAGGTACCTATGCCCTCGCGTGCCCGCGCGTGATCGCCCGCCCCCGTGTGCGCACTAGTGCGCGATGGCAATACCTGCGAGCGCCCCTGCAGCGGCGCCTACGGCCAGCCACACGATCGGCGAGCGCCACCATCGCCCGAGCTCGGCCCGCGCCTCGGTGGCGTCTGCAGTGGCCGCACTGGCCTCTTTCTCGCTCGCGACCACAGCGGCCGTCAGCTTGCCGTTCGCGGCCCGCTCAGCGTCGAGCGCGCCCCGAAGCGCCGTAACCTCGCTGGCGCGCGCGACTTCCATTTTCCTGTAGGTTTCCAGCTGCAGTGTAAGCTCAACACCCAGCTTGACCGACCTCAAGAGCTCTTGGCCTTCGGCCAGCCTGAACCACGTGCCGCCGACGCCCCTGAACTTCATCGCGACGCACGTGCTCGTCGGCAGTGCGTTCGCCTCGGTGTCGCACGCGCGCGCCCGTGGCGCGCCCACAGCGAGCGCAACGGCCACGAGCGCGCAGGTCGCCAGCCTACAAGCCAGCGTCCGAAAACAACTTTGCGATCTCTTCATCGGACGCCCCATCAGGTAACGGCTTAGCAGAAGCGAGCTCGACCGCACGCCGCTTGCTTTCCGTGATCTGTAGCTGAAGCTGCTTTACTTCGTCGCCGTGCACGTTTGCCTGCGCGGTCAAAATCTCGGCTTGCGCCTCGTCGCGCGCGACCGACGCCTTGATCTTCTGAACTTCGAGCGCGCCCTTCAGCGTCGAAACCTGATTCGTCTTCGAGCGCACCATCAGCACGGCCCCGGCGAGGGCGCCGATCGCGCCCGCGAGCGCAGCGGGGTGCGACCACAGCCACGCCCCGAAGCGCTTCAGCGCGGCCCAAGCGCCAGCGAGCCAGGTCACGAATCGCCCTTCGGCGTCGCGCCTGCACCTGCAGGGGGTGGAACCTGCAGGGGTGGGGGTGGCAGTGTCTCAGCAAGCACGATGCCGCGCGACGTCATGAAGTGCTTGAATGCCGCGAACGTCCAGGCCGCCATGGCACCCGCGACGAAGTGATACAACGCGCGCGCAAGCCAGGTGTCATCAATGCCCGGCGATACTGGCATGCCGATCGCGCCCGCGAGCGCGCCCACGACAGGCGCGTGCAGCCCAAGCGACGAGTGCATGAAGGCCCAAAAGCCGCCCTTCTTCACGGCCCTGTCGAGCGTCCACACCTGTTTTTTGAAGAACTGCCCCACGATGCCAAGCGCGAACGACATGAACACGAACGGCCAGTGTGGCAATACGTATTGCTGCAAGAGCCCGAAGAAACCTTCGTCCATTTCAGATCCTCACTTTCTTACACGCCGTGAATCGTGTTCGGTCGGAACGGCGAGCCGGTCAAAATGACCGCGTCGCCCGCTGCATTCTGGCCGAAGACATGCAAGGTCCCCTTGACGTTCACCCCGCCAGCCGGCACGCAGTCGACGATGTGAAAGATGTTTTGGTAGCCGCTGACGTTGTTCATCGGCGTCTGCGCCACATCTTCTGCAACGATCGCGCTGAAAAGCGTGCCGTTGCTGTAGAAATACGCGACCTGCCTGTCGAGCAACGCGAGCCGAAAGCCACTTGCGGGAATGACGCCCGTGAGCTTTGTCGATTGATGCGTCCAGGTGATCCCGTCGTCCGAATGCGACAAGCCAAGGTCGCCACCGAGCGTGTTGCGAAGGGCCACGAATCCGAAGCGCGCTGAATACTGCAGCATCCTCGACAGGTAGGTCGTCGACGCGACCGTGCCCGACGCCCGCGCCGTCCAGGTGATGCCGTCGGGGCTCGTCATGACCTTGCCCGAGGCCGTCATCACGACAAACAAGGTCCCGTTTGTCTCGATCGCGAGATAGTTCTCGGTGGTCATGCCGACAGCGCCCGTGCGCTGCGTCCAGGCCGTCAGGTTCGTCGACGTCCACACGTCGCCACTGTCGCCGACCGCGCAATAGGTGCCGCCCTTGTAGGCGACGTCGCGCAAGATGTTTCCGCCGTTGAGCCGACGCGTCATCGCGCCGCTGATATACGACTGAATCTCGCCCGCGTTGCCGACAAGCGCGAACCCAATCGCGCCATACGCGACCGCATTGAAGCCGGCACTGAAGGCCGCGTCCGGCGTCACTGAAAGCCACTGCTGCCCGGGCGTGAATCTGGCGATCGTGTTCGTGTCGCCGACCGCGAGCATTTGCACGATGTAGTCGTTCGGATCGTCGCCGTTGAAGTGCGTCGCGATGTCTCTGAACGCGCCGCCGCCGACGTCGGTGTAAACGACTTCCAAGCTGCGAATGGCTTCGAACTCGCTGCGTCGTTCGTTGAAGACAGCCGTTTCATTGAGACTCGTCTGCAGGGCCGCGAGCTGCAGCACGAGCGAGCTCGACCCCATCGCGTAGGGGCTGCCCCCGGCGAGGTCCACGCCGTAGATCTTGCCTGTGCCGCCTGCACCGGTAGTCGACGTCAGATCCGTAACCAGCTTCGCAAGCTGCAGCCGCAACTGTGTTGCGGGGTTCGTTGTGCCGTCCGCCCATGCGGGCAAGTCGTCGGACGTCAGATCCGTGATGATCTTTTCGAGCGAAGCTTGCACCGTGCCGCCCGGATTGGTCGTGCCGTCGGCCCAATCGGGCAACGGACTGACCGTCACGAAATCAGCCGATTGCGACTGAATGATCTGCTGCCCCGTGATGTCGAACGTTACCGGTGTGCCAGCGTTGCCGAGCACGGTGCCGAGGAAGAAGACGCTTTCGGGCAGCTGCGACGGTCGATTCGACGCCCCGTTTGCGAGCACGGTCAGGCCAATCAGTTGCACGAGGTATGCGCTCGCAGTGGCTGATGCCGACGTCTGCCCGAGCAGGCCCGTCGTGGTGATCTTGTTGTGGCCGCCGCTGTAGAACACGGTACACGTCTCGATCGCAACGGCTTCAGACGTCGCCGCGTCGCCTGGCACAGACAGAAAGACGCGCACCTGTCGCCCCGCATGGTTGCCCGGGGTGATGCCTTGCTCGAACAGACTGTCGACCACAAAAGTCAGCGTCGAAGCGCCGACCGCCACGCTGTCAGGGGTGGCCGCGACGCCGATCCCTTCTCGCATGTGGTCGTATTCGAACTTGCCGGTGCGTGGGTTCGTGCGGATCCCGACGGGATATTCGATATACGCGGCGCCGACCTCGTACGTCTGACCGTTCACGTTGGGGAAGTACGCCACTCGGTCGATCTCTTCGAGGTCGAGAAGGCGGCCGCTGCCGTCGTGCGCCATGCCATCGAGCTCGGTAGGTTTCAGATCGGCCCTTACCCTTCCGGCACCGGGGCTTGACAGCGGCAGCCGCTCTAAGAACGCGCCCTGAATGAACAGGCGCTTGACGGCTTGGCTCGTGCGGTCGCTAAGATACTTCAGCGTCCACAGGTCGAAGTCGCGCACGCCCAAAAGCTTCTTGTCGGTCACGAGGGCGAAGTCTGATCCGGTCGGCATGGCAAAATCCCCTTATCGGCTAGCAGGGCTTAGGCCTAGCTAGCGCCTTGAATGTCGATGAAGTCTTCTTCGAGCGGCAGAAAGAACATTTCCACCTCGCGAACCTCGATCGCGTTCGATACGAAGCCGCCCAAAAAACCGAATGTGCCCTGCGCAAAAGTACTGTCGAGCACGCTCAGCATGAAATTGCCGTTCAGCCAGGCAGTGATCCTCGTCTGGCCGTTCTCTTCCACTGCCTGCACACGCAACGTATGCGCCTGCGCATCGTCGGTGAACCACACGTCAGGACCGATCGCGACCTCGGGATAGTCCGGCGCATAGGTCATCGCCACACCGAGCAGCGTCGGCACGCCAGCGACCAACACGTAGATCGCAACCTGCCCGGATTGATACGACACGAAGTAGCTATCGGTGTCGCTTTGTCGGTACACCTGAAACACCATGCCAGCCGCCTTGAACGTGACGCTGACGCAGTAGTTTTGCCACGCACTCGACGCGCTCGGATTCGCATGGACCGTGTCGCTCGCCCCGTTCAGAAACATCGACCCGTCGTGCACGGCTGGCGAGGGCCCGCTTTCGGTCCATTGGCTCGCGTCGTCGTCGACCGTGAACAGGTCGAGAAACCCGAGGTAGCTGATCGTGATGCGCTCGCCACCGGGCCGCGTCAGCTTCACGAGGTTACGCACGAGCCGGCGATTGAGCGTGCCGTCGTCGACGATGCGCACGTTCATTTGATTCTCGGGATGCTCGGACGTGCCCGGTAGTTCGAGCATCCATGAATCGAACCCCTCGTGCGTCTCGCCGACGCTCGTCTCGTCCGCGATATAGCGCAAGTCGAACCAGTCCAGCACCCGCGTGCGTGCCGCCGTGGTCAACTGAAGGATCTCGCCCAAAGCATCTTCCGTGCCCCGAACTTTCCAGAAGGGCACGCTCGTCGCGATGAGCCGGCGCAGTGTCGCCGCGTCGAGATCGTCTGTGATGAAGTCGAGCTCGCTTGTCCACCCCACGATCCATTTCAAAAACGGCAAGAAGCGGTCGGCGCATTTCGTGATCGACCACATGTCAGGCAGCGATCGAATCGAAGCGTCGATCCCTGCCCACACGCTTTGCGGCCCATTGAGAAAGCGCTCGACGAAGCGATCGCCGTCGACTTGATCTGCCTCGCGAATGCCTTCGATCAGAAACGGATAGATGCGCAGCGAGAGTTGTCGCCGCGGTTCCGACGGCAGCACGAATCCGATCATCGGGCTCGAAGCCGAATGAAACGGATTGCCGGCGAGGTCTTGAATGGTGCTCATGCAGCCACCCCGAATTGCTTGCGAGCATACATGTCATGCTCGCCCAAGAGCTCATCCGGCACGCACTTGTCGTCGATCCACATTTCGTAGAAGCGACCGGTGAAGTACGCGCCCCCGGTTGCGCTGCTAAAAAGCGTCAGGGGGAAGCCCGGATCCCCGGTGTTGTATGCTGTCACCGCGTCGCCCTGACGCACCATATATCGGCTTGTCGTGTCGCCATTGACCCGAAGCGCCATCATGCGTTCGTAGGGCTTCGAGAAGGTGTTTTGCGGATTCAAAAGACCGCGATGAACGCCGACGACGCTCATGATGTTCGTGTTGGGGCGCCGATCTTCTACACAGAGCACGTTGCCCGCCGCGCTGTTGTTGATCAACACCCAGGGACCCCACACCGTCGCGCTCGTCCAGCCAAAAAGAAACCACGCCTGCGTCACGGCACCGCCGCCCGTTCCGCAAATCGCAAGATACTGTGATCCGCTAGGCGCACTTGGATAGTGATAGATGGCTGCCCACGTCCACTTGGATCCGTCGGTCAGGAACTTCCAATTCGTCGCCGCGCCAGCCTGATACAAGTGCGACGTCCCGTTCGGCTGCGCATAGACATTGCCGTTGCCGTCGGTCGCCAGCGGACATCGCAAGCTGGCGTTCGCTTGCGCAAAGGGCATCCCGCCGACGCGCCCGCTGTCATTGAACTGCGAGACGTTCGAAGAGCCATCGAGAACGACGTCGCTCGCACGCCAGCGATGACGAGGGTTGATGTTCTTCGCTACGTCGAAACACGCACGTCTTGGCAGATAGCTCATAAAGGGACCCCTTTCTTACGCAGCCGCCTTGAGCACGCTTCGGGCGTACAGATCGTGCTCGCCCAAGAGCTCGTCCGACACGCACTTGTCGTCGATCCACATTTCGTAGAGGCGCCCGCCGAAGTAGCTGCCCGGCGTTGCGGTGCTGAAAAGCGTCAAGGGGAAGCCAGGATCGCCCGAGCTGTAGTTATTCAACAAGCTATCGGCCTGTCGAAACAAATACTGACTCGTAGTGTCGCCATTATTCCGCAGCGCCAGCTGATGCCCGTAAGGCTTCACGAAGGTGTTTTGCGCAAGGATATAGCCGCGATGAACGCCGACGACGCACGAGATGCTTGTGTTTGGACGCTGATCCTCGATCGAGATCACGTTGCCGCCGCCACTACTGTTGATCAGCAGCCAAGGGCCCCACACCGTCGAGCTCACGCGGTTGATTACAAACCACGCCTGCGTCACGGCACCGCCGCCCGTTCCGCAAATCGCAAGATACTGCGATGCGCTAGGCGCACTCGGCATGTGGTAGATGGCCGCCCACGTCCACTTTGACCCGTCGGTCAGAAACTTCCAATTCGCCGCCACGCCAGCCTGATAGGTATGCGACGTCCCGTTCGGCTGCGCATAGACGTTGCCGTTGCCATCAGTCGCCAGCGGACATCGCAGACTCGCGCTCGCTTGGGTGAATGGCATTCCGCCGACGCGCCCGCTGTCATTGAACTGCGAGACGTTCGAAGAGCCATCGAGAACGACGTCACTCGCGCGCCAGCGATGACGAGGGTTGATGCTCTTCTGAACGTCGAAGCGGCCGACCTTAGTGAGATAGGTCATACGAGCCCCCATGCCGTGCCGTTGTAGACCCAGTGCAACGACACACCAGCTGCGCCGATCGTGAAGCTCGCAGCGAAGGCTTCTGCGACTGGATCCCAGATGTTGACCCCGTTGCCACTGACCGTGATCGCTCGTGTGCTGCCGCCCGTTTCCAGGACAGCGAACTGAGCGCCTGCCAATGGTGAGCCCGGCGCTGTCAGCGTGAAAGTGCTCGCTGTCGGGTTGTAGCCTTGCCGCACGCCGCTCGTGATAGTGGTGTTGCTTGTTACGACCCCTGCCCAAAACATATCGTCATCGCTCCCTTCGGCCAAAACTACATCCGTAATAGCAATTGAATCGGTTCCGCGGACCGACTTGGTCAACGACGTCCTGCCCAAGTCGGAAACAGAAACGAAGTCAGTGGGGATCCTGAACGAGTAGCTGCATGCAATCGAGACAGCGTCCGCAGTGTCGACACTGTCTTGAAGCGTTTTCTTGAAGAAGTAGGCCGCGGCAATCGCAAGCAGATCGACAGCGTCGACAGCGTCTTGCATCGTTACGCTGTGAAAGAGTTTCGGATCTTCCACCGTGAGCGAGTAGAGCTGCCCCGGAATCTGTGAAGTCGTCTGCAGCGTGACCACGTTGGCGACAACACTGCGCACCGCAATCGTCGAAAGGCCGCCTGTCCAGGTGTAATTCAGGGGATCATTCGCTTCTGCGTTGTTCTCGATCGGCTCGTCAAAATGCACTTCGACTTCGGTTGCCGACACCGCGAGCACGACCTTTAGCTTCGGCGAGACGCCGATGCCGACATAGGGCACCGGCACCGTGGAACCGACTTCGCCCGCGGCGCCACGAATCGACGAGGTCAAAGCTACTTCGTAGTCCGCCTCGTTCGTGTGCTCGGTAGTCTCAATTTCGACGTATAACGGGTTAGCCTGCCCCGGTGGCAGGCTAACGCTCAGCGGCACGACCTCGACGCTGCCCGATGAGACGTTTGTGAATCGGTAACTCGAAGCGCGAGTCAGTGCCGTGTTGATCGTCGCAGGGCGCTCGAAGTCGATGCGAATGCGGGTTTCTGAGAACGCGCGGACTTGACTGATCTTCAACGCGATCGAAATGGCTGCGATCAAAGAATCCGCGATCGCGACCGTGTCGGTCAGGCGACGAGCAGCATTCAACGCGCTCTGCAGGCGGTCGGCTACCGATAGCGTGTCGGTCGAGCTCGATGCCTGAAAAAGCCGCGAAGAGATCGCGTCTGTCACGCCAATCGTATCGCCTATGGTGGCGGTAAATTCGGACATCAGGGCCTCACGAGTGTCACGTTGATCGTGCCTGCCACCGGAAGCTGACGCGTGCTCAGCGTCATGTCGCTGATCGGGTAGTCGACATCGACGTCGGTGATGAGATCGTCGACCTTGAAGATTTCGTGCTGAACACGTGACAGCGGTACGCGCCCGCCAAAGTTCCACTCGTACGTGACGCCGTCAGCCTTGAGCGCTTCAGGCTGCACGACCTGCACGATCCCATTTTTGATCTGCGCTTCTGTCACGCCTTCGGGCGCTTCGACCGTCACGTTCAGATCGATGACGAACGGATCGAACGCGACCGCGTACACCTTTTGATTTCCGACGTAGTGAGAGCGCACCGGGGGCGTCGCGTACTTGTCGCCGTTGAAATACAGCTCGATCTCGCGCAGATGTGCCGAGGTCGGCACGACCCCACCGGACCCGCAAAGTATGAGCTCAAGCGTCTTCGGGCCGAATCCTTCTTCGACAAACGTTGCCCGGCTGAATGGCTTCGTGCCATCTCTCGCGACGAACGACTTCACGAGCACGATCGCGTCATCGCCATTCAGCGCGACCTCTTTCGTGCGCAGCGTTGCGGGGCCGGCGAGCTTGGCGCGTTCGAAGCTTTCAGGCGAGGCGCCTTCAGCTTCTGCCCATCCGCCCGCTTGCCGTGGGTTGTACAGGTCATTGACAAAGCTCAGCCCCGTCTTGTCGACGACGATCGTGTTTGCGCCCGCGTTGCCGTCTTCTTCGGCGTTGAAGCGGTAGTCGATCGACACATTGCCCTGACCAAGTGGCGGAAGCCGCCCGGTCACGCCATCGCCGAAGCGCACCGTCGCCCGGTCGTTCTCACCGAGGATCAGCATGTAGTGCTTGTCTTGTGGGCTCGACTGCAGGAAGTTGCGCACGCGCGTCCAGGCTTCATCATCGACCGTCACGATCTCCGACCCGTCGATGAAGTGATCGCGCGACGTCTCGAATTCTTGAGACGGCCCGCCGTTCGACGAGCCGAGCGGGTCGTCACTGACCGAGCGCCCCTGCGTCACCGACGCGATCACGTACTGCGACCCCGTGTCGAGACGACAGCGGGTCAGCGTCGGCGAGGTCGGGCCACTCACTGTCACGATGCGGAAGCGAACCCAGAAGGCCGACAGGCCGTTCACAGCGGCCTTATTCCAGCTCGTCAGCTTCGTCTGTGGCAAGGCATACGTGACGTCGCCCGAGAGCGTCAGGCCTGTCGAAGCGTCCGCGAAGCTGAGCTCGGGTGAGAGCTTGAACTCGGTCCATTCCGAGCCGACTGTGTAGTCGGTCGTCACCACCGAGGGAGAGGTCTGCCCGAGCAGGCCCGTCGTCGCGATGTTCTTCGAACCGTTCCACGTTGACACCACGTCTTCGACCACGCCCGACTCGTTCAGAGACACGCGCACGCTCGCCCCGCGCCTGTCCGAGGCCCCCAAGAGCGGGGTAAGGTCAAACTGAAGCGAGCCCCCGCCGATGTTCGTGACGTCGTCTGGCTGCGTGTCGAAGAGATCGCCGTCGTAGTACTCCCATGCGCCGACGATGTTCGCGAGCGGGGCCGTCAGCGTGATCGCGAGCACGTCCCACATGATCGAGTCGTGCCCGAAATACAGCGCGTCACCGCTCGCAGGCGATGGCCACGGGGTGAACGCGCTGCCAACGTTCGCCGCGGTCGTGTGATCCGTGAAGACGCCGCCGTCGGACGATTGCACGCTCGTGAATTGATCCGTGCGCGACACCGTGACGCCCGTCAGTGCCTCGTAGAAAACCACCGGGGTCGTGCCGTCGCTGCGCGTCGCACACTGCGCTTTGGCCGGCACGACTTCGAACGACGAAGCGAAAACCCGTGAGAGCTCGTACACGACTTCAGCGCTTGCGGGCGATGCCGAAGCGAGGTTGTAGTCGATCAGCTGCAGCATGTTGCGCACACTCTCGACGAGCTGCGCCGTGGGCAAGGTGTTCTCGTTTGCCACGACGTCGAGCAAGACGTTATTCAGATGGCCCACGAGCGCGAAGCTGCGCAAGAGCTGAATGAACGGCTCGAAGTCGCTTTCGTCGGTGAGCTCGGGAACGTCGATGCGTTTGCGCACGAGCAATGCTTCGAGGATCTGCCCGTAGTAGAAGGCGCTGAACTCGAACGAAGGAACTTCGATATTCTTGGATGCCATGCCTCGCCCTCTTAGGTGTTGCGCGATGCCGCGCTGAAGCTCTCGCGAAAGGTCTGCTCGCTCTCGCTCTCAAGCGACAGATATTTGAACTGCAGGATCAGATCTTGTGTCTCGCTGTCGCGCGACCACAGGATCGTCTCGCGCTTGATGATGTATCGCCGCTGCGCCTCGAAGCGTTTGAACACCTCGCCAAGCCGGCGCATGATCGACGCCTGCAAGAGCTCGTCGGACTGACCGAACACCATGTCAGCGCCGACGCCTACATTCTGCTGAAAGGCGTTTTCGTTGCTGTCGTCACCGAGCGACAGCCGGATGATCTTGTCATCGTTCGCGTCGCCCACTGCGAGGCGCGCACCGCCATCAGGACCGACGCCGACGGGCACGGCTAGACCGGTAGGCATCAGCTCAGCCCTCCCGGTGGCAGGGTCAGAGGCCCGCCTGTGAGCGGCACTGGCGCGGGATTCGGAACGCCCGCGGTCGCAGAAACTAGGAACGTTCCAGCCGGAACGTACACGGTCGCAAGCGCCGTCTTCACGTACGCGTCGATCGCGTCCGAAATCTGCGTCGCTGCGTCTTCGGCCGAGATGCCGTCGCCGTCGATGTTCTCGAAGATGCCTTGCAGAGTCGTCTTCAGGCTCGTCTTGTTGAGTGACATCATCCCACCTTCGACTTTGTGCTCAGGGTGCTTGTTGGCATCGGCACGATCGGCGCGCCGCTCGGCCCCACGCCTGTCGGATGCGTGTGTGTGTCGAAGTACGCCTTGAACAGGTCGCCCAAGATCATCGACTCTGCGCCGCCGTTGGCCTCGATCGTGTCGGCCGTGATCACGATCTTGCTCGTCGTTGAATCCATCACGATCGTCGCGCCCGCTTTGTTCTTCAGCGTCACCGTGCCCTTCGAGTCGAACGTCAGCAGTGCGCTACCGTCCTTCCACGACAGCGTGATCTCTTCCTGTCCCTCGGTATCGTCGAACATGAACACGTGCCCGGCTGGCGTCGCGAAGCCCCGGCGCTTGCCGTAGTTCTTCGAGGTGAAAGCCGCATTGATGGGCGTCGGCGTCTCGCCCTCGTCGTTGCCGTAGTGGCGCGCGCTGCGCCACTTGAGATCGAGATTGTCGATCGAAGCCTGCCCGTTTTGCTCGTCTTCCGACGACCCTTCGATGCACTCGATCTCGACGAGCTCGCCAATGTCGGGCACGAAGAACCATCCCCAATCGTGCACAGGCAACACGTCGAGCGGGATCTCTGTCTCGTCGTCGCCGATGATTCCGACGCACGCCACGCGAATCGCGCCCCGCTTCTTGGGGTCTTTGTTGAAAGTAACTTTCGCTGGGTAGGTCGCGGTGTAGAGCATGTGGCCTCACGCCATCTCGGGCACAGATTTGCGCATCGTGCAGTCGAGCTCGTAGCCCGAGCCATTCTGCATGACGTGCCTCACGTTCGTGAAGTAGTAGTCGCCATCGAGGCCCATGCCGACGCCGCTGATCTTGTGGTGCTGGCGAGCCATGACGGTTTCGATGCCGATGATCGTGCCGTGCGACAGCACGAAGTTTTCGCGATGCCGCCTGAACCACTGGCGCGCCCATTGGATCAGCTCGGCCTCGCTGCGAAAGCGCCGATTCGTGTTCGCGAAGAAGCTGAAGTCGTCCAAGAAGATCCGGACACTCGCAGCTGACTTGTACTCGCCCGTCATTACGTTGCCTGCGACGTCGAGCTCGACGTCATCGAACGCCACAGCGAGCGGGTCGGGCGTCTCTTCGTTGTCTTCGTCGAAGACGGCCTCGAACTTCTTGCCCGATGCAGGATCGACGACCTGTGCTTGCAGGCGCGTCGTCGCCCCCTGCAGCACGAGCTCAGGCTCGAACTCAAGCAGTGAGCTCGTCGCCCCTTGATCGTATTTGAACGTATAGTACTTGTCCTGAACGATCTTCCGGCGCAGCGTGTCGGGATTCTTGAAGTGCAGCCACCATTGCAGAGGGTCATATGCGCCGTCGGGATCGCGCGCATCGACCCAGAAAAAATAGCCCGTCAGATTCGACAGGCCCTTCACGAAGTCGTAGTCGCTCAGTCCGATCTTTTGCGTGAAGTCTGACGGTGCGTCCATCGAGTCGTCGACGTCGAGCTCGAAATTGTATTCGAGCGCGCGCGTGCGCACGGCGTCAGCGAAAGTCGTTTGCTTGAAAACGCGCGTGCCAGCCGGTGGCACCTTCTCGGCACCCTTCTTGCGCTTCTTTTTCTGTGGCGGGTTCTTCGGCTTCTGTGGGCTGTTGTCCATCATGGCCGAGTCTTTGGTGTAGCCAATGACCACGACCGATGGCATCTCGTCGCGCGGATAGTTCGGGCGCACCTTGCGGATCACCACGCGCCCGATGCACTTGAGCGCCGTTCCGTAGCCGAGCCAAAGTGCCATCTCATTACCCGGCTGAAACACCTTCAGGTCGCGCAGCGACAGCGCGCTTCCGCTGCCGCCCCCGCCCGGACCGAGGCCGCGCAGCGGGCCCTTCGCGATCAGGCCCTTCGGGGGAATGTAAAGCGGGTCGCGAAAAGTGACTTTCATCACGTCGGCCATGCCGTCAGACGACTCGTATTCGACCTTTTCGGCGAGCTGCCGAATGCCAGCCGGCACGAACGAGCCACCGACCGAGATCTTGAAGTCGGGCGCGTTGAAGCCGACGTCGTTCGTGAACGGCTTGTCGACCGTGGAAATGTCCGGGGGTGAGCGCCTGAACAGGGTCATCAGAAGCCGCCCCTTCTTGACGTCATCGCCGTCGACATCCGATGCGAGACATACGAGCTCGACCGCTTGTCGAAGAACTTCAGGCGAAGCTCGCGCTGTGCCGTATCCTTGCGACCGAAAGCTGTCTTCAAAGGGACCGAAGTCTGTGTCACCTGCACCGTGCGCACGCCTTCGATCGAGGGTAGCTTGACGATGTCGCCCGTTTCTAAGCTCTGCAGCTGCGGGTGCGCCTTCCGGATGACGTCGCCGATCATCGGGTTGCCGTATTCTTCGAACGCCAAAAGCTCGAAGTAGTCGCGCTCGCGCGCGTGCGCGTAGCGCGTATCTGTCTCGACCTCGTCGTCGATCGAGAACGTCGTGAACTCTAAGAGCGAGATGCTGAAGCCCACGTCGCGCAGCTCGCCGAAGAAGTCGGGCCGCTTATACGTGGCGGTCAGGCCCGAGATGACGCAGTTCATCTGTATGTGGCCATCGCCGACCCAAAATTGCAGCACCGGGGGTCGTCGCACCTTGTCGTAAATCTTCGTCCACGAGATGAGCTTTTCGAGCTTGACCTTTGGCGAGCTGTCGAACGCGTGGTCGCGGAAGAAACGCCCGTCGAACGACAGCGTTTCCTGTGCCCCGTTCAGGAACTGCAGGATCGCATTCTGCCGATTCAGCGAGGTGAACTGCCCCCAATTTGCGCCCACGTCACGCGTCACGTTCTCGGGCTCGAACTGGCCTTGCAACACCTCGCCCGTGTCGAGGTTCTTCATCTGCCAAACTTTGAAGTTCGGAATAAACGTGGTCGCTGCAGCCGCGCCAGCGCTCAGAAGCGGACTGACCATATCAACCCCCCACCGGGGCAGCGCCGTGCTCGACAGCGGCCCTACGCTGCCACGGTGTGGCCTTCACACCGGCCCGTTCGCTGAGCTCTTGCTGATGCGTCGCGGTCGCCTTCGCGATCGTCTTGCCGTCGACGCACACCTTCGACTCGACGTTGATCGTCTTGGGCATGTTGTCCGCGACGGCTTGCCCGACCTGCATGGCTAGCGCCTCGTTCTTTGCCTGATCGATCAACTCTTGGCTGACCGTGGTGTCGATCGCGTCTTCGGCCATCTGGTTACCCATGCCGCGCTCGACACCGACCTGCACGTGAAACTCGTTCTGTCCGAAGTCCTGCATCGCTGCGCCCCAATCGAAACCCAGCTTTTCGCCGATGTAGCCGATGCCAAACGACAGCGTCTTGATGAAGTTCACGACCGACTCGACCACCGAGAGAATGATGTTTTTGACGACGTTCATCACGCCCTTGATCACGTCGAGCAACTTCGTAAACGCGAGGCCGATGCCGGCCACGATGACGCCGACAATGTTGCCGATGAACGTGAAGAGCACGCGGAAGAACGGGGCGAGCTCACGGAACGCGCTCATGATCCCGACGATCAGATCGTTGAAAATCACCTTCATGTTGAAGGCGAATTCTTTGATCTTCTCCCATACGTAAAGGAACACGTTCGGGATGTACTGAAACCCGCTGATGAACGGTTGCACCACGTTCGCCATGATCCAATTGAAGCCGTCGGTAAACGACGTGACGACCGTGGCCATCATGCGCGCCAGCGTCTGCCCGACCGACTCGCCCTCGTTCCGGAACATCAAAAAGGCGCCCACTGCGATCGCCACAGCGGCAAGCACCGGGGCGCTGAAGACGAACGCGAAGACTGACCCGACCGCTGCGACAGCCGGCACGATCACGCTTGAGATGAAAAACGCCAGCGCGCCGAACGCAGCCATGACCGGGGCGAGTGCGGCTGCGATAAGCACGATCACCGTAGCGATCTTCGCGAAGTTGTAGATCATCGGGCCCGATTGGCTGCCGACAAAGTCGCTGATGAAATCGGTCACCTGCTTTCGAAGCGCCTTCCACGCGTCGATCACCATGTGGATCCCGTCCAGGATGCCGATCGCGACCTGCGTGCTCGTGTCGCCGACCTTGTTGGCTGTCTCTTCCGAGAGGTAGCCCTGTGCATTGAGGTCGGTCATCGCGAGCACGACGTCGCTCAGAACGTCGCCATACATCGCGACCGATTCCTTCGCAGGCCCCAAGAAGAGCCCGGTCGTTTCGAGCGCGAAGCCCTCGACTGCGCCCTTCAGCTGTTCCATGGCGCCCGCGAAGTTGTCGAGGCGCGCCTTTGCCATCTCGTCGGCTGCGCCCTTCGCATCGTACAGAGACTGCACGAGGGTATCTGCCTTGTGCGCGGGGTCATTGATCGCTGTCGCGACCGCCGAAAACGCTTTCGATCCTTGCGTGCCGAAGAGCGCAGTCGTGATGCGCGCGCGTTCCATGACGTCAGGGATCCCGCTCACCTTCGCGTTGACCTGCTTGAACACGTCCATGATGTCGAGCCCGCCCTTGTTTGGGCCGTCGGCGAACTTCGTCATCTTGATCCCGAGCTGCCCGATCAGCTCGCCCGCTTCCTTCGAGGGCTTCGCGAGCTCTTGCAGCGCGTGCGCGAACGATGTGCCGCCCGCCGATCCCTTGACGCCTGCGTCCGCGACCAAGCCGAGAATGCCCGCGGTCGTCTCGACGCTGATGCCAAGCGTCTTCGCGAGCGGCGCTGCGTATTTGAAGCCCTCGCCAAGATCCGCGATGCTTGTAGCCGTAGTCGCGCTCGTTTTCGCGAGCACGTCGGCCACACGGGTCGCGTCGCTCGCAGGTAGCGCCATGCCCTTGAGCGCAGCGCCGACGATCTCGGCTGCCTGCCCGAGGCCAATGCCGTCGGCTGCCGCGGCGCTCAGCACCGGACCGATCGCGGTGATCGACTCGTCGACCGAGAAGCCAGCCAGGGCCAAAAACTCAAGGCCCTGACCGGCTTCAGTCGCGCTGAACGCCGTCGAGGCGCCCTGTTGTTTGGCCACGATCGTCAGGCGAGCCATGTCTTCGGCGCTCGCGTGCGCCACAGCGCCGACCGCCGACATTTGCTTCTCGAACGTCTGTGCTGTGTTGAAGCCCGAGGCGAACGCGATCGTGACCGGGGCTGTCGCGACCGCGAGGCCAGCGGCCGCAATGCCCGCTTGTTTGAACCCTGCGCTGATGTTTTGCGTCGCGCCTTCGAGCGACATCATGTCGCCCGCGAGCCCCTTCGCTGCGCCGCCCCCGTCGAGAAAACGGCCATTGGCGTCGCGCATTCTGCCGCTTGCATCTTTGTAGGGGCCCGACGCCTTCTTGACCCCCTCGACCCCCTCGCGCATGCGCGTGTCTGTCTTCTTGGCTGACACACCGATGCCGGCCCAATCGCGCGCGAACTTCTTCGCAACGCCTGAAGCCGATTCCATGCCGGAAACAGCATCCTTGTAGGCGAAGTCTAGAACGCCGCCTAAGCCGAGATTTTCGAGGGCCATCGACTGTCAACCTCCCTACTTGCGCCGTCGCTTTGCGCGCGCTTGAGCGGCGCGCATTGCTTCGGCTTCTTCTCTCTTTTGCTGCGAGATCCGCTTCAGATTCCAGTGCCGCTCTGAAGCTTCCATATCCTGCACGTCGCCGTATGTGATCCCGCCGCCGCCTTCGTGTGTCGAGTAGTAGTAAAGCGCGAACGTCTCTTCCCGAAGTTCCTCGACATCGCCTATTGGGAAGAACCGCCGAAAAAATTTCGGTAGTTCCAATCGATCGGCAGCTTGAACTCGACCCCGCCCTGTCGATAGCGCGTGCACACTTCCGGGGTGCACTTGCCTTCGAGCCCCATCTTCGGGCCCAAAAAGTTGCGGTTGATGTTCTCTTGCAGGCCCTCGAAGTCGCGTTTCGAGAGCTCGTCGATCTCGTTCAGCGTGAGGTACACAGGCTCTTCGTCGTCGTTGATGCCGACGATCGTGCCTTGCAGAACAAACGCCTTGATGTCGGCTTCGTTGTCCGAGCCCTTGCCCTGATCCATCACGGACCACTTCGGGGCAGCGAGCATGAAGTGCGTCACGAGCTTCTTGCGGATCGTGACCGGATCGGCGAGATCGACCTTGCGCAAGATGCTGTCGATCTCGTCGACAGCCATGACCTCGGTCGTGCGCAGGTCGCCCGTGTAGGGGAAGCTCACGCCGCAATGCGCCCTCGGGCACGACACCTGCAGCTGTAGCCTGTGGCCCATCGTCTTTGTACGCAGCAACGTGTACGCATAGAAGACGTCGGCCATGTACATCGTCGACAGGATCACCGACTTCTCGCCGTCGGGGATCGCGTCCATGTTGTGCGGGCCAATGCGCGAACACATGTTCGCCACGACGAGCGGCACGTGTTCGATCATGCCGGCGTCAGCTGCGAGCTTCTTGCCGAGCTCGCGCTCGTCGCGCGTCTTCCACGGCTTGCACACGATGTCTTTGTGCAAGTTGCCATCCTTGTCGAGGATGCCGATCGGCAGCTTGTCGCCGTACTCGCCGATCGTGGTTTTGATCCGCGTCGCCATGGCCGCCACCTTGGGTGGCGCCACTTCGGCCGGTGGCGGTGTTGCCTGTGCTGCGCGTCCGACTCTTCGTTCTGCTGTTGTTTGCTGTGTCATCTGTCACGGGTCCCTTCAATCGGCCGTGTGGGCCTTGATAGGTCAACCAACTTCGTCCGGTGAGGCCGTCGCGTCGTGAGCGCGAAGAAGCTTCGTAAGGCTTCGGCCCCTGTGCGCCTCGCCGCGCTACAGCGGCAAGACGTCGTCAGCCGAGAACGTCCACTCGACTTGAGCGAGCTCGCCCTCGTTCTTTCGTTCGAGGTCGGGCAGCTTGCGCTTCTTCGGGAACACGCCCGCCAAGCTGAATGTGCGGTTGTTGTTGCCCGACAAGCTGTGATGCGTGAGCGTCACGGGCTTCTTGTAGCCGGGGCTAACTGGGTCCTGGCTCTCGCGATACCAGATTTCGAGCGCAGCTTGCTCGGCCGTGTGGTGCATCGGCACCATCGCCGTAAACTCGGTCGCCTTTCGATTGCCGCCGCTCGCGACTGTGCGGTCGGGCAGCTCTGTCGTTTCGAGCTCGTCTTCGATGCCCGACACCTCGGTCGCTGTAAACGGGATCAACCCGATCACTGCGAAGGTGTACTTGTTGACTGGCATGTGGTCGGGTTGAATCTCGCCCTTCACTGTCGATCCCTTTCGTTGAAGTCCTGTTTGCGCGCCCGGGCGGGCCCGCTACGCCTCGACCGTGACGGGCTTGAGCCGCACGGTTGCCACGAGGTTCGCGGCGCCTGTGGCGACCGCTGTGACTGACAGGTCGACCTGATCGCCCGCTGCGACCGGCAGATTGATCGCGAGGCCCTTCGAGGTGCCGTCGGCTTCGGCGTTGTCGATGCTGAGCGTCCCCTTCGACACGCCATTGACGAGCACCGCGACCGTGCTCACGCCAGCCGTGCCAGCCGTGCCAGCCTTGATGTACAGCGTCGCCAGCGTGTTCGGACTGTCAGCGAGCGTGCTCGCCTTGACGCCCGTGGTCGGGGTCGCTTGGTTGTAGCTCAGTGCCTCGCCCGATGACGCTGCGAGCGCTAGAAGCACCGCATACAGATTGCTCGGTGCGCCGTTCGATTCGTCGAGGAACGCGCCGCCCTCGCCTAGTGACCGCTTCAAAGTAGCTCTTGACATGATCCGTTTTCCTTCCCTGCATTGGCGCGCAGAGCGCCTGTATTTGTGCCCGTGTTCGCCCGTTCGCTACGCCACTGCTTCGAAGATTCCTTGCTTGCCGATCTTGATGATGAACCGCTCGACGGTGTCGGCCAGACGCAAGCTGACCTGCGCGTACTTGTCCGCGTCGCCGCGGGTCGCATCGGTGTTGATCTCTTCGTCGACCTTGATGATCGCCGCTTCCTTGAAGGTCTTTCCGCGCAGCGCACGCTTGACGAACTCGGGCTGAAAGAATGTGATCAGCGCCGTCTCTGCCTTCTTGTCGCTTTGCTGGTCGTTGATATCGAAGATGATGAAGTCGAACGACTCTTCGAGCACCTGCTCGTAGTAGCTCATCTGCTCGCGCTGATGCTTGAAGCGCCACGTCGAGTCACGATGCACCGTGCGATCGCCCCAAATCACGAAGTTGCCCGACTTCTTTCTGATGACCGCGATGCCAGCCGGATTGAGCAGTTCGTCGTTCAGTCTGCGATCGAGCGTCGGGATCTTGAGCACTCGGGGCAGCGTCGCGTCGACGCCCGCCTCTGCCTTGTGGTAGCCAGTGAAGTCGACCGCGATGCGTGCTTCGCGCCCGTGAACCTGACCCGTCAGCGGAATCAGCTTCAGCCGGCCCTCGCGCGCGAATGCGGGGTCGGGGTCGGGCACGTAGCCGTAGGATGGCCACGCGATCACTGCGTAGTCCGAACGCCCGAGCGTGTCATTCACGAGCTGCAACACTGCTTGCTCGGTCGTGACGTTCGCGCCCGCCTCGTACCGATATTGATGGTTCTTGGCTTCGACGTACGCGACGCCCGCCTTCTGCACCGCCGTCGATGTCACACCCGGGGTCGCGAACTTCACGAGCCCGAGGCCCTGCCCCTTGATGTCGTTGAATGGCGACGAGTCGACATCCCACGCCTGATTGACGTAGTCGGCGTCGAGCACGTCTGCGTTGCCGTCTACGCCGCCCGACAACTGCATCGCAACGGACACCATGAATTTGTCGTTCGCTGTGCCGCTCACGGTCAGATCCGATCCGGCTGCGACCGTGATCGTCTTGTGGTCGTTCGCGGTGATCCGATACGACTCTAGCTTCGCGTTGACCTTGTCGGGGTAAAGCGAGCCGCCGATCAAAGCGTCTTTCGTGAACGGCTTGTAATGTACGGTCAGCACGTCGGCCGCAGCCAGCGCACCGCCGCCAGCGGTCACAGTGAAAGGTGGCACCCATTTATTGGCGGTTGCACCGCCTGCGCCCGTGGTCGTGTTGAAGAGCGTGCCGAGCGTCACGGTACCGAGTGCGCCGAAACGATCCGACACGGCTGTGCCGACCGTCGCCGACGACATCGTGATCGTGATCGTCTGCGCTTGATGTGCGTCGGTCGTGGTGCCGAGCGCGAAGGTCGGCGTGCCGAGTGCGCTCGCGATCTGGAAGTCGTGGATCTTCGCGGTCAGAATGGTCGCGAGCACCGAGGCGATCCGCCCGTACACATTCGCGGGCCGAACGGCTGCGACGTGTGCGCCCGTCCAAAGATCTTCGGCCTTCACGTAGAAGTTTGAAGAGTCGTTGTTGATGATGTTGACCCAGTAGCGCGCATTGTCCGGATCGGTGTGCAGGTTTCCCCATTTGCGCGCGCTCGCGCCGTCGAGAAGAACCTCGATCGCGAACTCGGAATCGGGCGACTCTTCGCCGTCGCTGATGCGAAACGACACTGCCTTGCCCGCGTTTTCGAGCGTGATGTAGAAGCGCAACGACGCACCTGACACCGCCTCGTAATCGCTTTCCATCGTCTGATCGCTGGCCACCGAGATCAGCCCTGTGGCCGTGCTGCCCACGATCGGATAGCGCGTGTTCGAGACTTCGGGCAGCTCGATGTAGCCACCTTTGAAGTAGTCGGTCGGGTAGTTGCTGTCGATCACACCGGGCAGCTGCAAGGTCGTCTCGTCGAGGTCGGCGATGTTGTCGAGCGTTGCCACTACCTTCGCGGCCTTGCCACCCCATCGCCCGCCGTTGTCTGCCTTCAGCGTGCCCATGGGTGTCAGCACATCGGCATTGCGCGCGTACAGCGTGGCGCTCGCCTGCACTTCGTTGCCGTCGGTCACGCGCACGAGCGCGAGCCCGCCTGCGCCATTGGCAAGGCTGAAGTAATCTTGCGCGGCGTCAGGCAAGAAGCTGTCCGAAATGATGCCGCCCGTGCGCGCGAACAGATCCGTCTTGGAACTGATCAGCATGAGCTCGCGCACTCGCCCACGTTCCAAGATGCCGGCATAGCCTGCCCATCCCAACGCACCGGGCGAGATCGTCTTGTCGCCCTCTTGTTCTTCGATCACCGTGCCAGCGCCACGGGTCGGGCCAAATCTCTTCACCATGTGATCCTCCTTTAGGGGACTTCGATTGATAGGCCGCCTGTCACTACGAAGCTCGAAACCCCTGTGATCGGCCGGGCATCTTCGGGGTAGAATACAGCGTTGCGGATCCGCGCCTGCACTCTTGCGCTGTGCATCTCTTTCTGCGACGCACTCGACACGTCGTCAAACACGCCGTCGTCGCAGATGGGATAGAACTCATCTTGTCCGCGCACACGAATCAGCGGATTGTTGGCGAAGAACCTCGAAGCTTCTTCGCTCATGACGTGCAGGTCGCGCGAGCTGGCGCAAAGCAGCTTCAGCGGCACGTCGAGGTCGGCCTGATAGCCGTTGTCGAACGCGAAGCCCTGCATCGTGCCCTTGTTCAAAACGTAGGGTCGCTCGCGAATGACCGAGCGGTTTACGACGTCGACCCCATCGACAACGATGGCCGGGATTCGGGGGATCTCTGTATAGTCTTGCGACTGCATCAGGACCACGTGAGGCCGCCACGCAAACCGGACATCGAGCGTGTTGCCGACCGGTTGTGCCGGGATCGAAAGTAGCTTCGTGCCCGCGTCATACGAGCACCCCGCGAGCGGGTGCATGTGCATCGGGTCGGCTGCGTTGTTGTAGACCGCGTCGACGTCGACGATGTCGTAGGGCGTCTGAAGCTTTCCGAGGTCGATGCTCGTTTGACCGGTCGACTTGACGGCGTAGATCGACACGCCCCGGAAGTTCTCGCGCAGTGCCTCAATGTACGAACGCACGACGTAGTCTTCGAGCGACACGAGATCGGTGTCGAAAAGCAAGCGCACTTCGCTCACCCATGGCGTGACCGTCGGGTCAGTCGTCGACAGCATGATCACCACGCTGAGCGCCTGCGTCGGCCAAGCGTCGATGTGATCGGCGATCTCGATCTCGGTGTTCCAATTGTTCGGGGCAGCTGGCACCCAGTCATTGGCGCCGCTGTTCCAATACCGATCGATCACGCCGTCATTCAGCCGGAAGCGCACGTCAGTGCCCGGGGGCGTCTTCGAGATCGCCATGAAGCCGCACCACTTGCGACAGGCCTCGGGCGTCGTCACACGCGTGCGCGCGTGCAGGTCAGGCGCGATCGGATATACCCCGCCCAATGGGCGCGCGAGCTCAAGTCGATGGCGCTCAGGGTGCAGCGCCACACCCACGAATTGCATGCTGCGTCGCGCGGGTTCTTCGAACAGAAAACTCTTCGGCCATTTGCGATAGCGTGGCATGGGTCATCCTTCTTCTTCGTCGACGGGGCCCGCGCTCTTCTTCTGTTCTCGGAACGAGGCCGCGATCGCCTTCGACCAGTTGTCGCGCACTAACTTTTTGAACTGTGGATCTGAGAACGCGATCCGCATAAAGGGCCGCGCAGGAATCACGATAACCTGCGTGTCTTCGCGCAGCGGATACCAGCCACCGGGCTTGCGCTTCCACAGCTCGGCTGCGCGCCCGGTCAGCTTGCTCGAATCGATCTCGCCGATGCTGGCGCGCCATAGGTTGAAGAACATGCCGCGCATAGCTGGCGTGACCCTGATGGTTTCGCCCTCGTGAAGCGTCACGACCAAGTGATATTTTTCCGACGTTCGCAGCACGCCGATAAACACCGTGAAGTCGTCTTGCACCTTCGAAGTGATCGCCTGAAAGGTCAGGCCGCTGTCGACGAGCGGCTTCGAGCTGCCCTTGATCGACTTCGTCAGCGGGGCGTTCGGCTTCAGCTTGCCGCCGCTCTGAATCACCTTGCGCAAAACGGCCTCGCCGATCTTGCCGTTCAGCGTGGTCGCGACGCGCACGTTCTTTCGCAAGGCGGTCGTGAACCCTTGCGGGTCGAGAGCCTTCAGCCAGCGTTTGATCCCCTTGCTCTTGAACCCCACCTATGCCCCGGGTTTCTGTCGCTCGGGGGCTCGGTCGTTGAAAAACGCTTTCACGAGCCCGGGCCCGTGCTGATCGGGGTAGTGCCCCTCGTAGCGAAGCTTGGTCACGTACACGTCGAGCTCGGTGCGCGCGACGCCCGAGCCATACGCCACGATGCGATCGCCCGTCTTGATCCTCTTGCCGAGCGCGCGCAAGTCCGACATGCGAAAGAGCACATAGCCCGTCGAGTATTCGACTGCGCCGATGTCCTGCGCGCGCAGCTCTTTGTCGGATAGCCATTTCCACTGACCCGGCACCGTGTAGACGTCGTCGTATTGCACGAGCTGCACGGGTTCGCTGTAGCCAGCATCTTGGATCGTCATGTCGCGATTCACCGACTGCACGTCAGTCGGTAGCGGGTGAATGAGTCGGGGTAAGACCATGGCTCACGTCCAGGTTGGATTTGCAGGTGCAGCCATTCCGATCGGCGCCTTGTAGAGCTTCACGATCATCTGCACTTCGGGGTCGTTGATCAGGCCCGACAAGCCGGGCGCACGCGCCCTGATGTCGCCGCCTGCGATGTCGTACTTGATCGAGTGCCCGTCGGTGACTTCTTCGCGCACGAGGCCGGCTGTGATCGGTGGCGGGGTGAGGCCGCCGCCTGCGCCCGACACGAGGGGACTGGACAGGTCAGCGATCACGAGCTTGAGCGTCGCGCGCTTGATCAGCGCTGGCGTCGAGCCGTCCTGTTCGATGTAGCCGAACACGCCTCTGATGAATTGATTTTGACGCCCCTTGAAAAAGCGACTTCGCGACGTGCGGTCTGATGCCGTGTAGATGTCGCGACCGTAGCCGTCGAAGTTGTCGACGAGCTTGATGCGCGGGTTCTTCCGGTCGTCCGGAAGCTGTCGCCCTGCATAGACTCTGTACCTTGCGGCTGTCAGCGCGTTCGAGTCGGTGTTGATCCGAAGCTCGCTGACCGAGATGATCGGCACGGGCAGGTGCAGCGTGTCGCTGTCGGTGCCGTCGAGACGAAACTCGCACGCGATCGGCCTGAACCACTGGCGCGTCACGCGTTCGAGCACTTGTTGCCACAGCATGATTGACGCGAAGATCGTTGCGTCGTCGGGCGGATTTGCGTTCAGGCCCGCGGCTCGCACGTCCGCGACGCTGATGTACAGATCGCCCGAGCCGATCGAGACATCCGACAGCACCTCGAACTCTTCCGTGTAGGACTGCTCGGGACTCGTGAGCAGGTACCTCGAAAACCAGCGGATCTCATGCGTCCCGATCAGCTCGACGAGCGGCACTTCGTAGTCGGCCACGTAGTGGCCGGTGTCCAAGCGCCCGCCTGTCGGGTATGGGTTCAGGTTGACGGTCTGCCGACCGCTCGAAGGATAGACCTGCACGGGCACGCCCGGGGTCGACACCTTCTCGAAGATCTGAAACGACAGTTCAGCCACATTGATCGGTGTGCCTGCGCTGCTTTTCATGAACACATCGAGCTTCGGATTGTCGCCGTCGCTCACTTCGCCTCGCGTCATTGCTGGCATTACCCTATCGCCTCCACGTTGTCGGTCAGCACGACCGTAATGCTCGCGCTCGACACGAGCTGATCTGTCACCGCGACGAAGTCGCCCGATCTCGTCACGAAAACGACCGGGCCCGGGCCGGTCGAGATGTCGGGCCCGCCTGACATCGACAGGGGCCCCGCGCCGTCGACGCTCGCAAAGCTGATCGGACCGATGCCTACTGCGTCGTCCGCGCCCTGCAAGACGAGAACGAGGTCGCCTTCGTTCGCGGCGTCTTCCACTGCGAGAACGTCGCTGACGACACGCGCGAACCAAGTCATGCGCCCAAACAGATCCGACGCAGTGACGGCGTCAGTCGACAGCGAGAGCACGTCAACGGTCAGCGCATCGCCGACCGTCGCTACATCACTCGCGCCGGCCCCGAGCACGCGCTGCACGCGCAGCTCGTCAAGCAGTGTAACGTTCTCGCTGAAATCATAGGCTGCCACGTCAACACCTCGGGCTGCGCCCGAGCGCACGAAGTGGCGCGACTCGGGCAGACTTTCAGAGCTCGAAAACGTTTCGGCACACTGGATCCGAGCACACGCGCTGCGTCGTTGCGCCCGCTCGACCCGACTGAAGCACCTTAGTCTCGCGCCCGCACTGCGGACACGGAAAGTGCGGGCGCGGGTCGAACGGTCCGGTGCGCTCGGCCTCTTGTTGCGCGGTGTGGATGAGACGGCATCCATGCCATGAGCATATGCGCTGCGACTCGTCATGACGTGGCGGCTCGCCATGCTCGCGCGACTCTGCGCCGCAACTTGGACAGGGGAAGACGGGATCGACGGGCACAGCCTCGATTGTGGCTGCGACCCCGTCTTCGACCTGCGCTCGATCTTTCGCTGCCATCAGGTGATCCGCACGTTGTAGGTCAGCTTGAGCTTGTCCGCCGTCGTCTTGTTGACCGACGAGAACACCGCGCGCATGAGCGCAGACCCGCCCGGGCTCGTGTTTTGATTGAGCACCACGACTTCTTTGATGCCCGTCGCCGACTTCGAGCCGACGCCCGAGGGGTAGCTCACGACGAGCTGAAATGTGCGGGTGCCAGCCAATAGCGTCTTGAGATCGGCTGTGTTGATCGTGCCGGTCACAGGCGACACCACGTTCGTTTGACCGCTCGCAGCGGCCACGCCACACGTGCCGATGCGTAGCTGATCCCAGTCGTTCGCGTTCAAGCCGCATGCTTGACGCCACGTCTGGCGCTTGCCCGTGTTCACGACCAAGTTGTGCGTGCGCACGTGCTTGATCACCTTTGGACCATCGCCGCTGTCGCGAATCACTTCGATGTCCACCCATCCACCGAAGTCGCGATTATCGAGAACGTCTTGAATGCCCTGCGTCATGTCGACTTAGTCCTCTCGTGCTGAGCGCCCGTTGAGCGCCCCTTCGATCAGTGTAACGTTGGCCCTCGCTTCGGCGAAAGCTTCGGCCGGGGCGTCGTCTGGCAAGAGCTCGACGACGCGCTTGCACCATGCCAGCGCCTCGGAATAAAGCCCGAGCTCACCACAGACCATCGCCAGCCGCTGCGCTGGCAAGTACGAATAGAACGAGAGGTCGATCCACCACACGGTCACCGGGGGCTCGCCAATCGCCGTTGCCCCGAGCGTGTAGAATCGGCGCGCCTTCTCGTGGTCCTTCGCAAGGTACGCGATGTCACCCAACCATACGAAGTGTTCCGAACGCGACCAGTCATCCCGCGTGCACTCGTGAAGCGCAGCGGAAGCTTCTTTCATGCGACCTTGGATCATGTACTCTTTGGCCAGCACGAGGCGCGCCTGATACTTCTGCACGCCGTTGTTGCTCACGACGAGAAACTCTTCGAGCCGTTCGAGCGAGCGAGCGACGTCGAGGTCGCGCCATTCTTGTCCGAGGTAGAACAGGCTGGCCTCTGACTTGCGCGAAAGCCAGTCATCAAGTAGCGCGCTTCTGTTCTGGGCCTTGCGTTGTTTGGCGCGGGTCGCGCCCCGTTCGGGGTGGCGATCGTGGTACGTCTTGACCTGTGCGAGGGTCACCGCGAAGGTGCCCTCGGGGAAGTCGAGCACGTTGTGCACCGGGCGACTGAAGCGGATGTCGGATGCGTTCTGAAAGAGCCAAGGAAACGCCCACTGCTGACCGTTGCCCTGACGTAAAACGAAGCCGACGCGAGCGGCCTTCGGCATGATCACGTCGAGCGCGCGCAGCACATCGTGTCCCGCGACTACGCGCTCGTGACCTTCAGTCATGAAGATCCAGTCGCCCGAGCACTGTTCGATGCACTGGTTACGGGCCCATGCGAAGTTGATCCCAGCCTCGCCCATGTACTCTTTGCACGCGCCCTTGCAGATCTCGCACTCAGCGATCGAGTGCCCATCGGGCGGGCCCATCGGGTCGCGCAGAAAGAACACCTTGTCGGCGTACGCTGCAGCGACGTCCCACGTGTTGTCAGTCGTGCGCGGATCGATGCCGACGACGAGCTCGTCGGCGAAGCCGCGCAGCGACGCAAGGGTCGGTTCGAGGTCGTGCCCTTCGTCGCGCACGGGCAGCGTCGCCGAAAGCCGATAGGACTTCTGCGCAAGCGGCCCGCACACCGCGAGCAGGAAGGGTCCGAGCACTTCGATCCGCACGTCGGCGAAGTGCGCTTGCAGCTCTTGCTTGAGCGATACCGCCGTGAACTTGACCGCGTGCTGTGGCTCTTCGTCCGGACCGAGCCGGTTATTCGGGACGCTGATCAACGCGCCAGCATGACGCCCCGTGTTATGGGTCATGGCGTCGAGCACGACGTTACGCGTATGCGACGACAAGTGCTCGAAGCACTCGGTCGACACGAACAGATCGACGCGCTCGAAGGCGACATACAGGCTGTCGCTTTCGAGGTCGAGGCGCTGCGCGATGGGTCGACGTAGCCCGGCCCCGCGTTGCCGGGCTAGTTCGAGCGCTACTTCGCTGTTGTCGACGATCGTGACCTCGCCTACTTTGGGCAGGTCGAGCAGCTTTTCGGCAAGCACACCGACGCCGCCCCCGATATCCATCACGCGCATGCCGTCGACGCGAACGCCGCCTACGAGCGCCTGCACGCGCGCGTACACACGCGCAAGCGCCTGCGCGCGCCACGTGTCTTCGCCCTCCCTTTCCCAAAGGTGATCCCACAGATCCGCCGCGTTGTGCCTTCGGGCTTGCTCTTCGTCGCGCTCTTGTTGGGCAATGGCTTCGACCATGATCCCCTCGCTTCTGTCGCAGGTGGTTTACAGAACGTTGTGCCAAAGCGACTTCAGCACCATCGTCACCGTTTCGGCTTCCGCTTTCGCCTTCGCGACGCTCGCGGATTCCTTCGGCTGGTAGCTAACTACCTGCTCGACCTCGGTCAGCGTGCTGAACTCGAAGGGGCCGGTGTCTTTGCGCGTGTACGCCGCTGCGAAGTAGCGATACCGCTGCGACTCTTCGACGTTCGCGCCGTACTGCGAGACGCTGAAGATCACCGACTTCGAAAACACTTCGACCGGGTAGCAATACGAATCCTTCGTCGGCAGATTCAGCTTCTGCTTGACGTACTTGCAGCCGGCATCACGCACCTTCTGTACGTACGCCCCCAAGCTCTCGCCCGTTGACAGCGCGATGTCCTTCTGAACTCTGATCGTTTCTGTCCGTTCCATGTGCCTCTGCTTTCAGTGCGTTGAAGGTTTGCTTGCCAACCTTGGCGAACGTCACGCGCGCAGCGGGTTGCCCCGCGTGCGCCATCAGCGTCAGCCGATGATCGTCGGCGAACACGGTTATGCGCTCGCCCCCTTTGATCTTGCCGTCGGGCTCGACCCATTCGGCGTGCATGAAGACACGTCGAGCGTCATCGGGGCGCGTCACCGAGTACTGAACCCCGATGTCGCGCCCCGATGACTCACCACACGCCGTGCACCTCACGCGCACACAGTGACGCTCGACAAGCGAGATGCCCTGCATCGTTGCTTGAAACTCGTCGCGCGAGAGTTTGGCTAGCCACATCTTCGCCTGCTTGCTGTCTTGCAGGTCGATGCTGTGAGTCTGGCCATCGGCTGTGTGGATTTTCAGCACATCCACCCCGAATAAGTTACTTTTCTTCGTCCTCGCCCTGTGCGCCTTCAGGTTGCCCGCCACCGAAGGGGGAAGCCGGAATGCCGGGCAAGGTTCTCAGGGGCGTCTCTGCAGCTGGCGCGGGGTCTGTCGGGGCCTCGCTGAGCGGCGCGGGCTTCGCCTTGCCCACGACGCTGTACTTGATGCCCCTCGACGTCAGGTGCGCCGCCTCGCCGTCGCTCAGAACGTACGTAGCACCGGGGCGAATGTGCAGCGACCCCTCGATGGTCCGTTCGACCGTGTCGGGGAAGTCGTCTAGTTGCTGCAGCTGCGCCGTCGGCGAAATGATGATGGTCGGCATTGGATCCTTTCAGGCTTGAATCGATCGGTCAGTCTTCGTCGCCGCCACCCTTTTGCGCGTCGAGGATCAGGTCGATGATCTCTTTCTTGCCCGCTTCCGTGGGAACGTCGCGCTTCTTCAGGGGCAGCTCTTTGTCGCCCTTGATCAGATCGAGCAGGGCTTTCTTCGACATCTTCTTCAGGTCGGCCCGTTCGTAGCCGCCCGTGACCTCGGATGGGCGCACGTCTTCTTCGCCCTCGTCTTCGTCGCCACTGCCCGACTCTTCGTCGTGCTCGACGGGTTCTTCGGGCTCTTCTTTGGGCTTGCTGTGAAGCTTGCCCTTCTTGAGCGTCACCGAGAACCCGGGTTGCGCCTCGTAGTACGAAGCCTCTTCCGGGTTCGTGGTCGTGAAGCTCTCGCCCTTCTTCATCACACGGCCCTGAAAGCCGGTATGCGTCAGAGGGCCCTTCTTCGATGGTCCGAGTTTGATCGTTGCTTGAAATGCCATTTCTTGGGCCTCCTATTGGCCAATCAAAACGTGCCTCGCTTAGTGGCACTGCCACAAGCTAACTACCGATCAGACACCCTTGCCGATGTTTCGCACCTTGACGATCGCGCTCAGCTCTTCGAACTGCACGTCGACCTTCGAGGTGATGGCGTACTGATTCACGCCTTTGTAGATGTCGCGATCCTTCTCGATTCGAACGTCGCGACCGATGCCCACGACGAAGTTGTTCTGATGCGTGAGCAGGATTTGCGGGCTCGAACGGTAGGTCACCTTGACGACCTCGCCGCTCGCGATGGCGCCGCCACCGTTGCGCGCGATGGTGCCTGCAGCTGCGTCGAGTACGTAGTCGGTGGTCAAGATGTACGCTTCGGTTGGCGAGGCACCGAGCTCGTCGACGTGCACCGTGACGTCGGTGATCGCGCTGTTCTTGAGCGCCACGACAGTCGTACCAGTCAGCGTCACGTGCTCGACAGTCAGGGGCTCGAACTCCCAAAGGGGCACGGGCACGGCTGTAATCCCGAACGGGCCGGGCATGCCGCCGCCGCCCTGCGCAGCGTTGTCACCGAGCGAAGTGCCGCGCGTCGCCAACTTTTCGAGGTACAGCTGCCACAGGTCGGGCGAGATGAACCAGCGTAGCGCGCTACGGTTGCGCCGGAACTTCGTAGGCAACGCGCGGATCGCTTTGCTGAACACCGACAGGCCGATGTTTTGGCCGAGTGCGTCGACCACATTCGCACTGTCACCGAGCAATGACCAGCCGTCGGACAGCGCAAGGAACGAATCCTTGATCGCGTCACTCGAACCGCCTTCGAGAATGTCGCTTTGCGGCACAGCCGGGCCGAGCTTGTTGCCGTTGATGTAGAGATCTTCGAGATCGTTCGCGAGCTGTGTTGCCATCAGGCGAATGATCGTCTCTTCGACGTTGTCGCCTTCGATGTTCAGCTCGCGGAAGTTGTCGCCGATCTCGAACGGCACGATCAGCTCGTGCGGGGTGATCGTGATCTTCGACGTGGTGATCCCGCGACGCACTTGCGGATCGACGCCCTCGGACTTCGGCATAGCGACGCGCCGACCGACGCCGATTTTGTCGATGTCGAGGTTCTCATTGCGGAACCGCACGATTCGCGCGTTGTCTTTCAGAACCGTCTCGTCGATCACGTAGTCGAGGAAGCGATCGGACTGCGCATCGTTCAGCTTGCCGCCCGTCGCGAGATTGTCCGCGACGATTGTGGCCTTCCTGACGAGCTCTTCGTTTGCGATGGTCATCTTCTTGTCTGTCTCCGTTGAAAGTTGCTTTCGGTTAGCCGTCGTCGTGGGGTTCGCGCGCTACAGCACGCCCTTCCACATGCTGGACTTCTGCACGTTGCTGTCGGTGCCACCTTCGTCGGTGACGCTGTTCGAGCCCGGACGGGCTTTCTCGATCGCTTGCACGCGGTCGACGAGGCCAGTCACCGCACCGGCCAGCGACTTGATCGTCTTCACGATCTCTTGATCGCTGTCCGACTTCATCGTCGGCACGCTCGGCTTCGTGTTGGGCTTCGTCAGGTCGTCGATGCCGCTTGCATTGCTGTGCGACGACACGGCCGGCACCTTCGAGTCGGGCGACGTGCCCGGGGCCACCGCTTCGAGAACCAACTTCAAGATCTCTTGCGCGTCGGTCAGCGCCTTGATGCGCGCTGGCGTGAACGCAGCGGCCTTCTGCACTGCAGCCGCGAGTGCGGCCATCGTCAACGGTGCGTCGGCTTCGTCGACGAGCACGGCGCTCTTCTTCGTCTTGGCCGGCTTCTCTTCTTCGTCGTCATCCTCGGGCGCCTTGCCGCCCTTCGGTGGCGGGAACGGATTCTTGCCCGCTGCCTTCGCGCTCAGGTCGAAGCCCGCCGCCTTGAGCGACGAGTAAACCTGCTTGCTCATCGCAGCGTCCATGCCGCACTTGGCCAAGACGGCCTTGAGGCTCTTCGCTGCCTTCTCGGTCGGCGTCTCTGTGTCTTCTTCGTCGTCGTCGCCTTCGCCACCTTCAGCCGGGGGCGCCGGGTGCTCGCTCTTGTTGGTCACGAGCTGCGTGATCTTGGCGACGATACCGTCGACGTGCGCGAGTGCTTTGGAAACGTCCGACGACTCGTCGGTGTCGTCGCCTTCGGCTTCGCGCTGTTTCTTTGCTGCAGCTGTTGCGCTCATTTTCTGATCCTCCGTGTCGTTCTTCACGACTAGAAATTCGACTTCGTTAGCGGGGCTGTCGACCAAGCTTACTTCTTGAGTGTCGAGCCCAACGAATCTGCGCTTTGCGTCCTTCGGCATGCTTCGCTTCCCTTTTGTCACTTCGCGATCGGTACGACCTTCGCCTTGCCGCCGATCGAGAAGCCCGTGATCTTGCCGGCCTTGACCTTCTTCCAAACCTCAGCGTCGAGAACCTTGACGGTCATGATCCAGCTGCCTTGCTTGACGGTCTTTGCACCGAGCACGATCCCGTTGGGCGCGATGTACGACTCACACAGCGCGAGCTTTCCCTTCGGGAAAGTGGCGTGTTGCAAGCCGAGCTTCGTCGACTTGTTGATCCCTGACAGGAAGTCGTAAGCTGCCTGCTTGATGACGTCGGCCGACATGATGTCGCCTTGCGCGTCGACCACTTCCGGTTGCAGCACGACGCCGCTGACGGTCTGCTCTTCGTCGGCCTTGACGACGATAGCTACCTCGAACCGTTTTTCGACGCGCTTCTGTTTGTCGTCGTCGTCTTCTGCGTAGCCCTCTGCGTCGTCATCGGCTTCGTTTTCGAAGCCGGCCCGGGGCTTGGCGGTCGACACCGGGGCACCCGAAAGCTGGTTTCGGGCGCCCCGTTTTCCGCTGCGCTTAGCGAGAAGTGCGATCGACTCGACGTGCTCTTTGATTTCCACGCCACGATTTTATCGTGGTGTGGTTCAAGCACTTACGATCGAGGTCAGCGCGTGCGTTTCGTCTTCGGCTTCGTCTTGCCCGACGACATGGGCTTCGACGGTGTGCCGGACACGAGCTTGCCCGCCTTGTCGAACACGAGATCGGGCAGCTTGTCGGCTGCACTTTCCAGCGTTACGGCGAGATCGACGGGGTCTTTCATAGCTTCTTGATCCTAGCTGGCGTTTGGGACATTTCAAGGTGCGGCTGCGCAGCGCCGATGTCGGCGCGGTACTGGATCAAGAAGTCTTTGCCGATCCGCTTCTTGCCAACGACCACGCGCGAAAGATCCTGTGGTGTCTTGACGTTGGTCATGATTTCCGCCGCGGCTTCAGCACCGACTTCGCGCTTCAGGCGCGCCGTGAACTTGTCGAACACCTTCTTGATCTGCTCGGGGTTCGTCCATTCGAAACCCGCTTTCGTCCAAACGTACTTGCCGACCTCTGCAGCTTCGAGCCGCACCTTGTCTACGCCGTGCCTCATGTAAGCGTCGATCTGCGCGTTGAAGATCTCGCGCCCGATGCCCGCGTTCTGCACCTTCTTGTCGAGGAAGAACGCGGCGTGATGCACGTTCAGCTTGCCGCCGTCGCGCGTGTAGTCGCGCCCGAATGTGCCGACGACGTTGTTCTTCTTGTCCATGATGCCGGCACCGATCGTCACGCGCCCGTGCTTCTCGCTCTCGCGCACCGTCACGACCATCCGATGATCGGGCGGTAGCTTCGCCTTCAGCCCTGCGAGATCTTCGATTTCGGCGTCTGTGAGCCGTTTGCCGAACACCTTTTCGCCAATATCTCCCAAGCGCGTCGAGGGCACGCGAGGCTTCTTCGCCTCGGGCGGTATCGGGGGCGGTGCCTTCGGCGTCTTCGGCGCCTTCGGGGCAGCGTCTGGCGTCTGTGGCGTCTGCTTGGGTGCTGCAGCGCGCGGCGTCTTCTTCGGCTCGGCCTCGGGCGCTTCTGGCGCAAGGCGATCGAACGACATCGACTCGGTCGACACGTCGACCGTCGAGCGACACCGGAAGTGGTAGGGCGGAAGTGCTAAACCTGCTTTCGCGAGGCCCTTCGTTCCGCCCTTCGAGAAGATCGCGCTGACCTTTTCGGCGCCAAGCCAGGGGTGCGCGCTCTTCACGTCCGCGGGTGTCTTCGCTGCAGACGTCCGAGCGATCTGATCGTTCGCTTGTTTGACCTCGAACACCTTGCCGTTCATCGTTCGACAGATCGGCGTCGTCCGTTCGTCCATCGGATTGACGATTTCGTACTTCGTGATCCCGATGTCGCTGAACGATCGTATCTGTCCGCGCACGCGCGCGTTGGTCGAGACGTTTGCCGCGATGCCTTCGAAATATTTCGCGTCCGAGCCGCTGAAACCTTCGGGCACAACGACCTTGCCGAGCGTTCCGGCCACAGCGTCGCGCACGACGACGCCCGCTTTGTCGTGGCCGATGCCCTTGATCATGCCGGGCTCGACCGCTTGCCTCACTGCATCGCGCAGATTCGCGCCGTAGTGCCGCCCGATCCACAGCATTTGATCGGCCTGCAGGTCGGCGACTGCTTTTTCGTCACCGAGATCGAAGCTCGGCAAAACTTCGGCGACCTTGCGCGCTTTGGCTACCGACTCGTCGCCCGCTTCCAACGACTCGGTGAGATTGGGCACGATGTACTGCAGCGACGCCTTCGTTTTGCCCGTGCCCTTCTTCCACCCCGCTTTTCGGGCCAAATAATAGACGTTTTCGAGGTCCTTTTTTGCACGTGACTCAACCTCGCTTGCCCATTTCCCCATCACTTTGTCGACCGCTGCGTATGCTGTCGCGAGGTTTCCCCCGCCCGACACCACTGCGCCGGCACGAGCGGCCGCTTCCTTCGCCCGATTGCGCCACTTGCCGAGCAAGTAGTCGCGCATTCGCATCTCAGTGCGTGCGATCTGCGCGACGTCGCTGATCATCAGCGCCTTTGCGATTGAAACATCGCTCAGCCTGATGACGTCGTGCAAGACGTCGAGCCGCTGCGCGCAGCACTCGCACGCGAGCTCGTGTTGCAGCGCCGCGAGTCTCATGCTGCCTCGACGCTCTTGCGCCACATCATTTCGGCAGCCTTGTTCAGCGCGAAAAGCTTCTTCGCCACGTCGATCACGCTGTCCGGATCGTCTTCGTCGAGATCTTCGAGGTCGAGCACGCTTAGATCGAGCTCGTTCTCGTCACTGAGTAGGCCGAGAGCCTTCAACGTCTTGATCGCGGTCACTTGCTGACCGGGCTCGGTCGGCTCGGCCTGATTCTTGACCGCTTCCGCCATCGTCAGACTGAACGGAATGTCGGCCGGGAAGCCGCCTGCGAAGTCGGGCAGGTCGATCCCGAGAATGTCTTCGAGCATGTAGCGCGCGATCCGGGGCGTCATGCCGCCCGTTTTCTCGCTGCCACCGAGGATCTTCACGAGCTGCGTGTTATCGGTCGTGTTGGGCGTGTTGCTCTTGAACTTGTGGAAGATCACCCCCATCTCGGGGAAGATGAAGCGGTTCATGATCTCGTCGAACTCGGTTCGCTCGGGGGAAAAGAGTTGCTCGTCGGCCAGCCGGCGCGATGACTCTGCTGTCGAGCGTGAATAGTCGCTCGACTGCCCGACGAAGATGGGCGGCAAGCGGAACGAGCGCCGGATCTTGTCGTGGTTCTTCTCGCTGTAGTTTTGAAAGAGCGCATCGGCGTGCTGCTCTTTCGTCAGCGGCTTGATGTCGATCTTCACTTGGCCGCCGTCTTCGCCCGTGTCTTCGCCCATGGGCTCGGCTTCGACGATCAGAAACTTGCTGTAGTTGTCCGAGCCCTGAATCTGCGACTCGACGAAGGACTCGATACGCTCGATCGTGCCCTGCGTCAGCTGACCGTTCGACACCGCGACGACCATTGACGGGATGTTGTTGTTCTTGAACGTGATCCAATTGATTTCTTCAGCTGCGCGGTCACCGAAGATCGAAAGCAAGTTCCCGATGAAGCGCGGCATGCCGTACGGACTGCGCGGGCTATACAGCTTCATGTGGATGATCTCGCTCGCGCGATCGCTCACCTTGAGCTTGTCCTTCAGCTCGCCGTCGCGCTTCGACCAGAAGCGCGGATCGCCGAACTCTTTGAACCACACGACCTTATGCCCGCTGATCGACGACGTCGTGCGGCCCTGATGGATCGAGCGAGACTGCACGAAGGTCCGGAAGCGACGCATCACTCGCTGCGTTTTGATCTGCACGCTGCCGTCAGGCTGCAGCTCAGCGATTTTGCGAGGCACCTCGATCGCGTCGTCTTCGACCTTGCCAAGACGCATTTGATAGCTCGGAATGTGCGTGAACCCCTGAATCTCGTTCGCGCTGTTCCGGATCACTTCGAAATACGCATTGCCGGTCGTCTCAAGATCGCGTCGCAGGCGACGACGAAACGAGATGAACGACTCGTCGGTGCAGTACGTGAAGAAGTTCGTCAGCGCGACCTTCTCAGCGTGCGAACGATCGAGCAACTTGCGCTGTTCCGGGGTGAGGTCCTTCGTGTCTTGCCCCGCGTCGTCTTCGGTGCGCGTGACTTCGTCGAGGCGCAAGCGCGAAACGAAGCGATAGCCGGTCGCCTCGATGTTCGTTTCCATGGCTTCGATGCACTGATTCAGCTCGCTCGAATTTTCGGGCAGCATCGCGAGCGTGAGCAGGTCGAACGGCGGCAAGATCACGCGGCCCTTGTGGCCGAGTGCGCTGAATGGTTCCTCGGGCAGCGCCTCTGTCTGCCCCGGCTTGATGTTGGGATCGTCCGACCGACCGTTCGCGCCCGTGCCCTTGCGAACGTCGATCACGAGGGCCCGCACCTTGTTCAGCGCGCGCTTGTTGACCGTGTTCGAGTGAGCTGCAGCGGCGCGTTGACTGTCGATCGAGAGAACGTTTGCGTTTGCTGTTGACATGGTCAGATGACTCCCGGTTCTTTGCGGTTGCTGCGCCCACGGCGTCGCATCTTGCTCGTCGTAACGGCGAGATCTAGCGCGTCGAAAAGGTCTTTGTATTTGTGGTTGGGGAAGAGCACTAAGTGCTCGATCAAAAGTGCTTGGGTACCCTTGCGAAAGAACATGCGCTTGTCTTCAAATAGCGCGCTGAGCTTCCATGCGCGGGTGATCTTGTCCTTATCGGTCTGCTGACGACGAAGCCGAATGTCTTTGTCGACCTCTCGCAGCGTCTGGTATTGCGCCGCTTGATACTGATTCGTCTCGATGCCACAGCGGATCGGCTTCCAGCGCTTGTAATATTCGAGAATCTTTTTCGTCTGCGCGCTGAAGCGCAACTGATCCTCGAAGTAGTCGAGCACGTAGTATGCGCTGCGATCCTTGTTGATCCCGATGACGACGATCGCGAACTTGTCGGCCTTCTCTTCTTCGCTGATCGCGAGGTCGACGCCCATGAAGATGCGAAGCGACTTCGGGTCGGGCCAATCTTCTTCGACGAGCTGTTGACAGTAGTCGTACTGAAAGATCTCGCCCTTCATCGCCTCCGTGTCGCACTGATATTGGGCGTTGAAGATGATCAGGCCGGCGCGTTTCCTGCGCTCTGCGAACCACTTCGCGGGGTACTTCTTCGGCCACGGGCTTCGCCCCTTGCGATCGAGCGCAGGAATCACTTGATGGTGCTTGCGCAGCTCGCTCTTCAGCAAGTGCCCATACAGATCGTCGTAGTGGTAGCGCGTGCCCAGCATGTGATGCTCGCCCCGGTGCGGCACATTGACGTCGGGCGGTTCGAGCGTCGGCATGAGCGTATTGTAAAACCACGTCTTCGTCTTCTCGCGCTGCAGCTTCGTCGAGCTGTTGTCTTCGTCGACCAAGTCGTCGCTGATGATCACGTCGTAGTGCTTCGAAACAACCGTGCCCTCACGCCCGACGCACGTGACAGAAGCTTCTTTCGCGACCACGGTGCGCGGCAGCACCTCGATCTCGCGCTCGTCCCATTTGCCGACGCGCTTGCTGTCGTAGTACTGACCGAAGATCTCTTGCAGGCGCGTGTTCGTTTCGAAGTGCGACTTGATGTTCTTCAAAAAGCCGCACGCGTTCTGCAGCGTCTTCGACGCGATCAGAATCCGTAGATTCGGATTCTTGAGCAGAAGGTGAATGACCTTCAGCTCTGTGCACGTCGTCGACTTACCGGCGCCACGAAAGCAGAGCTGCAAGCTTTCCGGGTGCTCGAACTGCCACTGCAGCATGGCAAGGTGAAAGGGTTCTATCTTGAGCCCGAGCACCTCTGTCGCGAGAATGTCGATGCGATCGTTGTTGAGAACCTGATCGCGAATCCAGTCGTTGCGCAGCTTGTAACTGTTCTCGTAGTACCCGATCAGCTCTGCACGGTCTGCCCGCCGAAGTTGCTTCGACGTGGGAATGACTAGTGCCAAGTGCGATCGCTTTTTGCTGCGCGCCCGTTCCTTGTCTTTGGTTGCAAGCGCTGTCACGCAAACCTTCTTTCGCGCAGCAACCCGGGCCCTGCGTGGCCACAAGACCCGGGCCAGCTAGCGCTTACAGTGCTTCGGCGTTGTATCCCTGTGCCGAAATGGCGACCACGCCAGCGGGTGTGCTCGTCACGAAGCAAGCGACGATCGATCCGTTCGCGTTCGGCACGTCGATCACGTGCGGCACGCCAACGCCTGCAGCTGTATGCGTGATCGGCGTCGACATCGGCACGAACGTGCGCGACTCGTCTGACCACACACGGATCTCGGTCGCAGGATTTGCGAGGCCTCCCACGACTGCAGCGGGGCTCGTTCTCGGGTCGGCCGTCATCGGCACCACCGAGAAGCGCACCCCTGTGAAGCCGCCCGCGTTGACGCCTTCAGTGCGCTTCGTGTAGGCGGCATCGGCTGCGGACACCACGCGCGAGAGCTGCCAATCTGGCGCCTTCGCGGGTGACACATCCAACGTCGTCCGCGGGTCGGACCTTCGCCGCCCGTCTAGATTCGAAAAAAAGGGCTCGGTCATGTTCGTTCGATCCTTTCCCGGTTGTTAGATGCGACAAGGGCGAGCCCGCTTCTTGTTGACAGCAGTGCTCGCCCTTGCCACGCGTGTTGTCCGACCTACTCGTGCGCGACCCAATGCACCTTTTCGCCGTCGACGTTCACATCGGTGTCGGCACCGATGCGAAACCCGTTCGACAACGGGGTGACCCCGAGGCCCGCTGCGATCTGTGTCATGTCGCCAGCTGTCACGCGCTTGAAGCCGCGCCCCTCGGTCATGCTGTCGGTCCAGATGGCAGTAACGAGCCCGCCTTCGTTCACGAGCTCGACGCGACGGGGGCGATAGCCGACCGTGCGCACGTCGAGATTGGCGCCCGTGCCGATGACGGCGCCATTCTTAGATAGCTGTGTTCCGGATGACATGTGCGTTTTCTCCCTGACCCTTGACAGATCGCGGCATTGCTCGCGGCCCTGCTTTCGCTCGGGTCAAAATTACGTAACGCACGAAGAGTAGCCGGGCGCGTTCAGGGCTTGCTATTTCCAGCCGCGAGCGCGTAGGCCGCTTCTTCATTCGCCGATCCGCTGTACGCGTCGTCACCGCGCAGCCACGCGACGACGTTGCCACCGAGCATGTACAGCCACGGGGTGACGATCCAAGTCGCAAGACTCACGTGCAGCGGCGCGCCGAACGCGAGGCCGCACAGCGCGAGCACGAAGCCCGTCAGGCTTGCGCCTTCGTATTGCTTGCAGTGCACGTGTTCGTGCTCTTGCAGCATCGACCACCCTTGCGGGAAGTGGCACCCCCTTCTTGTAGACGATGACGTGCGGCGCAATCGTGATCGCGACGAACGACCCGAAGAGCTTGTCGACGTCGACGGTCAGCGACCATGGCCCGGTCGCGTTGGGCTTGTGCTCGAATCGCAACCCGAGGCCCGACTGAAACGGGGCGAGCAAAATTGCGACAACTGTGGCGAGCACGTCTGCCGGTAGCCCGAACAGATACAGTAGCCAGCTGCGCGCCTTGATCATATTTCCCCCGATCTCTGTTCGCGTGAAGCGACTTTTGCCGGTTCGTGAACCCTGCAAGCAAGAAGCCCCGGCCCGCGTGGAAGCGCGAACCGGGGCCCTTGGGTGGTCAGCCGATGAAGCTCTAAACGAGGCCGTCAGGTGCGAGCACGCCATGCAACTCGGCTATCGTCATGAACGGGGCTGCAAATCGCAAGTGTTTGCGTTCCATGGGGCCTGGCACGCCTCGCTTGCCCGCGAACCATGCGGCCGGCTGCAGCATCGTGCCCCTGTCGAAGGGCGCCTTTCCGGCACAGCCAGCGACCCACAATGACCAAAGCGGGTTCTTCGGTGGCGGCTGGCGCACAAGCACTTCGCCGCCCATCCCGCCGACCGTCGAGCCCTTGCCCTCGAACACCCTGACCTGTGGATTCATCGTCGTATGGCCCGCCGTGGTGTGCGCGTAGACACGCACCCATGGCGTGCCTTGCTGACAGAACGCGTCGCGCATTGTGTCGGCGAAGCCGCCGTCGCCGCCCGTCTCTGAAGCGGCTTCGGGCACGCTGCCCTTGGCTGCAGTCGAGCAGCAATACAGCGGCACGTGCAACACGCTGCGCGCGTCAGTGCCGATCTTTGTCGCGGCGTTCACGAGGTTGACGAAATCGGGGATCTGCGCGTTCCCGATCCCTGCTTGAATGCCGTTGTGCCAACCATGGCAGAAGAATGCGACGCCGCCATAGTCGAGGCCCTTCAGCTTGCCGAGCTCGTCGAACACATAGGCCCGACGCGCAAGCGGGCCCTTCGACGCGTCGAACTTGATCAGCGTGTGCTTGCCGGGCACGAGCGACATGAAGGTCAGCGACTCGGGCTCGAACGCGCCCTTGAAGTCGGTCGAATGGATGTTTCGGTCGGGTGTGATCACGATCATGTTTGGCATTGGGTGTCGATCCTTTTTCAATCGCGCACGCGCCGTCTGCCCGCGGCGCGCTTACCCGACTTCGCCCGGTTCTTCTTGTCGCTCGAAGCCTTCGTCATTGAAGGCTCACCGAGCGACGGGGCAGTCGCTACTTCGCCGATACCTTCGCCGTGATGAAGCGGGCCGGGCGACAGCTGGCGCACGTTCGCGCCCGTGCCGTACCGTTCGATCATCTGGCTAAGTCCGCCGATCGCGGCCAGAACACCCTTACGCAAGTCGGTTTCGCTCATCTCGGTGATCGAGATACCGCCTAAGAGCAGGCGCCGCTCAGGCTCTTTCGCGATTACCCCGAGCGTTTGACCTGTCTTGATGACCGCGTCAGCGATTTCTGTGCGAATGCGAATCGCGCCGACCACGGCGCTGTATTGTTTCTTGTGGTCGAGGTTCGCGACGAGGTCGTTCAGATCGGCGATGTTCCGTTCCTGATCGATCAGATACCGGGCGAAGCGTTGTTCGGGCGTGAGCTCGCGCTCTTCGTTGCCCTTCGACGTGAGCAAAAACTTCTTGGCGATCTGGTAGTGCTGCGCCGTGAGCCCGAGATCGTCGATGATCTCTTCTTCGGTGCTGCCGTCGACAAGCTGTTGATAGATCGTGGTCGCGAGCTCGATCTTCTGCTTGCGCGTCAGAGGCAGATCATCGTCGCGATCGCGTGTCTTCTTTTTCTTCACGTGCAATCCCCAATCGAGCACACACTTCGCGTGCGGCTTCAGGTTCGAGCGCCTTCAAGATCGCGTCGCGCAAGTCGGGCCGGCACCGTGCATAGAACGCGATCGACCCGAGACAGTTCTCGCGCGCTTCTTCGATGGTGTTGCCGCTCTGCACGAACCACTTGAACACGAGGTCGCCCATTTCCGCGTCACCGTCGACGATGTGGATCAGCTTCACGTTCAGCTTGAGCTCGTCGGTTGACTCGACCCCGACGATCACAGACGCGTGCGGGCGGGGCGGCTTCATCGTCGATGCTCCCATGTGATTTGCGTTCGCCATAGGCGCAGCACGCGCGTGCGCGAGTGCGATTGATACGAGAAGGCTGGCCTGACGAATGCCCCGAGCTGCGAAATGCAGATCGTGATCGTCATTCGTCCGACCTCGCATATGGCCGATAGAACATTCGAAAGAGCATCGCGGTTTCCGCGAACCACGTGAACGCCCCGTGCGCCGAATGAAACAGGGGCGTGTAGATCTGCGAGCCGTCCGCGCACGTCACGCGCGTGCGCCACATGCCGCCACGATCCGGGAAGGTGTGCGAGGTGATGCCGGCTGGATCGGTGAACACCGCACACCACCTTTCTTTGTCTTCGTCGCTGATCTGCGTGATGAACCGGGCGCGGTCGTCTTGATCAAGCATCGCCGTCGACCTCCTTGCGGATCCATTCTGGCACGTTCTTCTTCGCGCCCCGAATCAGATCCTCGACCTCGTCGTCGGTGAGTTCCATGCGCAGCTGCGCCGCCTTCAACGTGCCGCGCACCATGTGCCCGTGCAGTCGCAAGCCCAAGACGGCCCGCCCTTGTTCGATGGCACGACGCACGGTCGATTCGGACACGCCGAGCTTCAGCGCGATGCGCCGGTTCGAAAGTCGCTTTCGAACCTTCACGAGCGCGATCGCCTGACACTTCGCGAGGGGCAGCGCGCGCGTCGAGCTGTAGTCGCGCGTCCCGATCAGGCGACCCCGGGGCTTGACCGTCTTCCACGTGGCGCCCGTGGCGATCTTGTAAATCGTCATGTAGCCGACGCGATATTCTTTCGCGATCGGCTTCAAGGGTTCTTTCTTGACGATGCGCTTCTTGATCGAACGCACATCGTCGCGGGACAGCTTAGGCTCGCCTACTGGCACGCCCCTATGTATCGCGTCAGCGGGCCCGCCGCTGAAGTTTTCGGTCAAACAGTTTCCCGAGAAAGCTAGCGCTTAGTGGGCAGGTTCGAGCGATGACGCGATGTTATCGTAACCGTTCGCACGCATGCGCATGTCGGCTGCGAGCTCTCGCAGCTCTCGCGCAAACGCCTTTCGCAAGCTGTCATCGCTCGGCAGCAACGCCGACAAGTCGGGAATGTCTTGACGATTGGCGATGTACCCGAGCAACTTGATAACGTCCAGGCGCGTAGCGGCCACGAGCTGCGCCTTCAACAACTCGCCCTGCGTAGCCATCATGGCCCGCTTGACCTCGATCAGGTCGGCTCGTAACTGCTCGTCGCCTTCGTTGCTCATGCTGTAATTACCGCTTTCGGGCCGGCTTCGATGAATCTTCTTTCGGCAACGTGTCTTCGAAGTGCAAGTGTTGCTCGCCGTCGATCACGTAGTCGCCGCCACCGAGCCGGCCCAATCGAACGAGGTAGCGCACGAGCACATTGTCGCCGTCGGTCAGCTGATTGTGAAGCCAGCCAATGCACGGCCTCTCGCGACCGACTGGCGACTCGTGACAGGCCATGATGTGCAGCGCGTCAATGTCGAGATTCGCCTCGCCGACTCGCGCGATCGTGTTCGTGAGTCGACGATGCGCAGCGCGGTCATAGCCGAGCGGGATCTTCGTTGGATCGGCGCCGACCTTCCACGGGCATTTGCGACACTGGCGTCGGCGCGTGCGTGACGGCGGCTCTTTGTCGTCGTCGGTCACGTTCAGGCCTTCGGGATGTTCGTCAGGTCGCGCTTCAAGTTGTCGATGAAGATGCGCATCAGCTCGATCGTGTTGTCGAGCGTGTCGCCCACGAGCTCGGCTTGCATCCGAACGATCAGGCCGGCGACTGCGAGCGCTGTCACTCGTCGCTGACTGTTCCGCTCCATGATCGACATAACAGCTCGCACCGCTTCGACGACGGTCAGCGGATTGTAAGCGACTGCTTTGATCCCGTGCTTCTTGAAGCTGTCACCGAGTGCCGGCTCGTGGGGCGTGCCGCCCTCGCTCACGAGCTCGGCTTCGTAGATGCCGGCGAACTCTCGAAGCGCGAACGTCAGCGCGGTCAGCACGTTGACCTTCGACGTCGTCTTGTTGTTGAAGACACCGTGCGCCTGCACGTCGATGCACTGCTCACTCGTCGGTCGGATCTCGACGATGAAGATCGTCGACTCGCCACGCAGGTCAGAGATCGCCTTGCTCAGCTTGTCGATCGGCATCGTCTTCAGTCGATCGATGAACTCGCCGTCGCTCTTCGCTTCGTCGTCCATGGCTTTCCTTTTCGCGCGCACGCGTTCGAGCGCACGCGTCACATCGGCGACCGTGAAGCCCCCGTTTCGGATCGCATGTGCGCCCTTGATGAAGTCGTCGGTCGTCATCGCTTCACGTCCAGGTAGGCGCGCTTGAGCCGAGCGCGTGTGAGCTCGTCGAGCGACCCGACGGCCTTCAGCAGCGCGACGAACGACTCGCACCACAGGCAGCCACTCAAGGTGTCGTCGGTCGGCTTCGTGACGGCCCTCACGCCCCGGGCACGCAAGAGAGGGCCTTCGGGGTCGAGCTTGAACCCGGCGAGTGCAGGGCACGCGCAGCGGTCGTGCACGAGGCACCCCGCGGTCAGGATGAAGTCGAGCCCGAGGGGCTTCGACTCGCACGTGCACAGCATCTCGATCAGGGTCGTCGCGGTCGTCGCATCGTCGGCCATCCCGTCACCTGCCTTCCGCGCGGAAAGCTACCGTGCCCTGCTCGCCGTCGCGCGCCCCAAAGCACTGAACATCGCGGGCACTGTCTGGGTGACTGTCTGGGCTTCAGTCGCCCGCGATGCTCTTCGGCCCCGTCATTCGCGTCGAAAACAGCTTGTTTTTCAGTCTTAGTAGCCGAGGTGAGACTCGAACTCACACGACCCGAAGGTCACCGGATTTTGAGTCCCGTCGAATACCATGCTAGGGTGCTCTTCGGCGAGTTTAGAAGGGTCTGACCTTCCAAAACTTCACTGAACAGACCCACCCAGACAGTAACCCAGACAGTTGCCCGAAGGACCCAGACAGTCGGGCACTGTCTGGGTGCAGCGATAGCCTACAAAACAAGAGGTATTTGATGTCGAAAGCACAGGGAAAAGCACCGATCGTCGAGGCCCGCGCACGCGGCACCGTCGAATGGCGTCCCGAAAAAGGGGGGCGCTACATTGCCAAGATCAGCGCCCCCGGTGGTCGGCGCGTGTATGAAGAAATGGTCGACGACGATGGGGCCTTTCTGTTCACCGACAGAGAGAAGGACGAAGACGCGGCCCGTCGATGCGCTGCCGAGTATTCGGCAGCGGTGCGCAACACCGACGCGCCCATGCCCGACCGGCTTCGGTTCGAAACGACCGTGCGCATGTTCGGCGAAGAGTGGACGTCGGGAAAACTTCTGCTGAAGCACGGCAAGGTCAAACGGCTGAAGGCCAAGAAGTCGGTCGACGACGACGTGCGCCGACTCGAACAACACGTCTACCCGTACATCGGAACGCTGGCCGTCTCGGCCGTGACTGAGCAGCACATCGAACAAGCTTTCGCGAAGGCATGGGTCGCCTTCGAAAAGCGATACGGCTACGAGCCTTCATCTGGTACGCGACGTCAGGTGTACATGGTGACGCACCGGCTCTTCGACCTGTCGGTCAGGCCCGGGCGCTTGCGCAAAGACAACCCGGTCGACATCGGGCTCTTGCCCGAGCCCGATCCCGAGAAGCTCTACAGCTATTTGTACCCGAGCGAGCTTTTGATGTTGCTGAAGTGCGTCGAGATCCCGATCGAGCGTCGCGTTTACTACGCGCTCGCGACGTACACCGGCCTGCGCAAGGGCTCGATCCTTGTCGCGTCGAAAAGGAAACGGGGCAACGCGAACGAAGACGATAACCTGATCAAGCGCTACCTGTGGTCGTCGATCGACCTCGAACACTCGACCGTGCTCAGCTTGATCAACAAGAACGGCAGACCACAACTTTTCGATCAGCTCGACGACACACTGCCCGGGCTCGGCTCGCTGATCGAGTTGCTTCGTCGCTGGCGTGAATACAGCGGATGGCCACCTGACTCGGCACCGATCATCGAGACGCTTCACTGTCGACGACGCAACGAAGCCGCGACGCTTCGACAAGATCTGCTCGTCGCTGGCGTCACGCGCGGCATACTCTTCTCGAACACCGACGAGATCCAAGCGCTGCGCTTTCACGACTTGCGCGCGACGTTCGTCACGTGGGCAAAGCGCGCAGGCAAACACGACGGCTGGATCAAGCATCGGACCGGCCACATCACCGACACGATCATGGAACGATACAACCGCGCAGCGAGCAACGTCAGCGAGCTGCGCATGAAGCCCGGCCCGTTCCCTGACATCTCGCTTGCGATTCCCGAGCTCGTCGACGTCAACGTGACTCGGCTGAAGCGTCGACGCTAGGCCAGGCCGTTGCGCTTGAGCATGCGCTGAACGGTATCGCCGAACTCGCCCTTTGGTTTCGGCTTCGCATCGGCCTCGGGTTTCACCTTCTTGGGGCCGATGCGTCGCGCGGCCAAAAACTTCGCGAGCTCTGACCGCTGCATCATGAGTCGACGACCGACCCGGCTGACTTCGCATTCGCCTCGCTCGGCAGCTGCGACGATGCGCTTCCACGGGTAGTCATCGCTGCGGATGTTGATCCAGTCGCCGTCATTCGCGGGCAACGCTCGCTCGGTGAGCGCGCCCAAGAGCTCGCGCACGGTCATGTCGAGCGGGTCGCCGCCCGAGAAAAGCGACGGCGCAGGCCGTGGTGCTTCTTGAACCGCTTCGACTCGGGGCGGGTGCTTCTTCGACATGCCGATCAGATACCGGCTCGTCGGGCTTCCGCTGAAGTTTTTAGAGTGAGGCGCGCGCCCGTTTGGGGGCTTCAATGGGGCCGACCCCGAGGGCGGGTCGGAAGGGCGCGCGCCGATCCCGGGTTACCGCCTCTCGCGCGCGCACGCAAGGGGGTCGGCATGGATCGGGCACGACGTCGCCAGCCTGTGACTCGCTTCGGCGTCCCGTCGCACGCGCGCTGCCTGTAGCCCTGCATGATCCACGGGCAGCGCAGTGCTTGGGTCGTACACCATTGTGCGCGCGTATTTGTTTTCTTCCCTACGAACGCGATCCGCGCGCACGCACGCGAGGGCGACTTGTCTTTCGTCGTGGTTCATCCGGCCAGCATGGTTCACAGAGGGTCACGACGCCAGCTTGCCAACACGGCAAGCACCACATGCCCATGCGCCCGTCGACGAGCTCTGCATAGAATGGCATCGGCTGCGCGTGCCCCGCGGGGCACCTGAAGTGCTGGGTCACTTCACTTCCGCCGTTTCTCGATGAACTGATCGACGACAGCGTATGCGAGCACCGGCCAAACCAGCGCCACGAGAAACCACGTGTAAAGCCCCATGCCCGAGTAGTAGCCGCCGCCGTCACCGTAGCCCTGTCGGCGGCGCTTCATCGCTGCGAGGTGTCGCCGTTCCGAGCCCGTCATGTAGATGACGTGCGCGAAGCCAATCGCAAGCCAGACGCACGCACCGGTCAGGACCCATCGCATCGCCGTCATCTCCAAACCTCGCAAGCCGCTTCCCATGCCTTCAGCGCGAGAACACCTTCGCGCGTCGCATAGTACATCCGACGAGAGGGACCGATCTCGCCGACGGGCGGAAGCTCTCGACGCGACCACAGGAAGCCGCTCTTGACCAGTCGCCCAAGTAGCACGTACATCGTGCCTCGCTTCACGTCGGCAGCTCGACAGAGCTGCAACCCATACGAGCCACCGAGATCCACGATCATCGAAAGGATCTTCTGCTCGGTCGAACTGAGTCGCGTCGCGTTGCAGTTGTTCGCTTGTGGCGGCATCAAACCTTCTTCGGCGCCACGCGCTGCAGCTGCGTCGTCGGCGAATAGAGATCGCGAAAGGTCACGACCGCTGCGTTCTGCACGAAATCCCAAGCCTGCCCGGTGTGATCCTTGTTGCCGGACGCGTCGGGCGTGAAGTGATTTAGCAGCGCATGCAGAAGCTCGTGCATGAGCGGCTGCCCCGTGCCGATCATCTCTTTCGCGAGCGACTTGCGGATGATCGCCAGCGGCACGCGCTCGAAGGCGCTCGACACGTCGGTCAGGTAGGCCGCGATGCGCTTGCCGAACATCGCTGCGCCGATTTGATCGACGAGCTCGTCGTCAGCGAAGTGCACCCCGATCCTCGGGAACACGGTTTCGGCGCCAGCGTCCCCCGGGCGCCACGAGCGCCACGCTGTGAAGATTGCAGTCGTCGCGGTCTGACACGCGTCGAGAAGCAAAAGCCTCTCGCCGTCCGAGCCAGGCGGGTCGATCACGATGACGTCGACCCCGAGCACGCTTGTGCGGATCAGCTGTGCGCCCTTCGGCCACGAGAGCCGGCGCATGTTGATCCATCCGACCACGCCGACCACGCTGAAGCCGATCATCGTTGCCACGACCACAAACCAAGCTTGTGTGCTCATACACACTAGGCTAACCGAAGAAATGACCACTCGGGCCCGTCGTACCCTCGCCACATTTCGAGCTGCGCGCTGTAGGGCAACATGAGCGGGCGCCTCGGGTGCCCGTCTTTGGACATGCCCAAGCACCACGGCTCGACGTCGAGCTCGTCCGATGCCTCTGCAAGCCAGCGCAGCGACCGCGCACGGGGGTCAGGTGGCACCTGCAGTATCGACGCACCCCATGCGAAGACGACGGCGTCTGTGTCCTGCAGGCGCGCGCGCACGGCTGCGATGTTCGACAGCACGCGCCCTGTTCTGTGGCGCAGTTCTTTGGGGTCGGTCGCGCGCAAAGAAAACAGGTTCACGACATACATGCGCCCATATCCGAGGCGCTGTGCGAATCCGATGCATTTGCGAATCGTAGGGTCGTCGACCTCGCCGTCTGCGACCGACGGATTCAGCATTACAAACGTAATCGTTCGCAAGCCATGCCAGTCGCGTAGCAGCCAAAAGCGGTTTTCGCCCGCGCGATCGATATATGCTTTTCGGATCATCGCTTCCGCACCCGGATCGTCATGAGCACAACCTCTTGATCACGTGACCCACGACCTCGCCGCATTTCGGCACAACCGCATTGCCTAGCGCTTTACGGCGCGACGAAGGCTTGTCCAATCTTCCGGAAAGCCCATGAACCACTCGCACCATCTTGGGTTCAGCGGCCCGCCAGCAATCGCCTGAAGCGACAAGCGAATCTTTCCAACGCGACCCGCCGCCCCCCCCCTGTTCGAACCGTACGATTGAGCTGTTAGCGTGGGCAGCAATGATGAAGACGCGAGCGCGCCTATGTTTCGCGCCAACATATCGCGCCGCAATCGGGATCGGTAGACACGCATAGCCGTCCCGTGCCAGGGCCCTGCATACAGCGTCGACCCACTTACGCGCGCCGCTGGCGACATTTTCCACCACGACCCACGACGGGCGAAGCTCTTGAACGATTCGTCGGAACTCAACCCATAAGCCGCTTTTAGAACCAGCAAGGCCAGCGCGCTTGCCGACGCTGCTGATGTCTTGACACGGGAATCCGCCACAGATGAGATCGACTCGCGCGAGGTTCTTTTTGCCGACTGTTTTGACATTTCTGTATCTCTCAACGTCTGGCCAACGTCGAGCAAGAACCGCTCGGCAGTAGGCGTCTCGCTCGACCTGCCACACTGTTTCGCCGATGCCGGCGCGTTCTAGCCCCAATTCGAGCCCGCCGACGCCCGAAAACAACGACCCGATCTTCATCGTCATGACTTGAGTCGCTGCCTACCGAGGTGGCCGCGCAAAACACGCAGGTAGTAGAACACGCGAAGCTTGGCCTTCTTCCACCATGGAAGCGCCGAGTACAGCGCACGGGCGTGATCCGTCACGACCTGCTTCGTCAGCAACACGACCACGCCCGTGCGCATGAGCTGCGTCTGCAGCCGGGCGAAGCGCTTGGCTTCGTTCGGTTTCAGCTTCCGCGCCGACGATGTCGTCACGAGCTGCGTGAACTCTTGAACCGACCGGGCATTCAGACGATTGACCCGGGCGTCGACTACAGCGAATCGCATTGGTTGACCGCTCATGCCCATAGGTACGCGACGACCCGGGCCGGCGCTGACTCGACCACAGCACCCGCCACCTTGCCCGGGCGTTTCCAAGCGTCGCCGCCACAGGATACGATCGAGCCACATCCGATCGCCGTCACAGTAAAGGGAAGACGTCGAGCGCATGACGACTACAGCCGGGGCAGTGTGCGGCTTCTGCCATCGCCCGCGATGCCGCGCAGCTTCGTCTTACTTTCTTCGGATCGCGACCTCACACCGAAAGGCCCGCAACGAATGACGAACGAGCGGCACGCACAGATCAGGGTTCGACTGCGAGAGATGACCTGCAAACGAGTAAGCGTGCCGATCGACTTGTATTTCGTGGGATGGGGCCCGAACGAAGACGGCACAAAGACGTTTTGGTGTGTTGGACCGGGGCTGCAGCTCGTCGAAGGTACGACGCTGCGCGCTGACACCGATGTCGCCGACTTCGAAACGCTTCACGAATTTCTTGGCATGGTTACATCCGACCACGAATCGATGCTAAACGACTTGATGCGTTGAAGCGTTCATCCGATACTTATGGTGTCACGTTTCAACAAGAGGACAAAACGCCGTGAAGTTTGTATCGACACTGTTCGCCGCTGCCCTGCTACTGACCGCAAACGTCGCCGAAGCCAAGAAGCCAGAAGCCAAAGCGACTTTCACCTGTGCGATCGTCGACCTGAAGGTCGTTACCGAGCTCGATGGCCGTGGTTGGGAACGCTTCAATGCCCTCGTGCGCATGAGCTGCACGAACACGGGCCCCAACGTCGCGAGCATCGACGTCGCACATGTATTCTTAGAGGATCAAGAGTACGAATGGGACCCATCGAGTGATATCGACGTCTTCAATTCCTACTACGGCAACGACCCCTCGGTCGACTTCGCGCGGCGCACCATCAAGACGGCACCTGGCAAATCGTCCGACTTCGTCTTTTTCTTCGAAGACGTAAACAGCAAGTACGGCGTCGACCTCGTACTTGACGCCGACGGCACGAAGTATCCCTTGCCAGTGTTGCCACACTGATATGACGATGTGGTGACATAACCCACCCACACAAAAAAGTTTGCGCGTTGAAGCAAACGGGACTAGGTTATAGCCATGGACGCGACGAGCAACGGTTACCGCTTCGCAGAGCTCGCTCTCGGTGAGAGTTTGCAGTCGCCGACAGTGTGTGATCATTGTGGACGAGAGGATCTCAAGCGCACGATAAAGCTGATCAATCCAGAAGGTCGCGCCATGTGGATAGGTGGCGGCTGCGCCGCTCGGTTGATGGGCGTCGAAGTGAAAGTCGTACGTGCCGCCAAGAAGGTCGCAGAGGATCGCGCCTACGAAGCCGAGCAAGCTGCCAAGCGCGCGGCGCACAGGCTCGAAGACGCTGCCTGGCAAGCCTTTCTCGACCGCAACGCGCCTGGCCTCGACCGCTACGATCAGATCCGTGCGTTGGGCGGCATGGCCAAAGCGCGCGAGCTCTTGCGCCAACAGTCGGCCAGCTGATGTAAGTGGAAGCTGACGAAGGACATGCGCTCACAGTACGCCTGACAGCTTCGACTTTCCCACATGCGGCGCCGATCACCTGGAAGAAGTAAAACAGGGTGAGTGAAGAAGTTGTTTCTGTTGCTCGTTTTCGCCGCGGCATGCGCACCGCTTGGCGAGAATCAAGCCGCGAAATATCGGGCCGAGATGAAGCTGATCGTGCAGTCGATGGCCATCGACGGCCACCACGTCGACGCGAACGAGCTCGGGGGCATCGACGTCATCGAGTTGCCGCTCGACGAGCTGCACGAGCACTGCAAGCGCAATGCCTACGGCTGCACGACGGGCTACGTGTCAGGTGTTACGATCCTCTTGCCTGATCGACGCGCATGGGTGTGCACGGGTGAACCGGGCACGCGCAAGGGTCAAGGATGCTGGTACACACAGGGCGAGATCGCGCTTCACGAATACACACACGCCGCCTATCGCCAGCTCGGGATCGAAACGGGCGACCATCCTGATTTTTTCAAAAAGACCTTCAAGCGCGCCTATGACGAATGGGCCTTGTGGAATCACCCCGACGAAGAATAGAAGGCGAACCCAATGGATCCGAACGCAGCCCTTGACGGCATTCTCTCGAACTTCATGATCTCCGATCACGCAGAGGCGCTCGCGGGATGGCTCGCAAAAGAGGGCTTCGCGCCTGACGAACGCACATTGCCCGAGCACGACAGGTGCCCGGCGTTTATCCGCCAGCACGTCGCGCGCCATTACCCGGGCGCTGACTTCGAGTCGATTCGTGTGCGCGCGGATCGCGCGGGCTTGTGGACTGCCCCGCCCGCGGGGCAGTGGTTGTCACTCGCGATCTGGCCTGACCTCATGAGCGCCGACGACGACGAGTGCGACGAGCAGTCAGAATAGCTTACCTAAAAAGTTGTTGCGTTGAAGCGAACGCCTGCTAGTCTAGTTCTCATGGACGCACGCCGCTTCATTCTCGCTGGAAACGCAACGTTCACGATCACGAGTGCCAAGTCGGGCACGCGGTTCACGTACAAGATCAAGGCGAAAGAGCTCGACGGCGGCCGCACGTTGCACTTCGTCTCGGTGCTGACCGGCGACGACAACGAATCCGACTACACGTTTTTGGGAACGATCTTCGAGGGCCGCGAGTTTCGCCACAGCTCGAAGTCGCGGATCGGTCGCGAGGCCCCTTCGGCGCGCGCCTTCGCTTGGTCGTTCACGCGGATCATGGGCGAGTCGCTGAACGGTCAGGCGACCGTGCACCACGAAGGCCGGTGCGGACGCTGTGGCCGCAAGCTGACCGTGCCGAGCTCGATTGAACTCGGCCTCGGGCCCGAGTGCGCTGGCGCGTGACCGCTTTTGGCAAAGCGCCCCGAGGCGAGACTCGCTTTCGGGGCGCCTGTCGCTCATCTTGCGAGACGGATCTCGCAGACACGTGCCAGCACGAAAGTCTCAAGCCCCGGGGCGGCTTACGATTTAGTCACAGGCCCTTGCAGGCCAGCAAGCTTTGGCTAACTGTGGCCCCGCTTTCGTGTTTCCGAGGGCTTGCGATCTCGGGGGGACACACGAGGGTCGCGCGGCAGCGGGCCGCTAACCCGCTGTGCCGCGCTTGCGAACTTCGCGGTCGACTTCGGCCCGGGCACGTCGACGAGCTCGACGATTGCCGCCGTACTCGGCTGCGAGCTTCTTGTATTTCGCCTCGGTCGCGTCGAGCTCTTGCCGCTTGGCCAGCAAGGCCGCTGACCGCTCGCGTGTCGGGCTCGACGCTGGCGCCTGGCCTGCGACGGCCTGCTCGTCGAATGGCGGCTTGCCCGGGCGCTCAGTGTCCATTGCGCGGGTCGTTCTCGACCGCGTCGTCGGTCAGCTTGACGACGGGCCCGGGGTGGCCCTGCACGACCGGTGCGATGGGTAGGCTTCCGACCGAGCTCGTAAGTGCGAGCTCGACCCGGTTCATAGATGCCTTCATGTCGTCGAGATCACGAAGTAGCGCGTCGCGGTTCGACTCGCACGTCGACACGTCGACAGCACCGAGGCCCCATCGCATGACGCGACCGACCGCTGTTTGCACTCTGCCGCTCGCCTCGACCAATAGACCGAGCTGCACACCGAATCGTTCTTCTTCGATCGTCATCATCTTGGAATCCCTCACTCGCGCCGACGATGGCGCTTGCAGAAGATCTGTGTCGCTGACTTTTCGCTCACCCATCCCCACGACCACCCCTCGGGCAAAACGACTTTGACCGGGGCAAGTGCGATCGGATGCTGCATCCCGTGAAGCGCGGGCTTCATGCGAAACAGCACAAGCGCGCGCGTGCGCGCTCGACAACCGGGCACGTCACACAGCGCTATGAACCGCTGCGCGAGCATCGCCTTCGACCTTACGTCGCTCGCTGAAGTTTCGTAACGCATCGCCGCACGTCGCTGCATCGTGCGGAATGCGGCAGAACGTATCGGCACAAACGTACTTTCGGCAGTGCTCGCACTTGGACACGACGAAGTGATCTTTGCGAACACGGCTGCAACACTCACAACTAGGTTTTTTCACGTTTCCTTTTCCTTGCGAGCTTCGCGAGCGCGCTATCGCGCGAGCTCTGCAGCACGCGCAAATCGACTTCGAGCTTCGAGAGCTTCTTCTCGACCTGTTCGAGCCGGGCAGCTGCACAGATCGGGCACATGCCGTGAAACTCGAATTCGCAGGCCCAAAAACGCGCGCACTCGGGGCAGCGTCGCTCGCGTAGTCGGACGATGATCGGTTGAATCTCGATCGCCACGACGAGAGTTACCGCAAACGATCAGACGCCGCTGACTACTTCTTTCGTTTCCCGCCGCCGCCTTCGTCGCCTTGTCCCCGATCTTTGGGCGGCGGGACGATCGGTGTCGGCAGCTTGCTCGATCGCATCTTCCGACCGTGTGGCCCTACAATCGGTGTAGCGTCAGTCGACGACGCTACGTTTTCATTTCTCAGCGCCGCCGACACGTTGCCGAAGCGAACCATCGTGTCGCGAACGCCCGCGTGATAGTGGGCATTGCTCAGCGCGCGCAGCGTCGCGATGACTCGATCACGAATCGAGTCGGGTAGCACTGCGAGCTCGACGCGAAACTCTGCCGCGATCGAAGCGAGCGCGAGGTGTATGTCGCCGTTGCGGTTCGTCGTCTGAGACACCACGGCTACAGCTTACCCGATCGACTCACCTGCACACTCGACACCGATGGGGCTGCGCCACGCAAGCGACTTCACGGCCTGCGCTCAAGCCCCGACTTCTGCGACATTTCCCCCTGTTTCGTGCCGAAACTTGCCGCGTTCCTGTTCTCAGGCGTCACTTGTTTGCCCCGCCCTTCACACGCGCCACCATGGCGGCGAACGCGGCCCGGTTGCCGTAGCAGTCGAACACCGTCATAGGGCCCTCGTCGAAGCGCACGAGGCGCTTGTTGTACGTGATCGCAGTCCGACGCACTTCGGCCCGGCCCCGAAGCCACTCGGCACCGAGAGGCGTCAGGCGCCAGCGCCCATACTCGACCTGCTCGACGAGCCCCCAATGACGCAACTTGGCATAGTCGCCGTTGCCGTCGCGCAGGCCCTTCGTCGACGTCGTGTGCTGCAGATACATCTTGACAAGCGTCACGCACATCTTTCGCGTGATGTGCCTGCGACTCTTGTGCGCTGGCTTCCTGCAGCACGGGCACTTCACTGCGATCTTGCGTTCGAGCCGAGCTTCGAGCCAGCGCCTACAGAACGCGAGCGTGACTTTCTCGGGGTCATGCTTCGAAGTCATCGATCGGAACTACCGAATCGCGCGCGTCGTCGCTGACCTCGTCGTCATCGTCGTCGCCCTTCGCTTTCTTGAGCCAATCGGCAAACGCTTCGATGTCGATCACGCGCAGCAAGCTCAGCGACGTGTACACGTCACGCGGCATCGTCGCGCCGACGGCGCGCTCGATGCGCCGAAGCGCCTTTTGCTTTTTCGTGTTCGGTGACATCTAGCTTGCGACGAAGCGCCTTTCGACCTTGGCGCCAACCGTCGCGCCACAGCTCGTACATGTACAAGTATAGTCCGGCGCTCATCACCGGGCGACCTTTTACGAGGTACGCGCGAGCCCGCAACGTGCGAACGAACCTCTTGCAGTCTTGCCAGCGCTTGGGGTGGCAATCTGCTTTCGAGGCGTCTGCGCTGATCTTCGTGCTCTTCTTCATCGCGTCTCGCATTCCCTTGGCTAGGTCGCCCATGTCTTTCGTCTGCTGATCGGGGGTGCCTTCGTCGAGATGGTGCTCGCCAGCCGAGACGACGCGCACCGCTGCGCGCGCGACGTGGCGCCCGTTCGGGCGCTCAAGACAGACGTGGCGCCCGAGCTGACAGAGATCGCAGGCGCACGCCGAAATGACGAAACGTGCTTGACCGGCCAATCCGACTGACTGCCCCATCGCTCGCAACGCCTTGCCCGTGTACATCACCACGGCACCCGGTCGCAGCTCGCCCGCGAACCGACGAGAGCTCTCGTCGCGCGTGCGCTTCAAGTTCCCTGCATAGGTGTCGGGCTGCATGCCGCCTTCTTTCGCGCGCGCACCGCGCGCCGATTGCATTTGACCGAGCAGTAGATCGCGTCGACGCGACGACCCTTCACGCAACGACCACAGACCGAGCATGTGCGAGCCGTCTGCTTTCGAGCCTTCTTGCGCCGATAGTAAGCCTGCAGCGAAAGGTGTCGAATCCGGCACGCGTCCGAACAATAACGCGTGTTGCCACGGTACGGGCAGAACTGCACCTCGCACCCTTTTCGCTTGCAGGTGATCAGGCCCCGACGAAACATGCGCGTGCGAAGAGCGCGCAGCGAATGGCGCCTTTTCGCATCGCGTTTGCGCTCGACGTAGTCGCTGTGCCGATGCCAGCCGATGGCCCGCAATCGTTCGGCATGATGCGACTGTGCATCGCAGAACACCTCGATCACGTCGGCAGTTAGATCAAGCCATGTCATTTTGTGGATCTCGGCACGCGATGCACTCGCCTGTCACAAGACTGATCGGGCCCGCTTCATGATCGGTCGCGCCGCAGTTGCAACAACAAGGCAGACAGGTCGCGCACCAAAAGATCTCTTCTGGATCGAGCGGACCGGCACATGCTGCGCATTCGAGCACGGCCACTCTCACCGCTTCCGCTTCCGCTCGGTCGAGCTCGCGAGCACATGCCGGCGAACGTTCTTCCGGACGTCGACGACCTCTCGCTTCACTTCGCCCGGATACGGCGGCGGCGGCAAGCGAACCTCGCTCAGCGCGCGCTCAAGCGCCTTGTGCAGCGTCGAGCCTTCGAGCTCGGTCGCGACAAACGAGTACAGAGCACACAGCCCTTGCTTGCCGGCTTCGTTCGGATCGCATTCGCTGTTCAGTAGCGCTGCCTGCACTTCTTGAAAAACGGTGTTGTCGCTCATGCTGCACCCTTGTTGTTTTTCACGATGCGAAGATGACCCTTCATCTGTCGCGCCTGATTGCGATCGGCTTTCGCTTTCGCGTTGGCTCGGTGGCCAGCGTTCGCCAAGATCTCGCGCTGCACTTCGATCGGCGCATCGGGCAACCACACCCGGCCAATGTCTAGCACTGGCGAAGACAGCGCATAGACGAACGGCCACGGGATGCTGCACCACATGCGCAGGCTCGCGCCCTCGCCAAACGACAGAGTGCCGCTCAGCGCTTCGCTGTCGCACTTCAAGTCATGGATCGGCCGTGGCAGGTCGAAGCCCCATTCGAGCACGAGGCTAGGCGTCGCGCGCAGGTAGCCCGGCACGACGACTTGTTTCGGGCGCGGATCAAGATGAACTCTCAAGAGGCCGTGACCCATCCAATTGATCGCGATCTCTGACTTGCTCGGCTGATCCATTGCCGGAAGTACCGGGCGGGCTCGATGGTCGCTGACCGCCCTTCGCGTTCTCGATCAGCTTCGCGTATTCGCTGCCCGAAAAGACCTCGGGCGCCATTGCGAGCGCGACGACAATCAGGGTGCGGAAGCGCGCAGCCTTCGGCAGCGCCCCGAGGATCGCGGACACGTGCGTCATGGCCTGCAGCTCAAGCACAAGCATTCCGGGCTCGGCAGCTGGCGGCACGTGCGAGAACAAAGGTGCTTCGAGCACTTTGCGCAGGCGCTCGACGGCCTGACAAAAGGCCATCATGCACAGCTCATCACGGAACCTGTGATCGTAGGCCGCGACGACGGCGAGTGCGAGCTCGCGCAAAGTCACTTCGCACCTTCTTCTGTCGGTCGAGCGCGCTCGAACTTCCGCTTGTAGTATTCGCTTTGCACTTCGTGCTCGCAGGCGATCGCTGCGTTCGCGGTCATGAGCGCCTCGCGCACCTTGCGGATCGCTGCCATCTGATCGGCACCGGGCGGTGTGAACTCTGCAATGTACGTCGCGAGTTGCTTGCTCAGCCGACGAGTCTCTTCGTAGCGCGCTGTTTGGCCCGGTCGTGGCGGATGGTGCATGAACCAGTTGTCGAGATCGATCGCGTCGACGATCGGAACGAACGGGCGGTCAAGATCACCTTCTTCGGTCGTGTTGCGTGCCTTCATTGTCAGGGCTCTCGGTGTTGGGGGTTGCCACATCACTTCCACTAGCTACCCGGTCCGGGCCGCTGTGGCTGAAACTCTCTTGCGGCGCGGTCGGGCCCCGTGCGATACCGAGCCAGCCAAGAGCTCTATGACGATGACATTCGAACAGGCCAAAGCTCGCGCCTATGGCGTAGCGTTCGGCGCATTTTTTCGTGTGATGCGACGACTCGTCGGCGAGACAGGTATCGCCCGCCTCGCAGGCGACAGCGACGATCACTTCACGCTGATCAGCGTCGGCGACGGCAAGGCGTTCGCGGTGCACGTGATGGTCAAGTGCGGCCCGATCTTCAACGCGTCCGAGCTCGACGCAATCATCGACCCGCCGTCGACGCTCGACCCCACGAAGAACTAAGAGGTGACACTGTGGCCATCACGACGCGGCCCTATATTCGCTGCAACACGTGCCAGCGGAAGAGCTACAGCGAAAACGACATTCGGCATCGTTTTTGTGGGGCATGTGACAAATTCCACGATGACCCGAGCAGCTACACGCTTGGATCGACCGACCGCGTAGCGTCACCTGACGAGCTGCATCAGATGGCCAATGCATGCGCGCTGTACCTGACGCAGGCCGAGCTCTCGACCGTGGTGAAAGCGTTTCTCGAATGCAATGACGAGCTCATGCGAGAGCTCTCCCTGCAGCACGGCAACGACGCACCGATCACGCCGCTCGATTGGGCGCGGATAATGTTCACGAGCGCACACGCGGCGCTCGCGTCGCGAGAAGTCGATAACGCGATCAGGCTGTGCTTCGGGGCGCGCAAAGACAAAAAGGAACCGACACCATGACAGAGACGGCCACGCTGAAGTCATATCGCCACTACAAAGGGGGCACGTACACGCTTCTGCACGTCGCGCGTAGCAGCGAAGAGCGCGAAACGCTGCTCGCTGTCTACGTCTCGCATCAGACGCAAGCCGTATGGGTGCGCCCATGGGTGATGTTCAATGAACCGGTGCGCTGGCCTGACGGCGAGATCCGCGCGCGCTTCTCCGAAATGGCGCCCAAGCGCTGGCGCCTGATCGGTCACGACACGCTCGAAGGCGCCGACTATCCATTGACCGAACACGACAGCGAAGAAGCGGCGCAGCGAGCTGCAAGTGAACGAATGCGCATGCTCGAAAGCACACAGCCCTCGCGCTCGTCGGGCGGGCAAGACGGCATACAAGATCGCGTGTACATCGAGCGCCCTGACGGTTCGCGCTTCCGCTTCGGTGGCACCCCATGACGCACACCTATGCCTTCCTCGAAGTGCTTCCCTCGACGTGGCATGACGTCCGCAAGCGTCTCGAACAGGCCGACTACGTTCACGCCTTCCACGACAACGCGATCGACATGCACGGGCTCGCGCTGATCGAAATGCGTCGACCGCCATACGAGGGCGAGAGCATCTTCGCGCGAATCGAGCGTGGCGACTATGACTACCCAATCGACGACGTCACGGGCGAGGTCGACACGAACGCGATCGAACGCTTCAACCGCGAGGCGCTGCACTTCGTCGGCCTCACCGATCACCCGAAGGCGACCGAGATCTTCAACTTCTGCACGGGGCTCGTCGCGCACCACGTCGATCTCGACATCAAAGACACCGTCGGGTTTATGCGCAAATACAAGACAGAGATCGTGCGGAAGCTCGAAACGATCGCCTCGTTCATGCAGTGACGCGAACAGGGCGCCTTGCGATGAACGAGGCGCCCGCCTCACTGCACGTCGAGTGCGCCACCCAAGAGCGCGCGAACTTCAGCGCGCACCGACTGCCGCACCATAAGGCGCAAGCTAAGCGCCAATCGATCCGCGACCTCTTTCTCGTCATTCGGATCAAGAGCTTCGTGTGTCTTCTGCATGCCGGGATACTTCGCGAGCACAGCGGACGGCACCTTGACGTTGCTCTTCGCGTGCCCATTCGTCGCCGTCTTCGCAACAACCTTCGCAGTTGCCGCCTTCTTCGCGGCCTTGCGCTTCTTGCCCTTGGCTTTCAGCTGCGCCTCGAACCTCGCTTGGTGACGAACCTGATGAACGGCCTGTCGCGAGATGTCGATGCCTTCAGCCTTGCCAGCCGCGATGACCTCGTCGACCGAAGCCGTGGGCCGTGCTCTCACGAAAGCAGCTTTCGACACTTTGCTTTTTTGCTTCTGCGTCATAACTCTTGGCCTATCCTTTCTAGGGTTTCGGTGTCTATCATTTTGCGCCACGGCTGACAACTTTGCCCCGGGGAACCGACGCACATGGCTGAAGACGCTCGCACGATGAAGCTCTACATCCTGCACACCGCAGCAACGCATGAAGAAGTCACCGAGTGCGGCGCATGGCTCGCGACGAAAACCGGGCAGCTTGCTGTGTTCGACGAAGCGCCAAGCGGCTACGTCGTCGCAGCGCCCGCCGATACGGTGTGGACGCAGACGCGTTGGCTCGCCGCGATCGCGGTGCTGAGCGCTTCGCCCTTCGTCTTTCGCTTCGCGCAGCACTTCGCGCCCGGCTTGACGCCGCTGCAAGGCTTCGGCGTCGGATGGATCGCCGCCGTGCTCGTGTTGCTTCTCGGGCGTAACGCTATGAGAGCGCCATGACCGAACGCTTCTATCGCGACGCCCCCGAGTATCGCGCGGCCGTGCGAGCTCGAAAGCTGAAGCTCGCAGGTGCCATCGCCTTCGCGTTCATTCTCGGGGGCGCGCTGTGCGCGCTCGGCTTCGCCGCGCTGCGCTTTGGATGGCCATGACGGGCCCCGATTGGATCAAGGTCGCTTTTTTGCTTTGGCTCGTCGCGCGGGACTTTTTCGACGGGCCCGCGGACTGGCCTGACGAGCCGGAAGAGTGACGGCGGGGTTATACTGTGACAGCTCGAACGTGTCGCCCGAGAACGCTGCCATCGCCGACACCGCGCCGATCTCGAAGAGCCGTGCGAGCGAATGCGGGTGCGCCGTGATGAACTTCAGCAAGCGATCGTAAAAGTCTTCGCTGAAGAGCGCTTGCTCTCGCAGCTCGCCGATCTCAATCACGACTCTCGTTTTCATGACCTTCGTGCGCTTCATGGTGTTCCGCCTTTCGGACGACCGATCAGTCATCGTCATCGTCGTCTTGGTGGCGCCCGAACAGATTGTAAACGTTGAGCGCGAAATTCGTGAAGCGCTCGACCTTTTCGCGTGCCGTGTGCTCGTTCGATGCGTTGCCGGTCATTGCGATGACGGGTTCGCTCTCGACGTCATTGTCGTCGACGTGAATCGTCAACGACCAACGATATCGGCTCGTGTTCGGATTCGGCGACTGAGTCTTCGACGCTCGCTCGCCCGATGTCGGTGCCAGCGTCGCGAGCTCAATAGTCTGATTGATTCGGTATTTCTTCGACGCCATGTGCGAGCCTTTCACGAACCCGGGGCGGCCCGAGCAGTCTGCAGTTTTCGGGTAACTACCTGAACGAGGGTAACTGTATGAACGACCGGGCCGACCTCGTCGCGCCAAAGGGGTCGACGGTTCTTCGGGTAACTGCCTGACGGGTCATGCGCCAGCCGTCGACCACTCGCTCAGTAGGGCAAGCAGGTCGGGGCTCGTGCCGCACGCGGCCCGCCATTCGTGCCACCGGTCGACCAGTGCCGAGACATCGTCGCGCGACGTGACCGGGCACGGTGTCTCGTTCCACCAAAACCACGTGACGACGAGCACGCTCGACATCTTCGCGCGCGTGTCGAGACAGATGGCCGCTGCATCGTTGACAGTGCCGCCCTTCTTCGCTTTCCCGCGCCAGTGCCAAACGCCCGCCCGGTCCTGCATCCATTTGTTTACGCCGCCCATTCGGCGAACAGTGCCACGGGCCCGGGGACAGTGCCAAGTCATCTGCGTCGCGCGGCCCGACCGACGGCGGACCGAGGTGTCAGCGGTAACGGGTAACTGTTTGAACGAAGGCGCCTTTCGGGTAACTGTTTGAATGACACCCCGTGGGTAACTGATTGGCGGAAAACAGGCCCCGGGGCGGCTTCGGGTTTCATACCCGGGGCCATGCCTGGCACTGTCGCTCGGATTCCCGAACGCGCGTCAGCGCGAACGAAGGGCCCTTCGAGCTGTCTCGCCTTTCATGGGTCATTCAGTTACCCATCAGCTCGGCAGAATGGTCGAAGCGACAGCTCGACCCCTCTGCTCGCTCTGCCGAATCGACACCGCTGCCCCGTGGGCGATAAACCGCCCGCATAGACCGACCGATTAGTAGCGTCGCCCTTGTGGGTCCGCCATCACTGCCGACCGTGTAGGATAGGTCGGAAGGGAGCCCTCACTAGTGGGGAGGGGGTACCCCATTCATACAGTTACCCTACCTCGTTCACATAGTTACCCGAGGCCCGGCTGTACTACTGGGTAACTGTTAGAACGATGCCGGCCCCTCACGCCAATCATTCACACAGTTACCCTACACCGTTCTACTAGTTACCCGGCACACGGGTAACTGTCAGAACGAATCCAGGTAACCATGTGACCGATGCATACACCTGCACGACCTGGATGCCCTGTCAGTCCTGTCGAGCTGCAGTAAGACAGGGCTAACAGGGGGTGGCGCAGGGGGCGGGGCGAGTCAGTTGGGACCGGGATGTTCACGCTGTGCTCTATTCGGGATTCCACAGATACAGCATGGATGAGCTGCACAGGGGGATGCTCTTTTCCCTGGCTCTCATACATACGCTGCAGGTGCACGCACAACCGGGGTGCATGCGCGCTACTGATGGGTGAGAGCATAGCGTTACGCATGGATTGAGCTGACGTGGTGACAGGGGACAGAAGGTCACGTTTCCCCTACTGGCTCGTGTGGTGTATTCGGGGAATGCGCTTGATAGGTTGGGCGGTTGTTTTGTGGCTGGCACTGGGTTGCTGCACTCCTATCCCCGAGCTCTCGCGTACTGTGTAGAGGTGCATTCGTGCTGCCTAGCAAGGGGTTGCACGTACTAGCCTGCAGGCGCTTAGCGTCACGTAGCGGGCTTGCCCTATGCGCTCCTACTCCCATGCTCTAGATGCGCACTTCGGCGAGCTCCGCTTTCAGGTCGTGTTTTCGGGCGCAGGTGAGTGCGTGAAGAGCTATGCTCGCATAGGGGTAACTGCGTGAACGAAACGCGCAGCGTGATCCGAGGTCATGCGGGCGGTTATTTGCCTGACATTCGGCTCTCGATGTGTCCGCACACGCAGAGATACACGTGATGGATGTCGGTGCGCTCGTCTATCTCGAAGGCGCGCGCAGCTCCACAGGCAGAACACTTGCATGCCATCATGAACGCTGTGCGCGCCGCTTGCTCCACTTCGAACGCGTCCAGGCGCGCGCCGTACCCATGTTCAAAACGACCCGCAAGCACGTCGTAGCAGTCACTACGGCATTCGGCGCACACTGCGCTTTGTTCGTGCGTGTCTTGCAGGTCGTGGGCTACGCGCTTGCAGCATGAGCAAACCGGGCCCGCTGGATTCGGATCGGCGCCTTCGCGGTCACGTAGCGCTGTACGTAGCTCGTGCAGCTTCATCGGCGCGACTCCACGGCCACTAAACCGAGCAGTCGTGCCTTTTCGGACATGCACCGTTCGCAGATCATGCGATACGTCACGAGCTCGCCGTCGACCCCACTGAACGACAGCGCTGTCGTCAGCGGCACGAGATCGCCCTTGTCGTCATACAGCGCTTCGCACATCGTACAGCCGTCGCACTTCGGGCATCGCGCAATCGCGAGCGGCGACGTTTCGACCTCTTTCACGACGACGTAGGTCTTACAGCGCGGACACCGGAACGCATGCGCGCTTTCATCGGACTCGGATGCGAGATCGACACCTGTGACGAAGGTGCGCCCGGGCGCAGGATCGGTGTTTTCGACCTCGTTTTCGTCGTCGAGGTCGTCATTGTCGTCTTTCGGCGCTTCGTACAGCTCGCGCAAGTCGCGCAGCTTCATTTTGTCGACCTCACACGTATGAATCGCAATTTGCGCACACGCTCGGCACAGAGGGCAGGCTCGGATCAGGCACAAAGTACTTCAGACACTTCTTGCACCGATACATGCGCCCTTTGACCGGGCCGTCTTTCGTCTTCAGCGTGAACGAGATACCGAATTCGTCCTTTGGCGCGCGCTTGCGCCTCTTGCCGTGCCGATTCTTCCCTGCACGGGGCTTCGGTGCGCCCTGCACGTAGTCGGGCTCTCGCAGGCGCTGGCGCAGCTCTTCGAGCTTCATGGCTAGAGCGGCCCCACGAGCCAGATGATCCCGCACGGGTTGCACCGGTATGCCGCCGTCGGCGCAGTGCCACGCGCTGACGGGTGCTCGCGGATGATCTCGGCTACGTCAGGATCGGTCAGCTGCGCCGGCACGCGCGGCCCTCGACACTTCGAGCATCGCAAGCGCACCTTGCGCGTCTTGCGCGTCGCGGCCTCGATCGGCGCCTTCGTGGGCGGCCTATCCTTGCGTAAACGCTTGCGCAATTGGTCGAGCTTCATCGGCGAAAGCGTCTTTTCGCCCATGCCTGCACGCTGCGTCAACGAAGAAGCACCGAGCTCGCCGCGCGCAGGCGCTCGCGCAAGGCCGCTGCCCGCCACGTGGCGCCCCGTCCCGATCTAGGGCGCTACCTTCGCACCTGCCCGGGCCCGCTCGTCGCCTGCAGGCGCGTAAGCGCCAGCGGGTCAGTGTGCGACACGGTATGTGTGGAAGTTGCTTTTTCAGGCCGCAAAATGACGTCAGACTCGATCCATGTGCCAAGCGCGCAAGCGAAACGCTTGAAAGCGCTCGCGAAGTTCGTGCTGCCGATCATCGGTATCGCAGCCGGCACCGCCTGGACAACGACCGCGACATGGATCCGCACGCGCCCGAGCTCTGACGAGGTCGCGAAAACGACCGCGGAATGCACGACGCTCGCGAAAGACGCGCAGGATCAAGGCAAAACGCACCACGCACAGATCTATGCCCTGCAAGACGCCGCCTTGCAGCTGGCGCGCATCACGATCGGCCTGCACGCGCAGGCCGAAGTCGAGCGAGCCTACAGCGGCAGCAAGCGCCTGCCCGAATACATCGATCGGGCGCGCAAGTTCTATACCGCCGAATTCGAGCGCGAACTTGACGAGCACCCGGGCGAGCTCGTGCGCGCTGTCAGGCAGGCGCAGCGGGTCGTGTGGCGACCCGACCGCGACTAGGCTGCGCGTTCGCCCTTCTTCGCGCGCACGATCGCGAGACACGCCTCGCACACGTGCGGATCCATCGTTGCCACCCAGCTCGGGGCTTGCGGTCGCCCGAGCATCGGGCGCCATACCGCAAGCCACTGCTCGCCCTCGTCGCGCCCCATATCGTCGTAGGTTGGCTCGCCGCCACACAACACCGGCTTCGTCGCATTCAGGCCGCGAAAGCCGCGCGTGCGACGGTCCTTCGCGCTCTGCTTTGCCTTGCGGATGTGGTGAATCACTTCGCCACCTGCGCACCGGGCATGCGGCCTTCGAGCCGATACAGCTCAGCAAGCCACTTCGTGCGCTGTGCGAGAAGGTACGGGCACCACGAGATGCGCAGCATGCCCGTGTAGGTGTCGATGATCCCGAGCACTTGTTCTCGCGTGACGTTTTGCATACTCATACTCTAGCGCGGTTTCGCTTCAACGCAAGCACTTTTCAAAACTGCCGCGTTACGCCCTACCTCCCATCGCTACCGCCCAAAATCGAACCCACCCCGCGATCCGTTTCGCGTCCCGCAATGCCGCCTCTGCAACCACTTGCGCCGCAAACCCCGCCCACCACATGAATCCGCCACTCATTTTGTACGCTCCGGTTGTTTGTGTCATGCCTGCACGGCGTCGACGTCGCAAGCGGCTGCAAGCGCGCGACAGTGCACAGAGAACTCGCCGTGCGCCTTGATCAAGTCGCCCTGCAGGCTCAAGAGCGCGCGACCGATCGCAGGCTTCTCGCTGTACCCGCTCAAGAGCGCAGCGGCTTCTGATACGCGTGTGGCCATCGGCAGATACTTGCGCGCAGCGGCCTTGTCGTTCGTCGCGATGAAGTCAGCGAGGTACAGCGCGCACAGCTTGATCGCACTCGACAGGTCAGCGAAGGCGATGGCGCGCGCGTCGCACATCTTGAACGTGTTGGGCAAGCTCGCGATGTGCAAGGCCTGGCCATTGAGCGTGCGCACGATGCTGTCGGCCGTTTTCGAGTTCGATTTCATACGTTCAATCTAGCGCGGTTTCGCTTCAACGCAACGACTTTTTCAGCGGGCTTCGCGCGCACGCTGAGCGGCGACGATTTCCGCTTCGAGATCATCGGCTTGCTTCTTGTACTGCGCGACGAGGTCGTCGAAGCCGGATGCTTGCGCAGCATCCATCAGCGACAGTTTGGCGGCCTTCTTCATGCGTAGGGCTTCGATCCGGGGCGTTGCGAACATCATGGCGATCTACCTGCTTTCAATGCGGAAAGGGCCCCGAAGGGCCCGATCTCGTTCAGATTGCGACACCGAGGCCGCTGGCGGCCTCTGCCCATTCGGGGCGCTCGACTACGAGGCGCGAATCGTACGCGTTGCGCGGTTCCATGCTGCGACCGCCGTGCGCGTTCTGCAGGTACATGCACGCCTGCGCGCGCTCGCTCGGCACGTAGCCGACGAAGCGGCCCTTGTGGTTGTAGTGCGCGGTCACGAAGCCGCGGTCGACGAGTGTGCACAAGGCACTGTTGTCGATGTGGTTGATCGACGTGGCGCCCATGTCGGCCGCCGCATTTTGGAAGATGGTTTGCAAGGCCATGAAGGCCTTGCCCGAGAGCGTGCCCATCACGAAGGTTTCGACCACGATTGCTGCGAGATTCAACATACTCATATCCTAGCGCGGTTTCGCTTCAACGCAACAACTTTTTAGCTAGCGGTTGCTAGGGCCAGCAAGGTCGGCTACTTAGCCGTCGGCGTGTACATCGCAGCGACTTCGAGACAGCCTGCGAAGTCGAGGTCGGCACCCGTCAGCGGGTGCTTGTCGGTGCAGAGCACAAGCATGCCGCTGCACGCGCGCTCGATCTTGATCTGGTAGCCGAAACCGGGGTTTAGGCGGTCGCAGGGGCCGAAGCTGACGTAAAGCGGGCCGCGCTGTGCGCTGGCAACGGCTTCGGCCTTGATGGCACCGAGAAGCCCGGGCGCGTTCGAAGCGACTGGCACATATCCGCGTTGCTCGTTCAATACCCACCATTCGCCGTGCGGTGCCGCACTCGTGGGCTCGGTGTAGTAGTACTCGCCAGCGACGCCAGCGCGACGCACGAGCTCGCGCTTGCCATAGGGTGTGTTGATCATCGCCATGTGTGTCTCTTTCCTTCGGAATCAGCAGAAGTCGCACGTGCCGGGCACGTTGTGCGCGCACGGGCCCACGTTGAAGATCGCGAGCGGGTCAGCGGCCTTCGGCGCGGTCGCGCCGCCGTAGTCGCTCGCGCTGTGCGCCGCAAACCACTTCGAGGCCGCCTTCGGATCCTTGCGCTGGCACTTGCCGCACGGGGTAGGGATCCGCTCGCTGCACAGGCCGTTGCACAGCGGGCAGTGACCGATCGAGCCGTACCACTTCGTCGCTTTGTTCGTCGTCGTCATACCCATACACTAGCAGGGGTTCGCTTCAACGCAAGATCTTTTTAGCCTAGAGACTCATGGGCCCATATGTGCCTACAAAGCTTCTTCGCTTCGAAGCATGTCTTGACGTCGTGCCCTGACAGGGCGCGCCTGCAGAAGTCGTGCATCTTGTGGTCGCCCGCAATCTGCGCAGCGGCCATCTGCCCGCGGATCTCGTCGGCTTCGGCAGTGCTGAGCGCGCGCGTGCTCACACGCACACCCAAAGGCAATCTTTGTCGCTGATCAGCTTGATCAGGCCGGCCCTTGCAGCGGCGCGCAGGTTACGGCTGTAGATGCGCATGTCGGTGCGCGGAAAGCCGCGCTCTTTCAAGCCCGTCGCCTCGACGAGCTTCTGACCGTCGACCACGAGCCCGATGCTGCGCGCGTGCACGACCTTGATCGCGCTCGCGAAATTCGCGGTGTGAATCTGCGCGTCGGTCAGTCCGTTTGTCTTCATCGCCATAACCTAAGAATAGCGCGGTTTCGCTTCAACGCAACGCCTTTTTAGCTAGGGTTGTTTGGCACGATTCTGCGCCTGTCAGCGGCACGGGTCGGCGGGCGCGCGTAGCTAAGCTATCTGCGCATCTCGGTGACCGCGCCTGCGACCGCGAGCGCAATCGGCGCTCACAAGCGATCCTGACGCAGCGTCACGTGCGACATGCAGGCGCACAGCCTACACGGCGGGCGCGGCGCGGGGCGCGCGTAGGGCCCTGCAGGGCGCGCCAGCGTCGGACCCAAGCGAGCGCACCGGCCCGGGCGCCAGCGTGGCGCCAGCGGGCTACAGCTCGCCCCGCGGGCCTGTCTCGTCTTCGAAGCTGCCCACGACCTCGCCAGCGCTGTCGAGCACATAGCGGCGCGTGTACCAATAGCCGTCACCGTTGACCGGGCACGCGACCGTTTTCTTGTAGCGATCGCCGACCGTTGCGAGCTCAAGGCCGGCTGTCGCGAGGCAGGCGAGCTCTGCCTCGGTAGGCTCGCGATCGAGGCGCACGGCGCTCGCAGGCGCGCCCTTGCGGCACAGGTAAAACACATTGGGTTTCGTGGCGTTCGTCATCTTCGTTTGCCCTTGCCCGGGCCCGTCGGCGCGGGCCCTGTTCAGCTTCACGCACCCGTAACGTTGCGAAAGTTCACGTTATATTCGTTGTAGGCGACTTCCTGCGCGGCGCGCAGGTAGAAACTCGGTGTCATTTCATAGGCTTCGCCGTCTGCGAGCTCGTGCATCAAGCCCGTCACCTTGCGGTTGAAGGTTTCGGCGCTGTCGGCGCTGTTCTTCAGGCAAGCGGCCATCAGGGCCTTGTAGCTGTTGCGAAGCTCGGTGACCGTTTTCGTCGTCGTCGTCATACCCATACAATAGCAGGGGTTCGCTTCAACGCAACAACTTTTTGGCTAGGCGCGCACGCGGGCCCCGAAGGGCCCGGAATCATTCACGCGGCCTTCAGCGCGCGACCCGCTGCGATCACTTCGGCGCGCAGGCCGACGGGCAGGTGCGCAAGCTCGCGGCGCGCCCAAGCGGTGTCAGCGACGATCAACATGTCTGCCGCGGCGCGCTTCGCCATGTGCAGGGCCCACGAGCGATTTGCCGTGAGGATCCGGTCGCCTGACTCGGCCAGCGCACTGAGCGCGCACGATGCGTTCAGGCGCGCGGCTTGCACCGCGGTGACCGAGCGCGCTGACAGCGTGCCCGCGCCCATGCACGCGAAACACTTGCCGTTGTCGATGTGCCCGAGCCAAAAGAGCTTGCCCTTGCCGTCGCACTTGCCGCACTTCACTCGAACCGTTTTCGTTGTCGTCGTCATACACATAGAATAGCGCGGTTTTGCTTCAACGCAACGACTTTTTAGGCGGGCGAGCATCGGGCCCCGAAGGGCCCGGAATCGTTCAGGATGCTTTCTGTTCGAGCGCAGCCAAGCGCGTCGCCTGCGCCTTCAGCTCGGATTCAAGTTCAGCGATCCGATCATCCTGTCGGATGCCGCGCACGAGGTCGCGCGTCTCGATCACGGCTGACCGCAGCTCTAGCAGCGCCGTCGAGAGTCTGACCTCGCTCTCGATCCGCAGCCGATTCAGGTCGGCGCCTTGCGCCTTCAGTGCTTGGATCTCTGCTTTCGCCTCGCGAAGCTCATCTCGGATCTCACGCAACACCATCAGGGTCTGATCTGGTTTCTTCGTCGCCATTGTCTTACCTTACCTCGTTCAGTGGTCGCCTGCAGGGCCCGCGCGGTAGCCGGGGGCGGTGATGCGTATCTCGCCGTTTACCTCGGTCACAGTCGCCTGCGTCGCTGTGAAGAATTCGACCGCTTCGCATGTCAGCTCGGTCGTGATGCCGAGTTGTGCGCAGAGTCGGTTCCACAAACCGATCTCGGCATGGATGCTGATAGGGCCCTTCCAATCGCGCGCGTCGCACACAACGTCGAAGGCTGTCTTCAGAAGGTCGCGCTTCGCGTTCATCGTGGCAAGCTCGGTCGAGGTCATGACAGTGTGCTCCGTTGCGAGGTGTTGAAAGTTGCTTTCGGGGTCCGACAGAGAGCCGCGTGCATCGAGCCCTGTGCGGGCCGCCGCTGCCTTTGCTCTCTGTCGACAACGTTCATACTAGCGCGGTTTCGCTTCAACGCAACAACTATTTGCAGATGGTTTTCTAGGTGTATGCGTCCAGCGCACGCGCCCAATGCTAGCTATCTTCCCCCCGATCGAGAGGCGCTGAAGCCCGTAGAATCGTGCCAACGCACAGCGGGCCCGAAGCGCGCGCTGCGCCCGGGCCCGAGTGACTGTGCGAGCTTCGTTCACGCGATCTCGACTTGGTACAGCGGCGCGATCATCTCGACTGCGAGCTTCGCCGTCGAGGCGCGCCCGATGCCACGGCCTTCGGCGCTGATCTCGTAACCGCTGTCGCCGTAGGCGAGCTCGACCGTGCCGCGGCGCGTCTGGCAAATCAGGATCGAGCCTTCCTTGCGAGCCTTGCGCATGTCCGACTGCGCGGCCTTGCACATCACATCCCACACGCTGCCCGGCTGCACGTCGCTCGCGTCGACGCACACGCTACCGCTCGCGAGGCGCACGTCGACGCCGTGTGCGTGCACGCGCTCGACGCTGCCCTTGTAGCCGTTCACCACCACGCTGTCGCCCGTCTTGATTGCTGCGCTGTCCATGACCTAAGACTAGCAGGGGTTCGCTTCAACGCAACGCCTTTTTGGGTGTTCCCGAAAAGCAAAGGGCCCGCGGCTACTTGCCCGGGCCCTTGTCCGACGCGATCCGCTCAGGATCACACACCGACGAGCGCAGCGTGCACGCGAGCAGGCACGGTCGTCGCGCGCTTCCACTGCGCGAACCACGACGGATCCATGTACGTGCGCGCCTTGACCTTGTAGGCGTAGCGCTGACCGCGATCCATGATGTCGATGAAGCGCACGACGTGCTTGCCGTTCTTCAGGCGCTCGCCCGTCGGCACCATGTACTGCGTCACGTTGCCGTCGCGGTTCGCCCACGTGTAGATCACGCCGGCTTGCGGCGCGCTGCCGATGTACAGCGCTTCAGGGGCCTGCAGGAAGTCGGGCGTCGTGTTCGTCGTGTTCGTCGTCGTCGTCATACACATATCTTAGCGCGGCCTCGCTTCAACGCAACAACTTTTCACGCGACAATCAGGTAGGCGCCGATCCCGCCATTGTTCAGGGTGTGGATGTAGCCGCCGCGATCTTGCGCAGTGCCGACGTAGCCGCCGAAGTGCTTGAGCTCGTCGGGCGCTTCTTCGAGCTGCACCTGAAAGTCGACCCCGAAGCGGGTTTCGCGCTTGGCGATAACCGTGCCAAAGCGGTCGGCCTCGCAGATCGGATTGTGGAAAGCTACGCGGTCGCCGATGCTGGGTTGTTTCGTCGTCATACCCATACAATAGCAGGGGTTCGCTTCAACGCAACGCCTTTTCACTTAGACGCGCAGGCGGGCCCCGAAGGGCCCGCAATCACTTCACTCTGCCTCGCGCTCGACGCCCACGTCTTCGACGCCCAAGATCGTCGAGGCGCAGTCGCGACCGACCCACATGCTAATCAGGCGCTCGCGACCGCTGCGCCGGTCGGTCATTTCCATCGCGACGAACATGCGCGACGGGATGAACTTGCCGCACACCTGACAGTGGCACGGCCCTTGAAACCGACTTTGATTGTGCACGATCCCTGCGCTCCACTTCACGCGGTAGCTTTTTTCCATCACAGGCGCGCCGTCACGGTCGAAGGTCAGCTCGCCCTGTTTGTTGCGCGCCTGCACCATGAACGCCTCGATCTCGGCTGGCTTGATCGTGCTCAAGTCTACGTCGAGGTTACAGTCTTTCAGCGTCGCAGTGACCCGCGGGCTCGCGCCGATCGCGGTGATGACCGGGCGGGGTCGCGCGCTCGACAGTGCCGCGAATTCCGTGCTCTTGAGCGTGCACAGGTAGCCCCATGCTTGCAGCACTTCGAGCGACAGGCCCTTGACCGCGGTCACACCTTGCACGTTGCTGAAGTCGCCTGCGAAGCTTTGGCCGTACATGACGCATCTTTCTTGCTCGCTCGGATAGGGTAGCCAGCCGCTCAGCTTGCGAAGCTGCGCGCGCGACAGTAGGCCGCTGTAGAATGCCGAGTCGGCGCTCGCGTGCCCGCGCTTGATCCAGCTGCCTTGCGCGATGCTCGCGTCCCACACGCGCATGCTCTCTTCGAACTTCGCGAGCTTCGCGCCCTTCAGAAAGCCCTTGATGGTCGCCGTCGCGGTTTCTTTTGTCATCGTCGTCATACACATATTCTAGCGGGGTTTCGCTTCAACGCTACAACTTTTTGGTGCACAAAGCATGCACTCTTCGCAGAACTCAGGAAACCGCGCCAAGCGCAGCGCGCGGCGCTTGCTTGTCTCGCCGACGAGCGTGGCATGTAGGCGGCACACGACCGCGTAGCGCCCGTCGACGTCGAGCCCTTGCTCGCGCGCAACGTACACCACGACCCGGGCGCCTGTGGGCTCGTAGGTCGCCTGGCCTACGTAGCCCGCATGATTGGCTTCATCCATCAGCGCCAGCCGTCAGCGGCCTTCATGGCGTCTTCAGCGACGAACACTGCGCGCCAGCGCTTGTTGACCGTCGAGTTCTCGACAGGCTGCGCGCTTCAGCGTCGCGCGCTTTCGCGACAGCGGCTTCGTACTTCTCGCGGGGCGTTGTTTGCGTCGTCGTCATACACATAGAATAGCGCCCTTTCGCTTCAACGCAACAACTATTTTCCTAGCGGCCTCTAAGGGCCCGAGATGCGCCTCGCCACGCTGCGCCGACCGTCAACTGAAACGCGAAATATGACCACCAAATCAACGCCTTCGCTTCTTCCTTCACTTGTTGCCCCATTGCCGTTGCGATCTGCGCCACGCATCGCACGACTTGCATTCGCCGCTGCGACACCGCGCGTTGCACAGAATCAAGTACTGCACTGCTGTCGTCGTCGTCGTCATACACATAGAATAGCGGCGTTTCGCTTCAACGCAACAACTATTTTCCTAGATTCGCATCGGGCCCCGAATGGGCCCGGATTCGCTCGGGATCACGCGCTGCGCACGAGGCCGCGCGTCGCGATCCGCTGCAGGCACACCGGGCACGTTACCGGGCCCTCTTCGACGAGGTCGCACAGCTTGCCCTGCTTGACCGTCTTGCACACCGCGGTGTCACTCTCGTCTTGCGAGGCGTGGCGCAGAAGCGCGCGCTCGCTGATGTCTTTGCCGCGGTACGCGCCCGCAAGCACGCCGTGAACCGTGTACGCCGTGGTGTCGATGTTCCGCTTGCCCATGACCTCAGATTAGCGCGGTTTCGCTTCAACGCAAGCACTTTTTAGGCGGTCATCTCCCAACGCTCGAACGGGCACGCCTCGCCGCTGATTACATCGTAGGCACTCTGCCACGACCGGGCCGTGTGCTTGCTCGTGCGGCCACTCGACCACCATACGCGCAGCGTTACCGAGCCCGTCAGCGCGCAGCGATGGCCTGCGCGCTCTTGCTCGCTCGTGAACTTCTTCATGACGCCACACCGAAAAACTTCTTGAACTCGGGCAGATTGCCGTGCCATGCCGCGATGTCGTTGATCGCTTCGGCAGCTTCGCTCGCGTCAGCCTTGCGCCACTGCTCGGCTACTGCGCACGGCCCGAGCACCTTGCACGTCATCGGCACCCACACCGTCGTCGTGCCGCGCTTCGTCTGCGTCAGCACGTACTGTCGGCCGCTCGCGTTGTGGCGAAACCGTTGCCACATGTGCGCGCGAAACGTCTTCGTGTGAATCAGCAAGGTGTCTTTCGTCGTGTTGCCCATACGCTCAGATTAGCGTGCTTTCGCTTCAACGCAACAACTATTTATCGCATACACCATAGCCATTGTGGGTTCCAGTGTCACTGTAACCACAACTGTCGAGGCCCCTAAGTCCAGTATGGCGCGCGTTTCGCTTCAACGCAAGTCTTTTTTAGGCGGCTTCTTGTACCACTCGCGATCGCGTTTCGCGCGTGCACGTCGACGCAGCTCGCGCTCGACGAACCACCCCGCCGCCAAGACGAAGCCACACAGCACAAAGACGCCCGCGGCTTGCGCTGGCGTCTCGATCGAGTCTAGGCACATGCCTACATCATACCGGGCCGCCCACGAACGCGATGACGGCTTCGTCGCTGGCATGGCCCAAGATACGGCCCGCGGCTTTCCAGCTGTCAGAGCGGCGCACAATGCCGTCAGCGGCCACGAACGCAAGAGCCGAACGCGACCCGCCCTCGGTCGACCAGAAGATCCGCGCGTACTTGCGCCCGAGCTCGAAGCCGAAGTCGTGATAGGTGGGCCGCCGACCGAGCTTCGCGGTCATCAGGTCGGCGCGCGCGTTCAGCGCCGCTACGAAGGCCGTCGCGTGCGCGCTGATGCTCTCGGTCGTCATGGTCATCTCTTCCCGGCTGTCGACAGCGAGCCGCATTGCATCGAGCCCTGTGCGGGCCGCCGCTGCCTTTGCTCGCCGTCGACAATGCTCATACTAGCGCGGTTTCGCTTCAACGCAACGACTTTTTAGCGCCGGTTAAATACCCGTCCGATATCCCAATGAAACCGGGCCCATCCATACACGAATGCCACGTCTTCGACGAAGGTCTTGATCCACTTTCGCACTGTACTTCCCCTGATCCCCGAGCTTGCCCTATCGTGTCGCCCACCATGGACGAACGCGAGAGATCTCTGACGTTGTACTACCGCGAGCTACCGGACGGCTTCGAGGTCGCCGTCTTGCCGCTCACCTATGGCCACGCGCACCTGTGCTACGGCAGACAGGGCGACGACGGCTACATGGACAGCTATTTCTACGCCGATCCCGCCGTTGCGAGGGCGGCTGCCGAAGTGTGGGACGGTCAGCACGACCCGCTTGATGGCTGGTACCGTCACCCGAGCACGGGTCGCCGTCGCAAGGATGGTGACCCGAAGCACGAATATTTCTTGCCCTGAAGCGGCTTCAGCCGGCCAGCGGCCCGAGCCCGAGCATCGCGAGCTCACGGAAAAGTGCGTTCGTGCGCTCGACTGCATCCCATCCGCGCGCGATGCCCTTCTCGTCGTGCTTGCCCTTGACCGCTTCGACGACGGCATGTTCTGCCTTGCGTGCGGCGTCCAGGTCGGCGCGAATCTGCGCCTCGGTGCGTGTCGTCTTCGTCGTCTTCGTCGTCTTGTTGCTGCGCTTGCCCATGACCTAAGACTAGCGTGGTTTCTCTTCAACGCAACAACTATTTGCAGATGACCGTTTAGGTGTATGCGTCCAGCGCACGCCCCGAGTGCTAGCTATCTGGGCATCCTTCTCGGCCGCTACGCGCCCGTAGAATCGTGCCAACACGTGAGCCTAAAAAGTTGTTGCGTTGAAGCGATGTGCTGCTACGATGTCTCTTCATGGACAGCAACACACGACGCACGATCGGCCTTTGCGGGATCGTCGCCGCTTACCTCGCCTCGCGCGCGTTTCTTCTCGGCCAATGGACGGGCCCAAACGCTTGGATGTACGGCCTGTTCGCCGACGCCGCGAGCTGCGGAAGAAATCCCTACCTTCTGCCTGAAGGTGGGTCGATCGGCCCGGAATTGGCTGACTATCCGCCACTGTGGATGGTCGCGTTCGGCGCGTTGGCGCAGTGGATGCGCAGCGACTACGCCGTGCGAATCGTCTGCTATGCCGGCGATGCTGTGCTGATGCTCGCCGCCCTGCGCTTCGCACGAAAGCGCCTGACCGCCGACGCCGCTGCGACCGCTGCGCTCGTCGCGCTCAACCCCGCTTGGTTTTGGGCCGACATGTGGATGCTGCAATACAAGGCATGGGCAACGGCTGGCCTCGTCTTCCTTGCGACGACCGAGTCGGCGCTCGTGACCGGGGCGCTCGCTGGCGCCTTTCTGTTGCCCGGTGTCTTGCTGCCGATGCGCTGGCTCAAGGATCGGGACTGGCGCGCACTGATGGGCGGCACCGCGGTCGCAGTGGCCTTGTGGCTGCCATGGTTCCCAAGCTCGATCATGGGCGTGCTAGCTCGTCGCTCGGCCGCGCCGCACAACACGGGCTATTGGGGTGAGTCACTCGGTGGCTACCTGCCCCGCGCCGTGCAGCCGTTCCTTCTCGCAGTCGCGGTCGGGCTCGCGCTCGTCATCATGGCACGCGGTCGCGCGCCCCTCGCGGTGCGCTTTGCTGGCGCGACCTCGCTCGTCATCGCATGCATGCACGACGCGATGGTCAATCGCTGGCTACCGTTTGCGCTCGTGCCGCTGCTCACCTGTGAGCTTGGCGCGCGCTCACGGTGGGTCGCCTTCGGCCTGTGCTGCATCAGCTGCGCTGCGACCTGGAATGTGCTCGTGTTCCGCGCCGACGTCCCCGCCATCGTGGGCGTACTCATCAACGCCCCGCTGCCGCTGGCGGCATGGGCGGCCTACCGCAACGGCCAGCGCCGCCCATGCCCCGTGTTGCTGGCGCAGCCGTCAGCGTAACCAGCAAGCGAGCAGAGCAAGCGCGCACAAAACGTTCACGATCCATCCGATCGCGCTCAGCACGATCGGGTTGCCCATGATCCGGCCTTGCCAAGCGTGCGCGAAGATGGCCAGCGCGACGACACAAGACGCTACAGCGTTCGTTTCCATGTGCATGTGTGATGCCTCCGACCGCTAGATAGCTGGCGCGTCGAGGTCACGCGGGTCGCGGAAGCCCTGAAAGCTGGCGATCCGCGGCTTGTCTTTGCGCCCGTGATCCTGGAAACGGTAGCGCACGATCCGCCCGACCATGATGTCGCGACACTGGAAAATGCGCCTGCGCAGCTCCCATGTGAGGCCGATCCCCGTCCCGATCTTGAACTCGACGCCCGTCTGCAGGTCGCGCACGACGAGCTTGCCCATCACGCCGCCGTCGACCTTGTTCGCCTTCAACGTGCGCCGCTTCGTCTGTCCGAGCTCGCCGACGAAGGCTTCGTTTTGGTTGTGCTGAAGTTCGAGCACAGCCACGATCACCGCCTCACTGTCGGTAAAGCGCTTCAGCTTCGACAGGTAGCCCTGACGCAGCGTTGCACGGCCGCACTTGTAGGGGCCTTCGAGCGCACGAAGCATCACGCCTTCATGCCCGGCTGCGAGCATCTCTTTCTCATATGCCGCGAGCGATTCGGGGGCGTCGATCCACACGTGCCGACACTCGATCACGTGCTTCCACGCCTCGCCGTGTTGCTTGAAGGTCTGACGCACGTCGCGCACGCGCGCAGCGAAGGCCTCGCCCGGAAGCACCGGCACGCGGTCGAACACCACGAAGAACCAGTCGTCGGGGGGTGGCTTCTCGCGCGACATGACCGCGCTCTCGACCGCTTGGAACGTCGCGGGGTATGGAAGCATCAGCTCGCCGTCGAAGCCCTCTGCGTGGCGGCCAAGCGCTTCGAGCACGGCCCGCATGTGCACATTGGGGATCGGCTTCAGCGACCGAGCAACGGCCTTGCCGTCGCGAATCACGCACCGGATGCCGTCATACTTCGGGCTAGCCAGCACAGGGTAGCTGACCGCGCTCGCGTCCTTCAGCGTGGCGGCAAGCATCGGGCGAAACTGTGGCATGTCAGGCCTTCCCAAAAAGAAAAAGGGCGGACCGCTCGCACGGCCCGCCCGCCCGTCGGGGGGGTGACAGGTCATCTGACCCTAGTACTTGTACCCGGCCTGCACAAGCAACTTGCCGAGCTTCGATGTCTCGCCCGGGATGTGTGAGCCAAGCGCAAGCCGTATGCCGAAGACGGTTTCGGGTTCGAGCTTCGCCGACAGATCTTCGTCGTCGACGAGCTTCACGAGCACGCGCTTCGGTACGCCTGTCACCTTGCCCGCCGCCTTCTTGGCGCTCGACGTAGTGACCTTCCGCTTGCCGTTCTTCTTCGGCGTGGCGCCCGCTAGAAGCTTGTCGAGCTGCGCAACTTGCTCTTCCTTTTCCAGGCCATGCAGCTCGGCCGCTGCGCTGGCGCTGATGTCGCCGTTCGCGACCGCCTTCTTGACCTTCGAGGGCAGCGACGCCATTTTGACCCAATTTTTGACCGCCGCCGTTGTCACATTGAAGTGGTTTGCAGCGGCCTTGTAGTCGTTGCCGTTGCGTGCGAGCAGACGCATGCACTTCTCGGCCTTCAAGACGACGTTGTCGTCTTGTCGGTGCTCGTTCAGCGCAATCATGACGCCCTGCACGTGCACGTCGTCACCGTTCTCGAAGACGGCGCTGACGTATACGAGCTCTTCCCCGAGCTTCTTCAGTCGCTTGTTGGCTTCGCGCGCATGGCGCAGGCGCCCGCGACCGTCGACGACTTCGACACGGCCTTCGGCGCACTTACGAAGCACGATCGGCTCTTTGACGCCGATCGCCATGATATTGAGCACAGTCGCCTCGACGAGCGGCAAGTGAATGCGCTCATCGTACAGCTCGTGCTCGGGTCCATCTTTGGTGTCGAGCCCGATGATCACGGGCTCGTTCGGATCGTACTGATGCAGATTCCCGCGCTTAGCGGGCATGATAGCGGCAGCTCCCATGATTCAAGACTCCCTGCGTTTTATACTTCGACATGCCGACATACCCCGGCTTGTGCGATAGCGATGACCCGAAGCCCTGTCAAGCGCCACTTTTTTCGCGTAGCGGGCCCGGGGGAAGTGTTCCGGGCCCGAGCTTCGTTTCACGTCACAGCGACAGGTAAAGGCCTGTCCCTTCTGAAATTATGCGGCGCAGCTGGCCAACGTCGACGCGCTCGACTTCCTGAAGTTGCTTCACACCGCCCGTGACCGCGCCCGTCTTCGCGTTGAATCCGATTTTCGTCACGCGATCAAAACGCACCGTGTACAGGTCATCAGCGGTCAGGGTCACTGTAACGTGCGTCACCTTCTTGCCGTTTGTGCCGATTTTGAACTGCAGGTGCGAGGGGCCGCCAAGCAGGTTCTTCGCGCCCATCATGGCGAATGCACGATTGCCGATTTGTTCTGCGATGATGTTTGCGACGTTCGACATACCCATATGGTAGCGCGCGTTCGCTTCAACGCAACCACTTTTTAACGGACATGTCATAGCCAATGTGGGTTCTTGTGTAGCTGTAACCCGTGCCGTCGAGGCCCCTATGTCCAGTGTAGCGCGGCCCTCGCTTCAACGCAACGCCTTGTTAGCTAGACCTGCATGGATAGTGCATCGGGGGCAGGATCCGCGCCATGCAATCACCGCACATTCGATCGTCGAAGCTGACGGGGCGCGCCTTGCACTCGCAGCACGAGTGCGGGCTTACGCGCCAAAGGATGCCGCACCGCCAACAAGCTATCTCGACGAGGTAGCCATTGCGGGCGCGAAGCCGGCGCTTGCGGCCGCACTCGGGGCACGGCTGGCGCAGCAAGCTCAGCGGCCACTGTCGGATCGTCGTGCGCACCTGCAATGACGGCTGCGCCTTCTTGGCGCGCTTCTTGGGCTTCTTGGGCTCGCGCTTGAGCTCTTCTCGTAGCGCGTCGAGCTTCATCAGTTAGCCCGCCGCACGTCTCTTCCGTACAGCGCGCGCATTTCGAGCACCTTCGTCACAGCGTGATCGAGGTCGTCGCACTGGTAGGCCTCGAACGTCATCCACAGGTCGAACGGGTCGAGTCGGTGCACGCGCGCCTTGTGCGCGATCTCGATCGCCTGCCACACCTGCAGGCCGTCGGTTTCGTGCGCGTCCAAAAGCCGGTAGACCGCCAAAGCGTCTTTGATCGAGCCGTCGTCGTGCAGCATCGCGATCGCGCCGTATAGCCCACACAGTGCACGACCTATCGCACTCGCCATGGTGGAAAACATGGCGAGAAGTACCGCGCCGCCTGCCCGGGCGCTGGACTACTCCCAGCGAATGCGGGTCGCGCCCGAGCTCTGCGCTGCGCTGGCTAGCTCTTCGAGGCGCCCAAGCGCCTGCGACAGGCTCTCGGACGTGTAGCCGGCCCTGTAGAACCTCGGGCCCGCTTCCGAGGCGCGCAAGACAGCCGGCTGGCTCACGTTGCGCGCACGAAGCAAGGCGCGCCGAAACACCGCGAGCTCGATCGAGCCGTAGCCGTCGCCCAAGTCGAGGCCCATGGCCGAAGCCACCGTGCGCGCGTTCTCGTTCGCAAAGTTCACAGCGGGGCGCGCGTCACGCGAGCAGGGTTCGACGCCCGTGCCCTCACACTGTGCGCAATCCGGGGCAGCGTGCTCGGCCAGCGACGCCCAATCGGTCGACTCACCACGAAACAGCGAACCCCACGAGGGCGCCATTTGTGCGCACAGGCAGGGCTCGACGGTTTCTTCGCGCGGCACGCTGACGTCTGCGATGAAGCTGATCGACATACCCTACAGTCTAGCAGGGGTTCGCTTCAACGCAACACCTTTTCAGGCGCTCATCTTGGCGGCTTCGGGCAAGATGTCGTAACGCTTGACGCCTCGAAAGCGCTTGAGCACGTCGGCCTTGATGGGCTTCGAGAACAGGATGAAGTCGCCGATCACTTCGGCGCCCTTGATCGCGCGGCGCTCGACGAGCTCTTTCGCGACCGCCTGCGCCCGTCTGGTCGGCTTGCCCGTCTTCGCCGTCGCGTAGTAGCCAGGCTCTCGATGCAGGTTCGTAGCGCGGTCGCCCTTGCGCTCAGGCTCGCGCGCAGCGTCGGTCACGCTGACCTTGCCGAACGGGGCGATCTGTTCCTGAATCACCTCGTTCTGCGTCTCACGACCGCGCAGCACGACCTCAATCTCGGGCACGAACGCACCGAAGATCGCTGCAGCCGGAAACTTGCCCGTCCCGCCGCACGCCGCACACATGTGTTGCTCGGTGACCTCGGTGCGCGCGTCGAACTTGTGCGGCTGTCGGATCCAGTAGTTGAAGGATCGGTAATCCATGCGCGACCCGTCTGCGCGCACCACATAGCCGCCCGTGCCGCACTCGTAAGCGCCTTCGCCGTCGCACAGCTCGCACCCTGACATCGCCTTGCGTGCCGCTGCGATACGCGCTTCACGGATCTTGACGATCCGCGCCTTGCCCGCTGGCATATCTTCGCCCTTGTACCGGGCGCGTACAGCGTCGGCCTGCGCTTTCCACCGGTTGATCAGTCCGACCTGCTTACGGCACAGCGAGCACTCGATCTGTCCCAAACATGCATCACAGCTGAACGCCTCGCCGTCGTCGTGCGCCACGAGCAAGAGCGAGCCCGGTTCCGACAGCGTCTTCGCCATGCCGATACCTGGAAGTCGCTTCGAGACACCGAGCTTGCGCACCTCGTCGACGAACTCGGCCGCACTGCCGTAATTCACTTCGCCTACCCACATCAAGTAACTGTGTTGAATTGCCACTGCCTTTACCTCGCTTCAACTGTAGCACTTCGCTTCAACGCGTCAACTTGTCGGGCAGAATTTCGTGATGCCGAAGAGCCGTTCGAGCCCGTACTCGTCGATAAGCGCGTTTGCGGCCGCATGGTTGCCCGTTTCCTGATTCACAATCGCCAGCACGATCCCGACCGATGGCTTCGGCGCGCCCTTCGTGGCCGCTGCGATCATGCTGCGCAGGCGCTGGCGCGCGCTACGTATGGCTTCAGGCTCGCCGCTCTCAGCTTGTGTGCTGACGGCCCCGTTATCGTTCGCTGGCTCATGACTGCCGACCGGAACAGCGCGCGCACGCCGTCGCTTCCGACCTCGCAGATCGGCACGTGCGACGCCATCAGCCGGCACCGCTTGAACCGCCTCGGCCACAGGCTTCGGTGGCTCAATGTCCTGACCGAGCAGCGTCAGGCGGACCTTCGAGACTGCATTTCGTAGCTTCGACAAAGCGCCCCCTTTCCGTTGGCAGAAGTCAGTCGATGGTCATGCGTGCGATCAATCCAAAGTCGATATAGTCATTCGGATCGCCATTGAGCTCGATCCGATTAGGCAGCTCGCGCGACTGCCCGTTGATCTCGATCACCCGGTTGCCGAGGCCGGTCAGCCGGCCCTCGCGCAGCAAGCCGTCGGACGTTTCCAGGTGCACATGTCGCCCGATTGCTGCGTGCACGTCGTCAATCCATTGACCCGCTCGCTTCTTCTTCTTTTTCTTGCTCTGCATGACCTTCTTCTTTCTGCCAACACGTTTCGCTGCAATACAGCTTCGTTCCTCGCGGCACGTCGTTGTCGCACCCTTCGGCTGCACAAATCGCGACGCCGAACACCGTCACCGCGCCCGTATCGCAGAAGCGCTTGAACTCGCCTCGCTCGGAAACGCTCATGTAGGGCTTGTCGTTGAAGGAAATGCCCCACCTGCGCGACGCCGTCGTCACCGTCGCACCGCGACCGCGCCCACCTGATCCTGATAGCGACTGCCGAGCCCGGGCGTTCCATAGGGTCGCCGTGCGACCGTCACGAGCTCACCAAACGACACCTGACAGATCGCGAGCCCGGGGCGCAGCCTGATCGGATTCGGGTTCAAGTTGTACATTTCAAGGGTCACCTGTCCGCGGAAGCCCGGATCGACGAAGCCCGCCGTGACATGCACCGCAAGGCCCATGCGCCCTAGCGAGCTCTTCCCTTCGATCTTTGCCCACATGCGCGGCCCGAGCTCGACGCGCTCGACCGTCGTGCCAAGCACAAGCTGACCCGGGGCGAGCTCGAAGTACGTGTCACCGTTGCCGACGCTGACGGGGTAGCTCGGCACATCGCGGTCACGCATGTCGATCGCGCCCGGCGTGAGCAACTTCGTGAAACACACGAACGTCGTTCCGAGCCGAAGATCGACCGAGGCAGGTTGCACCTGCTCGCGCGCAAGCGGGTCGATCCGTATCCAGTTGTCACACGCGTCGCGCTCGCGAAACTGCGCGTCGAAGATGTCGGCGTCAGAGTAGGTCGTCACGGTGCTCCCTTCGCGAGCGCGCTCGCGATGCGAATGTCGTGCACCATGTGCCGCCGCACTTTGGCGCTGTTGCCCTGTCGCAGTAGAAACGAGGGGTGATAGGTCACCACGCCACGCGCGCGCCCGTGCTCGCGACCGAGCCGCCCTAGATCGACGTCGACCGGTCGACCGCGCCACGGCCCGATCGACGTCACGCCCGCGAGCTTCGCGGCCGTAAGCCCGAGCATGAGTATGCAGTCAGGATCAATCGTGCACAGCATGGCGCGCGTGCGAGGCCTGCAGGCCATGAGCTCGGCCGCTTTGGGTGTGCGGTTGTTGGGCGGTCGACAGCCGACCATGTTCAGAAAGCACACGTCGTCGAAAGCGACTTTCGCTTCGATCAAGAGCCCGTCGATCACGCGCCCGCTCGACCCGATGAACGGCACCCCTCGCAAGTCTTCGTCGTGCCCGGGCGCCTCACCCACGATGGCTAGGCTCGCGTTCGGGTTGCCGCGATAGAACACCACGCGCTGACGCGAACGGCACAGCTCGCAATCGGTGCAGCTGCGCCACGACAGCGCCAGCTGTTCGAGTCGCTTGTGTGCTCGCCCGGCTGCAGTCAAGCCGAGTAGTGCGATGTCCGGATCAGTCATGGCCAAGCCTCAAGACTTCCAAGAGCTCGGCCGCACTCGACAGGCTGCGAAACTTGTAGGCGCGCAAGAGGCGCACGACCTCGTCGCGGTCGAACACGACCGGCACGCGCTTCAGGCGCACGTCGGTTTTGACCGTGGTGAGCTTCAAGAAGAGCTCGGCCTTGTCCGCGCCCGCCTTCACGATGTCGCGGAAGCGAGCGGCCACCGGCCAGCGCTCAGCCATGTCGGCGTGTACGTCGGCCCCGCGAGCGTGCGCTATCACACCGTCCAAATGACCAAACGTGGCCACGAGCTGCGCCGCTGTCTTCTCCCCGATGCCAGGCAAGCCCGGGATGCCGTCGCTACTGTCGCCCGCGAGCGCCTTCAACGTGGCGAGCTGTCGCGGTCGCACGCCATAGCGCTCGACCACGGCATGATAATCGTAAAGCTTGTCGCCGCCGCTGCGAAAGCCCGGCGCTGCGACCGTGATGCCCGTGCGTGCCAGCTGGCGCAAGTCCGAGTCGCCCGTGTAGATGGTGACCTCGTGACCCTTGCGCTGCAGGGCAACGGCCAGCGTTGCGATCACGTCGTCGGCTTCGCAGGCGATACCGTAGAACTGTCGCACGCCAGCGTGTGACAGAAGCTCATTGAGCCGGCCCTCACTCGCTGCGACCTCGCGCGAAAGCTCTTCTTGCGCTTCGGTCGCGTCTTCGACGCGCTTACGCTTGTACTCGGGCCACAACTTGATCCGAAAGTTGCTCGCCTTGTCGGTGCCTTCCCACGCAACGATGACCGGCCCACGGTACTTCGATCGGATACGCAAGAGGCCGGACACGAAGCCGTACATGCCGCCCGTGCGCATCTCTTCGCCGTCGACGTGCGCGGTCAGGTCGCTGAACGCATCGGCGTTGCGCCAAAGCAGATTTTTGCCGTCGACGATGGTGCAGCGCATTCGAGTCAGATCCGATCCCAGATTTTTTCAAGCGTCTCGGCTTGCTTCTCGGTCAACGTGCGCGCGGCTTCGAGCCGGCCCTCGATGCTCTCGACGAATTCTTGCTCCCATTGCGACAGCGTGATACCGCCCGAGACGCCGTCAGCTGCGCGAATGTCTTCGACCCATTGCTCGTGCTTAGATTTCGGCATCGTTCATGCGCCTCGAAAGCTTCTTCGCCGTTTGCTTCAACGGGTCGCCCTAGATAGCGCAGAGATCGCTCTGCCGCTTAGAAGTTTTCGCTCGTCAAGCAAAGTAACTACACACCGCCCATGCGCGCACACACGCGCCTTCGGCTTGGCACTCGGATTGCGTATCCACTCGCGCCCAAGCACGCTGACCGGAAATGCCTTCGTTGCGCGGTTGAAGACTTGGATCTCTTTCTCGTGCAGCTCACTCAGGCGCACGAGTCCTTTGCGCAGCTGGTATTCAGTCCACGCCATACGAGCGAGGCCAAATGCATCGGCCAAGTCTTCGGACGTCTGACGCGATGGCCTGCCCTTGCCCGAGCTCAGCGCGTTGCAGTCGCCGAAGTCCGCGCCCCATCGAGTGCGCACGCTGTCTTCGATCAAATCCTTCTGCGCCGTCGCGTCGTGCGCGACGAAGAGCTTCAGCGCAATCGGGTCGTGCAGCCTGTAGCGCGTGCCGTGCAACCACATCAGCCGGCGCGCGTGCCCGCCGATTTCGCCAATCTGGTGTGCCTGCATGTCGGCACCGAGTGCATAGTCTTCGAGAGCTACGAACCCGGGCGCCTGTGCGAGTGCAACTCGCTCGATCCACCGTGTCACCCAATCGAGTCGGATGATCGCGCGGATGTGCTTGTCAGGCTGGCGCGTCGTCGTCGGCAACTCGACCCGCTCGCCGTGCTTCTTCGCCCGAGTGACACTACCTGCCTTGTCACTGTAGAACCAAAAGTCGTCAAGCTCGCCGTCGCGCAGCTGCACGACCGCGCCATGGTTCAGGCTGATATCCCATCCCTGCACGCTGACGCTCTTCATCGGCCCTCACGACGTCCGCGCTTGGATCGTCTGCAGCTCGCGCTCTGAGAGCACGCCTTCGTCTTTCAAGCCCTGCAAGCACTCTGCACAGATCGGCTGCGCGTCGCCGTACACGCTGTGCGTGGCGGCATTCTGGCACGGGCTTTCCTGTCCCATGCCATCCATGTCGGGCCACACCTTGATCATGCCGCACAGCGTCGTCATCGCATCACATCGCCCTTTCTAGTCGCGACACACCCTTTTCCTTCGTCACGATCAGCGTGCGCTCGAACGCCTCTGCAAGGTCCGGATCGTGCGAGATCAGAAAGATGCTTTCGCGTTCTTTGCGCAGGGCCTGAAGCAACTCGACCACGCGCTGACGCCCCTCGCCGTCGAGCCCGTCGAGGCATTCATCAAGGCACAGAATGTTGACATGCGACCCCTCGCGCGTCCTGACCAGATCCATCAGCGCGAAGTTCGTCGCGACTTCCATTTTCTTCCACTGCCCGCCGCTTGGCGGATAGCCGTCAATCCCCTCGATCGACCACGTGATCCCGATTTCGTCGCGCAGCTCGCCGCCCTTCAGCTCGCGCTGCGTGCTGAAGTTGATCGAGATGTCCCCGCCCGCGAGCGTGAGCAAGTAGTGATTTGCCCGGTCGGTCAGAAGTGGCATGACCGTGTCGGGCGCGAACGAGGGGATCCCCGTCGGCCCGAAGCCACGCGCCCAAAACGCGAGGTGTTCGAGGTCGGTCGCGAGCGCAGCGGCCCGCGCCTTCGCTTGCTTGCGCTCGGCCTTCAGCTCGCGCACCTTGCGCTTCGCCTTCACATATGGGGCAAGGTGTGGATTCGGCGCATCCTTCAGCACACGCGCCTCGTCGGCCTTCTCGCGCGACCGGGCCACAAGCTCGCGTACGCGGTCTTTGGACGTCTCGACCGCTGCGAGCTCTGCCGTCAGGCGCGCACGACGCTCGCCCGTGCGGCGCTGGCTCTCTTCGGCCTCGCTGACGGCCCGGTCCGCGGCTTGCTCGGCCCGTAGCGCCTCCTGCTCGGCCGCCTCTGCCTTCCGCAGCTCGGCCGTGAGCGCCTCGCCCCGCGCGACGAGCTCGGCCTTGTGGGCGGCCGCATGGCCCTTCGACAGGTCACCTGTGCAAACGGGGCACCTGTCGCCCGTCAGGCGCGCCAGCGACTGCATGTGCGTCCGCAGCTCGGCCGCCGTGTTCGCCTTCGCCTGCCCCGCGGCCCGCGTCGCTGCGCGCTTCGTGCTGCGCGCTTCGATGGCGCTGGCGACGGTCCGCTTGCCCGCGAGCCCGAATGAGTCGATCAGCGTGAGCTCGTCGCGCTTGGCTTGCGCGTCGATGTCGCTCGCCACCGACTTCGCCTTGTCCGCGAGCTCTCGCGCGTCCGCGGTCAGCCGTGCGACACGCTGCGCAACCTCGTCGGCGTGCCCGTCCCGACTCGCGCGCAGGCCGTCGAGGTCGTGATCGTCGATGCGCTGCGTCAGGCGCGCGATGTCCGCGAGCGCAGCGGCGTGCTCTTTCTCGGCTGTGAGCCGGCGCTTCTTTGCTTCGACGTGACACAGCTCGAAGACGCCCGTGCCAAGAATGCGATGCAAGATGCCCTTGCGATCGGCGTCCTTCGTCGTCGGATACACGAACCGGTCGCGGTCGCCCTGACCGTAGAGAACCGTATTCTTGAAGCCGTGCCAGTCGACCCCGATCAGCGCATTGATCGCACGCTGCAGGTCGCCCTTCGAAGCGCTGACCTGCTCGCCGTTCTTTTCGAGATGCAGCTTCGGCGCTTGCTTCCAGCGCTCACGCACCACGCTGTACGCGTCCGAGCCGTCGACGATGTTCACGACCACGCGCGCCGACTTCGTGCCGCGACGAATCACCTTGTCGCCCGGTTCGCCGTCGATGGCCTCGCCGTACAGACCCCATCCGAGCGCCTTGAACAGGCCCGACTTGCACGCGCCGTTGCTCGTCGCCGCTTCGGTGTCTCGGTTGTCACCGATGACGAACACGAGCCCTTGCTTCGCGAGCGTCCAGTCGAACGACTCGAAGCCGGCGAAGTTCTCGGCTTGCACGCTAACTAGCCTCGCCATTCGCCCTCGACTGCTGTGAAGATGTCGCGACCAAGCCGCTTGAGCGCCTTGCGATCGAGCCCGCTCGTGTCGACCTCGACCGCGTCGACGTAGCCGGGCACCATCTGCCGCGGTGTCAGCACGCCCGAGCCCGTCGCGCTGATGTCGGCCGCTGCCAAGCGCGACACGTGGTGATACACAGGCTCGTGTATCCAGCTGGCGCGCAGGCCCTTGCTGATGAGCTCGTCGACATAGCGCTGCGCTGCGAGCTGTCGCTTCACGAGTTTCGCGTGCGTGCAGCGCAAGAGCACGCGCACGTAGTCGCCGTGCCGTGCCTTGAGCCCGTCGCCGTCACCCAAGCGCACCGTGTGGAAGCGCGGCGCACCGCCGTCGACGAAAGCTTCTTTGCGCCCCGACTCGTTCCACTCGTAGATCCAAAACCCCGCGGCGCGCCCGACGTCGTCGTAGCGATGATGCATCGGGGCCCCGAGGTAGCGCCCATTGCGCTTGCGCCCGAACGTTTGCGGGTCGTGGAAGTGCCCTGACAGCACGTAGTCGAACCGCTCGCACAGCTCGGTCGCTTCGAGCCCCTGACCGTCTTCGCATGTCCAGCCGCCATGTGTGCAGCCCACGATCGAGTTATGCATCAAGAGCACGTTCGTGCCCGCGCCCGGCTTCATCGCTTCAAGCGCTGCGCGCGTGCGTTCGAGCGGGCTAAATTCCATCGGCCAAAACGTCAGCCACTCGCGCGGGCTATACGGTTCGCCCGTGCGCATGTAGTTGCAACGCTCGATCACGCTCAGCGCCTCGACCGTGAAGCGCTCGCCCCGCGTGTTCACGCCGTCATGATTGCCCGGCACGATGTACACAGGCGCTGGCGCGTCCGCCATGATGTGACACGTCTCGGCCAGCGTGATCGCATCGGTGCGCGAGTGATCGAACAGGTCGCCCTGCACGTAGATCGCTTCGCACCGGGCGCGTTCAGCTGCCACGTACACGCGCCGCCACATCTTCAGCTGATCGGCGAGCCGGTCGGTCACACCACGCTTGTCCGACTGCTTGGCATGGGGCAGCGAGTTGCTCATGTGGATGTCGCTGATGTGCAGCGACCGATACGCGCTCATGCTGCGAGCTCCCATCCCATGCGCTTGTAGAAGAGCTCGACGAGCTTGGCGCGAAGCTTCGGCCGTGCGCGTAGCGCCCGCGCTGCGCCCGCGTAGCCCGTCCCGAGCTCGACCTTCCCGATCGTCAGCGCGCCCTTCTTGCGTTTCTTCACGAGGCCCATGTCTTCGAGCTGCACCACGAGGCTGTGCTCGTAGTCAATGCCGCGATTCCAGTAGATCGCGAACTTCGCTTTTTTGAACGGCGGCCCGACCTGATTCTTCTTGCACTCTGTCTCGATCGAGCTGCCGATCTTGCTCTTCTCGCCGTCCTTCTCGGTGCCCGTGCGCGTCACGTACACGATCAGACTGGCGTAGAACCGCGGCGCGTTGCCGCCCGCCATCTCTTCGTCTGACCCAAACATCACGTTCATCTTCTTGCGCACCTGCGAGACGAACACGAGTGCGACGTGTTCGGTTTCCAGCGCCTCGACAATCGATGGCAGCTCTTCAGACCAGATCCGCGCTTCAGCCGGATAGCGCTTCTTGCCCGTCGGCGTTTCCAGCGTCTCGAACGCCTTGCACGCGTTCAGGCTGTCGACGATGATCACGAACGGCACTGCGACCTTCGTCTTCTTGCGGATCTCTCGCGCGCGCCGAATCGTCGCCTTGATGATCTCGATCACCGCTTCGAGCGTCTTGCACGTCGGCAACGCGAGCCGCCCGAGATCGACCCCGAGCTTCTGCGCATAGTCCGGATCGAGCTTGTGCTCTTTGTCGATGTACACAGCGATCCCGCCCCTGCGCTGCGCTTCGGCGCACAGGTGCAGCCCGATCGTCGTTTTGCCCGACCCTTCCTTGCCGTGCAGAATCGAAATGCGCGACAGCGGGAAACCTCCCCGGCTGATGGCTGCGTCGAGCGTCGCGCTGTGCGTCGACAACACGCCACGAACGCGCTTGCTGAACGCCTTGTCGCCCAACATGCGCACAGCCCCGGGCGCTGTGCTCGCGACTTCCTTGTCGCCAGCCATGCCGGCGAGGAAGTCCGCGACGATGTCGCTCGGGGATTCGAGCCGAGCCTTGCGCTTCGTCGGCTTCTTCTTCGTGGTCGTTTTCGCCATAAGCAAAGGGGCCGCCCGCACTGGCTCGGCCCCTTTCTCCCTTCGGTGGTTACGTCAGCGAGGCACTGCGACTACCTACTTCTTCGAGCCCTTCTTCGCGGACTTCTTGTCAGCTTTCTTGCTGCCACTGCTCGCGGCCTTCTTGTCGACGGCCTTCTTGTCGGCTTTCTTCTTGTCCACTTTCTTCGCGCCCTTCTTGCCCTTCTTGGGCTCGTCGTCTTCGTCTTCGTCGTCGTCTTCGTCCAGGCCCGCGATCGCTTCGTCGAGATCGTCGAGGCCCAAGTCGTCATCTTCGTCGTCGGACTTTTTCTTGCCCTTCGACTTTGACTTGTCGTCGCCCTTGCTCGACTTGGCGGCCTTGCCCGGCTTGCTCGGCGCGCCCTTCGCACCCTTCTTGGGCTCGTCGTCTTCGTCGGCCTCGTCGTCGTCTTCGTCGTCTTCGTCGACATCTTCGTCGTCGTCTTCGTCGTCGTCTTCGTCGTCGGCCTTCTTGCTGCTCTTGCCCTTCGGCTTCGGCTTCGACTTGGCGCCCTTCTTGCCCTTCGGCTCGTCGTCGGCGTCTTCGTCGTCGTCTTCGTCGTCGGCGTCTTCGTCGTCGTCGCCGTCTTCGTCGTCGTCGTCGTCGGCCGCCTTCTTGCTCTTGCCCTTCGTCGGCTTGGCGGCGGCCTTCTTGCCCTTCTTGGGCTCGTCGTCGTCGTCTTCGTCGTCGGCGTCTTCGTCGTCTTCGTCGTCTTCGTCGGCCTCGTCGTCGCCGTCTTCGTCGTCATCTTCGTCGTCGTCTTCGTCGCGCGACGACTTCTTGCCTTTGGCGCCCTTCTTGCCCTTCGGCTCGTCGTCTTCGTCGTCATCGTCATCGTCTTCGTCGTCGTCTTCGTCGTCGAGCTCGTCTTCGTCGTCGCGCTCGTCTTCCTCGTCGTCGTCGACCTTCTTACCCTTGCTGCCCTTGGCGCCTTTTCCCATGCGAGACTTTCCCTTTCCGCTATCGTCGTCGTCCGCGTCGTCATCGACTTCGACGCCCTTGATGATCGCGGTCACCTCGTCGGGTGACTTGATCATGTTGCCCACCACGCGAAACAGGTCGCAGTCGCCGCCCTCTGCCATCGCCTTCGCGATCGCTGCGCGCGTTGCCTTCGGCAGCTTGCGAGGCGACTTCGCCGTTTCCTGATCGACCTTCACGTCGTACTTGGTCTGACGGCCCTTGCCGCCCTTGATGACACGAATCAGCACCGCGGCCCGCGGGTCGCTGATGTCACCGTTGTCGAAAAAGCACTCCATGATCCCGTCGAAGATCTGCTTGCCGACCATGGCGACAAGCGGCTCGCCCTGCTTGTCGTGCTCTTGCCAGTCGCTCGATGACTTCTTCCGGAAGCCGAGCGGCGTCACGCCCCACAGGTATTTTGTTTGCGGGCGAGACTCGTCGGCCTCTTCGTCTGAAAACGTCTTTCCACCGTCGAGCGCGCGCTTCATCGGGCACTTGCCCGTCAGCTGCACCTTGCGCTTTTCGAGCACCTTGACGACGAACGGGTGTTCGATGATGGGATTCGTCTCAGGATCGAGCCCGACCACCATGCGGTTATTCTTGCCGACGCCGTAGTGCACAGTGACCGGGGCGTAGTTCTTGCCCTTCGTCAGCTCGTGCTTGTCGTTGTCGCGACAGGGTGGGTGGACGTACAGCAGCGTCTCGCCGATCTCGAAATTCAGATACTCGCCGCCGCCGCGCTGTTGCTCTTCGTAGCCCTTGCGCATCGCGCCCATGTCAACGCCACTGCCATCACCACGTGCCATAGGATTACCTCTTGTCTTTGTTGTTGCGGCGCTTGCCGTTGTTGATCTCTTGCATGCGGCGCTCACGTTCATCGGACGACGAGCGCCGCACGTCACGCGATGGTGAAACTACTTCGTCGTCATCGCGGTCGCTGCCTTTGCCCGATAGATTCCAGCCGCGGCGCCCTTCGCGCGGTGTCTCGGGTGTCGTCATGCCCTGCGCACCGAGCTCTGAACGCACTTTCGCGCCCCTGCTCTGCAGCTGGTTCGCCTTCTTGTCGAACGCGCGCACCATGGCCTCGCACAGGGCGAGGTTTTTCTCTGCCATGGCAATCGCGTCTTTGTGCTTGATGAAGCCGTCAGACACCTCGACAGCGTTCTTGACCTTCCACTCGGGCAGCTTCGGATCCTTGGCTAGGACGTCGCGCGTCGTCTCAGCGCGATAGCGCCGATACCACGCGTCGACCTTCGTCAGCTCGGCCTCTGCGTCGGCTGCGACCGCGCCCCAATACGCGAGCTGCGCAGCGACCCGATCCATGTCGCTCGACAGGTCGACGCTGATCGGAAGCTCGGCCCCTTCGCCCAAGATGTGCACTTCGACAGACGTGCCCATCACCTTGATCTTCTGGCGCGCGAAGCGCTCTGCGTATTCGGGTTCTGCGCTCATTTGCGGCCCTTCTTCTTTTTCTTCTTGGGCGCTGGCGCTTCAGCTGCCGCGGCAGCTTCGGCTTCTTTGCGCTTGGCCTCGCGCTTCTTGAGAACGATATTCAGCCGGCGCTTGGCCTGATCGCTCGTTCGGAACGTGACCCGATACGTCTCGCCGTATCGGGTCGGCTTGCCGTCGTTGATCACCGGACTCTCGACCACGCGGCCCGGAAACGTCTTTCGATCGAAGCTGCCGAAGCCCGACACCCGCACCTGTTCACCTGCCTTGATGAACTGAAAGACGGCCTCGAACACGTCAGAAACCACTTCGGCCTTTATGCCAGCCGCTTTCGCAATATCTCGGATGCCTGCCATGTCTCTTCTCCCTTGTATCTACGTGCTGACGGTCCATTCCGCTGACTGTCGCTTCAACACGCGCACTTTTCCCCCACTAAAGAAGTACGCGAGCCCCCGTTCTGAGTCTGTAGACCGTTCGAGCGGCATCGACAGAAGCCGCCCTCGTTTCACGATCTTGCGGATCGTGTGCCAGTAAGACGCGAACGCGATCACGTTGCAGAAACCGCGCTCACCGAGCAGGCCGAAAAATGCCATCAGCTCGCCCCTCGAATCGTATTTCAGACGCACATGCGTCACGACGCCCGTGAAGATCCCCGACCCGCTGCGCAGTAGCCGGGCGTTGAAGCGCCGCTTTCGTGCCTGCTCGGGGCTCGTCCAGCCGTAATCCGCTGCAGGGTGGCCACCTGCCACCAGCCTTTGCCAGAAGCCGAGCTCGACCCCGTCACGCACCGCGAGCCGGTAACGTTCGAGGTCGATCGCGAAATGCGCTTTCAGCCGGTTGTATTTCGCGTCGACCGTGGCGTGAACGATGATCGGCGTGCCCGATGGCGCCTCGATCAGTTCGTGATGATCCTCGAAGATGTCGAAGTCGAAGCGCACGCGGAACGCCTCGCCGCTGTCGCACTCAAGATTCACGTTCGCGTACCTCGCGCCCCAAAACATCTGCTTGCGCTCGCGCTCTGTCGGCAAGTCGCCCGTGTGGAAGTCGCCGACTTGCTGCACGCGCGCGTCGATCATGAGCCCGGCCACGTACACCGATTCATTGTCGAGCTCGGCCATCGACGTCGCGTCAATGCGCGCTAGCTCGACGCCCACGTGTTCGGCCATGAACGAGCGGTATGCGTCGAGCGGATGATCGCCGAACGCCAGCGGGTTGACCTTCGCTGCGACGAGCATGCGCTCTTCGGCCGTGTAGTCTTTGGCCTTCTTCGCGCGATCCCAAAACTCGTAAATCGCTTCGCGCTTCTTGCGCTTCTTCGCAAGCGCCTTCCACAGCTCGTCAAGGTGCTCTTCGAAGAATTTCTGATTCGGGATCAGGCCCTCGAACGCGCCCGCCTTGATGAGTGTCACGACCACACCGCGATTGCACTTGCGTCGGTCGATGCGCTGCGCGAAGTCGAGGAAACTGCGGAACGGCTGATGTTCCATCACCGTCGCCGCTGCGCCCTTGCCGACCCCTTTGATGTCGCTCAGCGACCCGCGGATATGCCCGTCAGGATCGATGCTGAATACGTCTTTGCTGAGCGACACGTGAGGGGGAAGAATCGAGATGCCCGCGCGCTTGGCCTCTTTCGCGAGCGCCTTCAGGTGTGGCCGATCGTCTTCGTTGCGCATCAGCGCCCAAAAGAATTCTGTCAGGTAGTACACCTTCAGGTACTGACACCAATAGGCGATCGTTGCGTACGCCGTGGCATGGCTCTTGTTGAAGCCGTACGCGCCGAACGCCTCAATCGCACCGAAGAGCTTCGTCGCAAGCTTCGGTGCAATGCCATGCAGCGATCCGCAGCCAGCCACGAAGTCAGGGCGCGCGACCTTGAGCTCTTCAGCCTTCTTCTTGCCGATGGCCTTGCGCAGCTCGTCGGCTCGGCCCGGCGTGAAGCCGGCGAGCTCTGTAAAGATCTTGATCACGTGTTCTTGGTACACGATGATCCCGAGCGTCTCTGCGCAGATCTTGTTGACGATCGGGTGGTAGTCGACCTCGTCGCGCTTGCTCGGATCCTTCTTGCGCACGAGGTAGCGCTCAGCGAGGCCCGAGCGTGTCGCGCCCGGGCGATTGAGCGCTGTCATCGCTGCGATGTCTTCGAAGTCTTCGAACACGACCCCGTCGCAGATCTTGTACGCGCTCGGGGTGTCGTACTGAAACACGCCCGAGAAGTCGTGCGCCGTGAAGCGTTCGAGCACCTTCGGATCGTTCATCTCGATCCGTTCCATGTCGAGCGAGACGCCGTGTCGCTCACGCACCGCGTTCACGCAGTCGCGGATCACGGTCAACGTCTTGAGCCCGAGCACATCGAGCTTCACGAGCCCGACCGATGCGATCTCGTTCATGTCGATCGCCGACACGACGACCTTCTCGCCCTTGTGGTTGCGGATTTCGAGCGGGATCAGATCGGTCAGTGGCTTCGGGCTAACGACCACGCCCGCGGCATGGATGCCGAGCGTCTTGGCCATGCCTTCGAGAAGCTTCGCGTACTGCTTGACCTTCGGGTATCGCGCGTCGAAGCGTTTGCACGCCTCGAACTCGTCGAAGCTCTTTTCGAGCGTGCGGAACTCGTCGGGGTGCCCGTCGGGCAGCTCCATGATCGAAGGCGAAACCGCGTTCACTTCGGGCAGCGGCACGCCGATCACACGCGCGACGTCGCGCAAGACGCTTTTGCCCGACAGCCGGCCAACCGTTGCGATCTGACACACCTTGTCACGCCCGTACTTGCCGACCAAGTAGTCGATCACCTCGCGCCGACGCGAGTCTTCGAAGTCCATGTCGATGTCGGGCAAGTCGTGGCGGTCCGGATTGATGAAGCGCTCGAACAGTAGGCCATGCTCGATCGGGTCGATCCCTGTGATGCCGAGCAGGTACGCGACGAGCGATCCGCCCGCGCTGCCACGGCCCGGCCCGCAGAAGATGCCCTCGCCCCGCGCGAACTTATACAGGTCGCGCACGACCAGAAAGTAAGGGATCAGCTTCTGACGCTTGAGCGCTGCGAGCTCGACCTTCAGGCGCTCGATGTAGCGCCCGAGCGCGTCGCCCGTGCGCACGCCGTGCTTGTGCGCGTACGAACGAGCGCGCGCAGGGATGGCGCGCCACGTCCAGCCGTCGAGGCACAGATCCTTCAGAAACTTGAACTCGTCGCCCTCGTACTTCTTCGGCATGCCAGGATTCGGCAAGAGCGCGCGCAGGTAGTCGATCTCGATCTTGACGTCGCTTCGTTCAGCGAGCTCGACCGTGGAATTCAGCGCCTCGCGGATGTGCGACTTGCGCAGGTAGCCATGATGGCGCTCGAACGCGTCGCGCATTTGCCGACGCGTGCGAAAGTAGAATTCGTCACCGTCGAACCGGAAGCGGTCAGCGTCGTCGACCTTCGCGCCCGTGCCAATGCAGAGCATGACGTCGTGCGCTTCGGCATCTTCCTTGCGCACGTAGTGGGCATCTTGCGTCGCGAGAAGCTTGCCGCCCGTGCGGTCGCGCAACGTCAGCTCGAACTCATTCACACGCGCTTGATCCGCGATCGCGTGCGGCTGTATCTCGTGGTACAGCCGATCGCCGTAGGCTTCGCGCAGCCGGTCGACATAGGCGAACGCGTCGCGCCTGCGCCCCTGCAAAAACCAGTCATGCGCAGGCCCATTCATGCAGCCGGTGCTGATGGCCAGGCCTTCGCTGTATTCGCACAGCGCGTCGAGGTCGACCCGCGGCTTGTAGTAGAACCCGTCGACAAACGCCTTCGAGCTCAGGCGCTGCAGGTTCAACATGCCCTCTTGCGTGAGCGCCCAACACGTCGTGTGCCAGCGGTCGCGGATGCCCTCGCGCTCTTCGTACGCCTTGAGCGTCGAGCGTCGGTCGTTCTTCTTGACCCCGGTCAGGATCGTCGCCTTCTCGTCGTCGGTCACACCCTTGCGGTGCATGTCGCGCGACACGTAGAATTCGATCCCGTAGATGGGCTTGACCCCGCCTTGCTTCTCGCATTCCTTGCGAAGCTGCAAGTAGCCACGCATCGAGCCGTGTTCAGTGAAAGCCAGTGCGGGGTTACCGCGTTCCTTCGCTGTCTTGACGTAGTCAGAGATCAAGCCGCAGCCGTCGAGCTGCGACATGTCACTGTGCGTGTGCAGATGCACGAAGTCTTCGGTAGGTTTGTCACTTGCCACGTTTGTGCAGCTCCAAGTGATATCGACACACGGCCTTGAAGGCCTCGTCGAAATCGCGGTCGAGAATCCACAGGATGTATTTTCGCCCTCGCGGGATCGTCACGATCTCCGACAGGCGCTTGCCGTGAAACTGCTTGCCGAAGAGCAAAAGCGCGTCTTTGCCATCAGCGCTGATCTTGAATTGCTTGCTCGGCTTCGCGCCCGTGATCACCGGGGGTTCGATCGGTGGCACTTGCTTGCGACGCACGCGACTCGGCATCCCGTCGATCGGCTCGCCCTGCAACCACCGACGCACTTCTTCAAGCGTTGGCACGGTTGAGCCCCTCGACCACGTCGCGGATGACACGCGTCACCGTGACGCCTTCATCCCAACACGCCACGCGCCCGATCGGCCTGACCTTCGGATTCCAGACGGGTCGATCTTGCAGCTCGACAAGCTTGCCGGCCCCCATCACGAGGGGCCCGTCGACGTGCCAGCCTTCGGGGAAAAGATAGTTCAAGTCACTCGTCACAGAGTCCTCTGCGATCGCCCCGCTAAACTCGCACACGTAACCGCTTTCCTCGCCATGGTACAGCCTGTGAATCGCGTTGCCGGGCGTGTGTGGGGTGTAGACGACATCCCAGCGCAGAAAGCGCAGCTTGCTCGCGCGCACGGGCAGCATGTTCAGCGTGACAGCCATGGCGCCTTCGTGCCTCACAAGACGCGATTCCCATAGCGGCACGGTTTCGAGAATGAGATCGGCCGTGGCTGCGAGCGGCCCGACGTCGCGCGCGACTTCCAGGCCCGTCGAAAGACGCTTCACGAAGTCGCGCCAGTCGAACGACACCGCATAGCGCTTCGACGTCACCTCGGGATCCGAGAGCCCGAGCGTGCCTTCGGGCATCGCCGTCAGGCGCGTCTTGCGCCAATGCGCATGATGCACAGCGTCGCTGACCTTCCGAGGGCAGCTCACGACCTGTGAGCCCTGCAGAAGCCCCGCCTTGAGCGTGTACTCACCGTAAACCACACCGAGCGCGTCAAGCAGCGTGAGCACTTCCTGCGAGCGTTCGAGGTACTTGTGCGCTGGCGACAGCGCTGACTGTCCGAGCGGGCCCCGCTCGACAAGCACGACCGAGTGCCCGCGCGCACGACACAGGTGCGCAGCGATCAGGCCCGTGACGTCGCCGCCGTTGACACAGACGCGCATTACGCGCCCCTCAACGAAACAGGCCGTCGAGCCGGCGCACGCGAGAGATCGGCCAAGAGCTCGACGCACGCCACCGGACACGACGACCGACGCCTAGGCCAGGGCCTTCGGCACGCGGATAATACCCTTGTTGAGTGCACGCGCAATCACCTCCGCTGCAAGCGAAGCCCCTTCTTTGCCGACCTGACATGTACGCGAGAGAAACCGCCCCTCGACGAAGTCAGCGGGCACGACCTTCTTGACCCCTTGCGCTGGCAAGAGTGATTCGAGCGTCGCCCGGTCAAACGGGAAACGAAACTGCAGGCTGTGCGAGCGCACACCGAGCACGATGTTTGCGAGGGGCCTGCGCGAAAGCCGCTTGCGGTTGCCCTTCGGTCCGCGGCTCATCGTCTTGATGTACAACGTCACGCACCGCGATGTTTCGACGCGATCAATCACGAACAGATCGCCCACACTTGCACTGTCTTGATTGAGCGCGTAGGGGTGCGAGCGCGCGACACGTCGCAGGCGCAACACAAACCAGTCGAGCAGCTTCAACGTCGCGCCCATGTCGTCGCGAGCCTTCTCGCGCAGCGCAGCGACCGCGAACTTCCGGGCCTTGACGAGTGCTGCTACGCTCTTCGCTTTGGATTCCTCGCTGCGATTTTTGATCTTGCGCGGCTTCTTCGGGATCTCTTCGTCGGGGTGGCGAATCGTGATTCGCCCGTTGCGGATCCCATACCGGTCGATCGCGCGCACAAGGCGCAGCTGAAAATCTTCGCTGTCCCCAACCGCGAACGCGTACACCCGGCGCTTGCCGTCGGGGTCGCGCACCTTGCGCAGCTTGAGCAGGTCGCGTGCCTTGTATCCCTTCACGCGCACGAGGCGCTGCAGCGCCACGCACCTGTCACGGTAGACACAGGGCATGCGCTCGTCGGCCGTGCGTGCGTGCGGGCGCCCGTCGCACTCGGGATTGCCCCGATCGTACTTGCGCAGGCAAACGGGCAGCTTCCGCCCATGGTCGACAGTTACTTCGGTCACCGGTTGTTGTTCAGCCTCCGTAGGGCCGAACTATCGACAAATCCCCGAGGTCGCTGAATTCTTCCGCTGCGAGCAGTTCTAAGGCCTTCTCGCGGATGCGACGAAGGGCCCAATCGACTTCGTTTTTCGACAGGCGCAAATGCTTGCCGATCATCGGGATCGTCGGCTCGGTCGCGAGCTCGTCAAGCATGAGCATGCGCAGGGGCCTCGGGGGATCGTACTTACAGCGCAGCACTTCGAGGTCACGGGGTGCGAGCGCCGCTTCGAGCGCAGCCATGAACGCGACCGAAGCGCGGCGC